GACTATGTAAAAGGTACTGTCGCTGACTTCAAAGAAGTTGTGACCAATTACCCGAATGTCCTAATTTGGACTGGCGTAATTGTCCTGTTAGTAACTTGGATTGTATAAATATAAGTAAACTAACATAGGTTCCCCCTGCCATGCAGAAATTCAAAGCGCATATAAATGAGACAACTTTCCTTTTCGAGGAGGCGGAATCGCTCCTTGAAAAGTTGATCACGTTTGGTGGAGAAGCGTATCCTCGTTTTGGAAACATTGTCTTCATGGCGGGGGGAGCGGGTTCCGGTAAAGGATTCGTTCTCTCTAACCTCGTAGGTATCGAAGGGAAGACTCTGGATGTCGATGAACTTAAAACTCTCGCGTCCAGAGCCCCTAGCATTCGTGCAAGAGTTCAGAAAGAACTTGGTGTTGATCTTGCTGACCTTGCAGCGAACCTAAAGAATCCTGAGAACGTATCGAAACTTCACGATATCATGGGTGACTATTTGGATCTGGACAACCGGAAACAGAAGGCACTCTTTCGTGGAGTTTTGTTACAACCCAAAGACAAGAAACCCAACATCATCTTTGATACCACACTCAAAGACCTACCCAAACTGGAAAGACTCACCCGTCAGGCCGCAAGTCTTGGATACGATAAGGAGAACATCCATATCGTCTGGGTTGTCAACGACATCGAAGTTGCAAAATCTCAAAACCAGGCACGTTCACGTCGAGTCCCATCTGAGATCCTAGTCAACACTCACCGTGGTGCCGCCAATACAATGGGTGACATCATCAACATGGGTAAAAAGTTGAAGAGGTACATGGACGGAGATATCGTCTTTGCGTTCAACAAGGTTGGGGTGGATGCGAACCTCGCAAAGTCTGGAAGGGGTGGATCCTACGTCAAGGACGCAAATTACTTCTACGTCAAGAAGAAGGGTCAACCACCCACGTCAGTTGCGGATCTGGATAAAGAGATTCGTCGTAAGATTAAAGACTACGTACCCGCAGGCGTAGACTGGAATTAATACGCAGTGATGGTTCTACGGAACCCATCATAGTGCACGGGTCTTCCCATCAACATTGTTCTATCCGTCTCTGCTCTTGCGGAGAAAGACTTCTGGATCTGAGGTTCTAGGTCCAGTTGATTGTGGCGGTCAGAATATCTCAATGGATCGTGTCCCTGATATGAGATGTCCATGATCTCAAAGTTGGGTTGACAGTAAGGCGCCCACTCTTCTTTGATATCATTACTGGTAAAACTAGTATCTGCATATTTCTTAGGCACACCCGCAAACACCACCGCATCATACAACAGTTCACCTTCACCCAAAGGTTCTTGTAGAACCGTAGACTCACTACCATACTTGTACTGTTTGTTTGCGGGAGTTGTCTGTACACCTGTTGCATCATACATGTACTTAACCACACCCCTGTTACGTTCAGCGGGTGGTAACAAGACAGTCATGTCGAACCCGTAGTCGTAGAATTTTTGGAAGACCGGAATCATCTGGTAACTCAATTCCATTGGGGCAGCGTGACTTTGATTGCGAACTTCGATAGGAATCTGATCGTGTTTCGCAACCTCTTCCATAGATGCAACCCACTCGTTGGTTTCGTTTTCGTTGTAGTAACCCACGAACAGAACGTTCCTGTATCCACGTCCGGCGATGATGTTGCACACCAATGGAATTCTAGTCATGATAGACGGTGTGGGATCTACGTTATTCTTTCGAACAACCAGATTGCGGTTTACCCCATTTCTATACGTGGCGAACGCTTCGTCCATGAGTAAACGTAGTTCGTTTCTCGTTTGTCTGTGGACCGTCTTACCCTGATAGAGTTCATTCTCACGGGTAGTCACGATGACTTCATTGATGTCTTGATAGTTCATTTAGTTAACCCTTGTAGATACCTTGGATGTAGTCTTCGAACTGTTCTATCTTATCTAGTCTGTTCGGCCACAATATATATTCCTTCTCAGGGTTCTGTTTCAGATTGTTCAGTAGCGGTTGAATTGCATTGAACAACTTGTCTAGTTTCTCCTGAGTGGAGATGACCGCAGTTGTATTCAACTGATTGGTCTGTTGTGCCTGTTGCACAACTTCGAGTTCATCCTCATTTGCGAATGTGAACCCAAAATCGAATAACTCTTCACTCATATTTATACCTTTTCCTAATGGCGCTTTTCTTATATTTATATGAAAAAAAGACTTGACAATTCCTGCGGGGTGTTGTATTATAAACAAGTAATTGAGAGAAAAGTGAGGTTTGAAATGATTCTGATTCCTAACATTAATGAGTTCGAAGGTATGATTCCGGTTGGATATAACTTGGTTGTCTACGAGGCAAAAGAAGATCCTATGGATGGATTTGTCCTGTACGGTTTTGATGAGATTGGTCTCTATGACAACAATTTCAAGGTTCCTGCTTACGCTATGGTGGAGTTTCAATAATGATTAAAATGTTTAAGGAAAATTTTGATAGAGGTGCGGAGAAGGGTAACTTCGCCATCAAATTCGAAAACGGATTCACCGTATCCCTTGCGATGGGTGATGGTATGTACTCTACGGGTACTTTCTCCGGAGGGTTCGCTTCGGTGGAAGTGGCCGCATGGGACGCAAATGGTGATTGGGTTCCATTGGTTGAAGGTGAGAATGTCGAGGGTTGGGTCAGTCCCAATGGTGTCCTTGAGATTATGAATCGGGTTGCAGCGATGCAACCCATTGATTCGCAAGGAAAAGAAAATTAACTTTTTTTCAAAAAAAGTGTTGACATTTCTTGCAGAGGACTGTATAGTATACAGGTAAGATTGAGAAAGAGAGAGATTCCTATGTTCCGTATTCCCCATTTCCACCAGATCGAAGAGATGTCGTTTGACGAAGCTGTTCAGATCATGAAGTCCCGTGCCAAGGGTGACCTCCTTGCGGGTCTCCAGTCGATGGACGTTCTCTGGAGCGACTACGTTGCCCTGCCCGGCGATGAGCAGGACGATGATGAGTTCTTCTCCAACTGGTGTTACGAAGTCAACGCCTACAACGTGGTCGTTGAAAACATGCGCCCCCTGTTCGCTTAAGGAGATTTGATTATGCAAGTTGCAGTTATTCACACCGCATTCGAGGATACGCCTCGGACAGTTGCACTGGTTGAGGTTGGTGACCTAGAGGGTACAGAAGCCCTTGAGTATGCATATCGTTGGACTAACAACGTTATGGGTTCTTGGAGTCGGACTGACATCGAAGACAATGGTGATTTCAATCCCAACGTTACTGTTATGGCTCCTCTACACGAAGGTGGTATGGGTCTTCGGTCTACATCTATGGGTGACCAGATGCTTCTTGGTAACAAGAAGTTCAAGGTCGCTGCGATTGGTTTTGAGGAGATTGCGTAATGCGAGTTATTGATACTAGTGGTCCTGATGGGAATGCGTTCGTTTTGATGGGTTATGCAAAAAGGTTTGGTAGACAACTTGGTTGGAGTCGGGAAAAGATCGACACCCTCATCAAAGAGATGATGTCCGGTGATTACGATAACCTGACTGCAACATTCGAAGAGGCCTTCGAGGGTATCGTCGAACTAGTATGACCATGCATTTGATGGGTCATGCGTACTCAACCCTAAATACACGTAAGAAGAAACGCAAGATCACCAAGGCGAAACTCGCACGGTGGGAGACGGAACTTCGAGAGTACAACAAGTTGATGAAACGTTGTGGTAGTCCTAAGTTGACTCTGGAACAGTACATCGACAAGGTGCACGGTAAGGTTGAGACCAAGCGAGAGTTTGTCCCTATGGAACGCAAGGAGAGTCTCTTCCAGAGACAATCGCGGGAACATAGGGAGAAGTACCCTAGTCACGATACCATGTCTGGTTCGACGCCTAAGAAAGAACCACAACGGTATACAGGGACTCTGGTGAAGGGTATCGCAACCATGCACAAGTCCAATGCGGTTCCGGTCATAGACTCGAAACAGGCCACAGAAATCTCCAAGATGGGGAAATGATGGGGTTGTCACCTAATAGACACGCGAGGGACCACGGTAAGTCCCTCAACTTTTTTCTAAGTCCTTGATTTCCCTAAACTTATTTTTGAAAAAAGTTCTTGACATTTCTTGCCCGATACCCTATAATGTATATGTAAGATTGAGAAAGAGAGGTCGTTATGCAATACATCGTGAAAACTCTAGACGGTAAACCCATGGCGGGTTTATTCACTCCCATTTATTCTCTTCAGAAGGCTCGGGATTACGCCCGTTCCATCTGTTTCACCGCCCAGTTGCCAGATATCAAATCTGTCAACATCTTTTCTTTCGATGGTGAGGAACAAGTCCTCGTGGAGGTAGTGTAATGAACGCTGAAGATATCGTTGGGTCTGGTGGTCAGACCTATGGTTATTTGGAAGAGTGTCTTAAGTTGATCGAGTGTCCGGACCATTGGAAGGGCCCTCTGTCTGGTGTTATTCACATATCCATGTTTGATGATTGTAGAGAGGCGGCCGCATACTTCTGTGGGTCTCCCCTAGAGATCGTCAAAATAGTGTCCGGTGAAAAACAGACCATTGAGGTCTTCGGACGTGGTTATTGGCAGTGCGTAGGAGCCTGAAAATATGTCAAAGGTTAAATACAACAAAGAGTCGGTTGAGAAGGCCCTCAAACAGGCGAAGGTCAAACCCAAGAATCGCAAAATTTATCACGCTTTATTGAAGGGTAGGGGTTGACAATTCCTGTTAGGGCTGATACACTGTACTTGTAGATTGATGAGAGAGGGTAGTTATGGATTGTTTCATTGAAGGTCGCATCGCTAATCAACCCGTTGTCGAGGAGTTCATCCTCAACTTGGTCAAGGAATTGGGGATGAATCGTCTCCGCAATCCTTGGATCGACGTTCAGTTTACTAACAAAGATATCGGTGCGTATGGTCTCTGCAATGGAGATAACGACTACGCAGAAATTCAAATCGCTAAGAAATGTCCGGAGACTGGTCGTAAGTTTGGGTTCATCGAAATGATGCAGACCCTTGCACACGAGATGGTTCACGCTCGACAGTTCATTCGCGGTCAACTCGACGCAGAGGGTGCGAAGGGTTGGAAGTGGAAAGGTCGTAACGCTGAGGGTTTTCAGTACGAGAACCAACCTTGGGAGAAGGAAGCGTATCGACTGGAAGGTCAGTTGTTCTTAAAATGTTTTCCGTTCGAGGCGAAGTTTACAAACTAGGGGGTCTAGATGTCATACGAAACTTGGTTAAGAGAGATGTATTTTCTCCACAATGAAGAAAGAAGAACGTGGGGAGAAAAACCAATACCGTATGAAGAATACGTGACCAAAAATTCTGAGTGGTTGGAGAGGATGTATGAAGAACAAGAAAAAAGTGTTTCGAATCAAAACTAATCCAGTCGCACGAACTATCAATAAGTTCAACAAGCCTGCTACGCATGTTGATCGTAAGAAACGTGACCGTAATGGTTACCGCAAACACAAGGGGGTTGAAGAGTGAATATATTTGGTATTGAGTATGACGATAAACGGGGTTTCAAGTTTCCTTGTGCAATAGACTCCGCACGTTCTCAATGCGATAAACATATCGTGAAGATGCCCCTTGAGTCTTGCCAGATGTTGTGTACTGTACATCGTGTACTTGATGGTGGTAACGATCACTTGTACAAGATCGCGCATCCCAAACATCCATCGACTCTCTGGACTATGGAGTCACGTGCTAACTACTATTGGCACTACCGTCACTGGCAAGAACTCTGCAAGGAGTACACGTTCCGGTATGGTAAGGTACACAAGTCTTGGGAGAAGTATGGTGAATACCTTATGTGGGCACCGCAAAACATTCCTGACTCACGGGCTTTGACCCCATTCAAACTTGCATTCAAAACACATCCTGAGTGTGTGGTTGAAGGTGATCCGGTTCAGTCCTACCGGAACTTCTACAAAACGAAACAAGAACGTTTTGAGATGAAGTGGACTAAACGTAAAATTCCAAATTGGTTCTTGACAGAGGAAGTGGATTAATGTATAATGGATTCCAGTAAACAACTTAATTCAGCAGAAAGGTATGCACTGTTTATGAAAGTTGCGAATCGTATGAACGCACAAAACCGAAAACGGCAGTCTGACCGTAGACGCCAACAAAGACTGATGAATGAGTATGATGACAATACTGTCAGCAGTCTTGACAACCGTGACGATCTGTATTGGGGAGATGAACAGAATTACATCTCATCTCACTACAGTGACTCTATATCCGTTAACCGTAACAGAGGAAACTTTGATGATGAGTATTGATATGTCCCGTGATGACATGTTATCCGCCCTACGAGAAGGTGTAGTGTCCCTATCCTTCGAGAAGGTTAAGGATGGCCTGATCCGTGAAATGAAAGCGACACTGGTGTCCGATAGGATCCCAGCCGACAAGATGCCCAAGGGTGGTTCTGTCGATCAGTCTGTCGGTGGTGACGCAACCCTTCGAGTGTTTGATACAGACATTCAAGAGTGGCGGTCCTTCCGTGTAGACAAAGTACTAACGTTCGAGACTGCGTAATGGCAAATCATGTAGAATTTAGTCTCTCTTTTCAACGCCTCACTGATGAGGCGTTGGACTTTTTGGTCGAACTGTTTGATGGGGTTGAAGACCTTCATGAAATTGAGTGTATCGATGACGTTGGTGCAAAGTGGGCGACAGTAGAGGATGCGGCGGAAGACAGGGATGGAAAAGAGTTTTTCATTCTTGGTACTGCGGCATGGAGTGCACCTTGGGGTATCCAAGACATACACACCAAACTACTGGAGTTCGCACCTGACTGTATCGGTGTGTTCTTCTACTCAGATGAGATGCCACTGTTTGCTGGTGCGTACACACTAGAACCCTATCGTGATGAAGATACGGATGAGTTGTTTTCTTCGGAAGACGGTGCACACTGGGAAGACGCTGACATCTATGACAAGTTGAAGGAGACGAACCCTGAGTTCTTTAAAGAACATGATGTGGACCCCGACTTGGATCTCTATGAGGCGCAAGACGAACACGAAGAACTCGAAGAGTTGTGGAACGATACCTGTTGGGATGTCATATCTGATCTGCAACGGGTAATGATTGAGGACAACATGAGTTATCTCTGATATAGATAGAGGTGTTATGACTAAGGGCGAAAAGGCGGCTAAAACCCGTAAGAAAAAAGAAGAGGCCATGTTACGTGCAATGGGGGTTGATCCTGAACGTAAAAAGACGAAAGTCAAACGTAAACGGAAACCCATGACACCAGAACAGAAAGCGGCGGCGGCAGAACGTCTCGCAAAGGCTCGTGAAGCAAGAGGTCATGATGGATCTGCATCTATCCACGAATCTATTCGTGATTTACCCGAAGATCATTTTATACATTGGAAGAAGGTCAAGGCGTGGATCAAGGATAGTGAACAGATGCTAAAGAGTATCAGTCATATGAAGAACTCCAACAATTGGAAGGAACGTTCTGAGTATAATGATCTCAAAACTTATATTCAAAACATGAAGTCTTATCTCAGTAATGGTGTGTGGTTAGATTTTCGTTATGGTGACAACAGACAACACAAGGTATTGCGATACTGTGTTGCCATGTCGTATCATCCTAACGGGGAACCAAACCGACAGTTCGGAGTATACTATCCCGACATCAACGCTGTGTGGACTATCGAACTACAGGATGCATGGTATGGAGAAGGCGTTGACCCAAGAGGACTCAAAGTTCCTGACAAAAAAGAACTTTTCGATGATGGTCGAGGAGACGGTGAAGAAGACGAGTCTGGGGTACTTGGATAGTATTATCCACTTGTGCGAAGAGAACAAGATTGAAGTCGAGGACGTGAAGAAGTATCTCAACGACAACATCAAACAGAAACTCGAAGTCGAGGCGATGAGTCTCAACTTCATTCCCAAGGTAAACACACTAGATGTTTAAGACCGTTCGTGTCTTATCAGAAGAACAACTCGAAGAACTCCGGAGATTTGACGCTCCGTGGGTGAACTCGCATGTGGATGACGGTTCTTCTGAAAAGAGTTACCTAGATAAGTTTAACTCGAAGAGACACGAACAGTACACCAACGTAAGGCGTGGTCACACCGCCCGCAAGAGTGTGAACAAAGTCATCCTGCACGAATGGTTCGAGGATGTCAACCAGTCCATAGAAGAAGAGACTGGTATCCCGATCACTGATTGTAACTACCTACGTTACGATGAAGGAGATTTTTTAGTACCTCACAGAGACACGTTCGATGGTTCCGAAGACTATCAGTATGTCGAGGGTGAAGGTAAAAGCAGAACACTGACCACGATTACAATGGTCAACAAGTCAGAAGACCTAGAAGGTGGCATTCTGATTATCAGACATCTGGATGATGGTCAAACGTACCATGATCTAGAGATAGGGGAGACTGTAATCTTCCCGTCAAATCTAGTCCACGAGTGTACTCTAATCACCAAAGGGTGGAGAGAGGTATATGTTGGTTGGGCTTGATTTAACTCTTGACAGGAGTATAAATACTGGTATATAATATGCATCAAGTGGATACAAATATACACTAATACAATATACGCAAATATACGGAGAAACATATGTCTTTTGCAAATCTTAAGTCCAAGTCTATGGACGTGTCTAAACTGGTCACAGCAGCAGCCGAAATGAACGGTGGTGGTACTACCGAAAAGAAAGGTTATGGTGATGACCGATTCTGGAAACCCACAGTAGATGAGAGCGGAAACGGTTACGCCGTAATCCGGTTCCTTCCCGCAGCGGAAGGTTCTGATCTCCCTTGGGCTCGTTACTGGGATCACTTCTTCAAGGGACCAACAGGTCAGTGGTACATTGAGAAGTCTCTGACTACTATTGGTCAGAATGATCCTGTCTCTGAATTGAACTCCCGTCTGTGGAATTCTGGTGTCGAGGATGACAAGGAAACTGCACGTAAACAGAAGCGCCGTCTTCACTATGTGTCTAACATCCTTGTGGTCAATGACCCTGCGAATACCGCAAACAACGGTAAAGTGTTCCTCTATGATTTTGGTAAGAAAATCTTTGACAAGATCATGGATGTCATGCAACCTCAGTTTCCGGGCGAGGAACCAATCAACCCCTTTGACTTCTGGAATGGATCCGACTTTCAGTTGAAGATCCGTAACGTTGCGGGTTACCGTAACTACGACAAGTCTGAGTTCAAGGCGGTGTCTGCATTGTTCGATGCGGATGAGACTAAACTCGAAGCGACTTACAACCAGTTGTTTGATCTCACTGAGTTCACTGCACCTGCTTCCTTCAAACCTTATGAAGAACTGAAGGGTCGCCTTCAGATTGTTCTGGGTGAGGCAGTTGGTGGAAATGCAACTGCACGTAACGAGGCGTTAACTCAGACTGCGGAGTCGAACGTTGGTCGTTCTGCACCTGAACCTCAGATCGTTGCTGCACCCGAACCTAGTGTAGGTGCGGAAGCGGACGATGATGAGGATACCTTGTCCTACTTTGCAAAGATGGCGAATGAGGACTAAGTAGTACCGGCATGAAAATTTTAATACTTGGATTGCCGGGCAGTGGGAAGTCAACTCTCGCAAGGGAGTTGGCTTACCATTTTCTGATTCCGCATCACAATGCGGATACGTACCGTGAGATGTTTGATGACTGGGACTTCTCACCCGAAGGTAGGTTAAGACAGGCCAAAAGAATGGCCGATCAGGTTGGAATTCTGGATTTTGTTTGTCCGTTGAAGGAGCTCCGTGATATCGTAGAAGCCGACTTCACCATCTGGATGAATACAATCGATGAAGGACGATTCGAGGATACTAATAAGTTATTCGAAGTACCTGATTCATATGATCTGGAGGTTAAAGAATGGATCGACTTAAACCAACTACGCAACTCCTTGGAAGGTTTCAACCGTGGCACCAAGGGCATACTAAGTTATTTGAACGGGCCCTTTCAAAGACTGGTCAAGTAGCGATACTACTTCGTGACACTGAGGTAGACGAAAGTAATCCTTACACCGTAGAGGAACGTAAGGCAAACATCATACTCGAACTTGCAAAAGAAGGGTATGAACACCATAAAGACTTTGTGATAATCGCTGTACCTAACATCACCCATATCACCTATGGTCGGGATGTTGGATACACGATTGAGCAGGAAGATCTGGGGGAAGAGGTTGAGTCAATCTCCGCAACCAAGATACGTCAACTGGAACTAGGTCTTTAGGTTATAGGTAATGCGCCCGCCTGATTGTTCGTCAAGAAGGCGGCGTTTACATCCCACACACTTGGAATGACTGCCGCTTGAGTACTGTTATTATTGACTTGTGTTGACGAAGAAGACCCACCAACGTTAGTCTGCATAATAATAGGATTACCACCACCCGCACCCATATTCCCTGCATTTGCAAGTTGAGTTCCCGCCATGGTTCTTGATGTTGTGCCAGGCGCTTGTGGAGAACCTGGCGCTGGTATACCTCTCGCGTTCATTGATGCCAATCGTTCTCTTCGGTATTCAGCCGTTCCTTCTTGAGTGCCTTTAGACACATGCATGTGATCCATGTGACCACCAGTTCTCCACATCACACTATAACCTGCGGTTTCTAATTTATCGCGTAGTACATCGAAGACCGCAGCCTGTTCGGGATTGTCTGCCTCAACATAACGTTCATCATTAGGACCGACAAAGTTAATATCTAATGCGTCACCCCTATAGTGTCTGGAGTTTTCACCATGTGTTCCAACTTCACCAAATGCCTCGTGGCCAGATACATGTAGTCCTTTTCCCTGCAACCATTCACCCAAAGCAACAATATCGTCTGATGGTGGTAAACCTGACATGGGTTCTTCTGGTTCTTGACCGGATGTCCCTAATTGAGGGCGAGGTCGGTTACGAGTCCTACGTGAGGCTGTCTGAGGTCTCTCAGGCGGAGGAGGAGGTGGTCGAGTTTCGGTATCTACTGCATCATTAGTCTCTGGTGGATTATCTCTCATTGCGGCAGTATCAGTTTCATCATCCCACCAATCCGTCAATGCATCCCATGCATCTGAAAATATATTGCTTACCCAATTTTTAATATCTTCCCAAAGTTGGGTAGCTGAATCCACCATACTTCCCCATTTGTCGGGTTCGTTTTCCCACCAGTCAATTACTGCATCATAGGCGCCCATAAACGACTCACCTATTCTGCCCGGAATTCCCATAAGATAATCAAATGTCTCTGATGCATACGTAAATAGGGATTCTTTAAATGCGGTCATTGTCTCATCCAACCACGCGAAGAGACTAGGGAGAACGTCAGTGAATACGTAGGTCAGACCTCCCCATATCCCCTTCAATCCCCACTTAACCATGTCTGCGAGATTCATGAACATGGTCTGTGCAAATTGACCCATCCAAGGTATGAACTGGGTGAAGATATCTTTCAACGCTTCGATTGGTGAACTGAATAGTTTACGAACCCAATCAAATATGGATGCTATCATTCCACTAATACCGCCAGGCATTAGTTCGTTGATTCTATCCGTAACAGAACCAAGACCAATCTTGTCCAGTATCCACTTCATTCCGTCTTGCAGTAAATCACCAATAGTACCGAAGAAACCAACGAACACACCTTTGAGACCTTCCCAAGTTGCACTTAGAATTCTGGTAAAGATGTTCATATCAGATTCGGCGGTTCTTTGCCAGTCACCCAAGAATCCGGTGAAGAAGTCGAAGAGTGAAATAATAATTTGAATAGGCCAAAGAAGTTTGGTGAATACACCTTTCACCAAAGACATGATCTTATTACCGCCAGCCTTGAAAAGATCATCACCAACACCAATGGTAGCCTTAAGTGTGTCTCCTAGAAAACCAAATATTTTTCCAAAAAAACCAAACACTTTTTGGACGATAGAGTTTGTGAACGAACCAAGTTTGGATGCATTCCACCATTTGATAATCGCATTGAATGGTCTTGCTATGAAACCAAATATCTTCCCTATATTAGAAACCATTCTTTCGGCAAAATTCATTTTCTTGAATTTACCGTTGGCCTCTCTAAGGTTGTATCTTAATGATCCATCTAGGGCTTTGAAGAAACCACCTCTAAACGCTTTGTAGAAATTTGTTATAGATCTCTGGAGACCTTTCGTTAGATTCGTTATACCAGCTACAGAAAATAGTCTAGAAAACGCCAGTTTAACAGCACCGAAAAACCGTTGCACCATGTCTTTGATTCTTCTTACGGTCTCGCCTATCACAGCGCCAAGACCCAAAAGGATACCACTAAAGGATTTGTCTAATTTTATTTCAGGTGCTTTGAAAATAGGTGCTTTTTCTTTTTTCTTGTCTCGTCGATCTTCTTCGTTCTGCAAACGATCCTGTTTTATCTCTGCGAGAATCTCACGCATAGTCTTATTGAGATCAGAGGTATTCTTCTCTGTCCCTTCTTGACTTCTTTGGAGCGCTTGGTTACGGTTATTATTTTCTTGACGCATCAAGTCAATAACATTACCCAAACCACCTATTGTTGCTTCTGCCATTGGTTTATCTCATTTTGGATTCTTGTTGTCTACGTTCATTCTCTTCTTTAATCCACTCAACCAATAATGTAACATAAATTTCCCTTTCCCATGGCATCATCATTTCAAGTTCTGTTAGACTGTAATGATGATGTTGCATTAATGAAAAGTTGGTCTTAAAATAATTGACCAAATTATCATGAGAAAGGTTTATGATAAAAAATCCGACATTCCCCTTAACATCTGTTTGTTTTCTTCCCCACACTTATTACAGGTATATTCTGCATTGTGTCTCAGTGCGGGTAGACTCTCAAGGTAGTCTGCCAGTTTCTTAAACTGACCCTGCGTCATTGACTCAAGAAACTCATTGATCTCTGTCTTGGAAACTTCGTCCGCCTCGATCCTTTCGTCTCCTGTGATGACGGCCTGAATACACGCACCAACCATAGCGAATCCAATTTCAATTTCCTTTCCGGTGAAATTGACTTTACTGACATGTTCGTACATTGGGTATCTCATTTCAACACTAACACCGTCACTCAGTTCAATAACATTTTCGGTATTGGGTGCTTCTACTTTAACGGAGGAGATGTCTATCTCATACTCGTTCTGTGCATCACATGATTCACATCTCAACAAAATAGTAGATACCTCACCAACTGACTTTGACCTAATCTGAGTGAACAGATACTCAATGTCAAAGGTTGTCAACTTCTTTCCCTGAAAACCTTCACTCGTGATACACGCATCGATTGTATCTACAATCGCACGTAGTGCCTGTTTCTGGTCTTGAGTCTCCATTGCCATCATCAAGACCTTTTCTTCTTTAACCAAGTAAGGTCTGAATGAAACTTTTTTCCCCGTCGAGGGAATCGTACATTCATACGATGGACTGGTGTTTAACTTTGGTAATGCCATTTCACGCTCCTAATTTAGCAATGTTAAAATACTCTATCAAGTATCCCTGATAGAATTGAACCACCAAAACCGCTTGTTGGTCCGTCTGCTTCTTTTGACCGCCAGTCTCTATAAGACAACTGTACGGTAAACTCCGTAATCTGATCAGTCTGATCGCCCCCTAACTGTATCGCATTGACAGTGACCGGAAACGCCTCAAGTAATTTTATGTGACGAATAACCGCAGCGTCTTTTCCAAAACCGAAGTCAATCTCACCCTGTTGGAAGTCTGGGTTACCGTCAAAAATCCTCGCACGGATCGATGAGGGTATACTATCTAGGAACCCTAATTGTTTCTTAAATAGACTAAACGCATACCCTTTCTGAAGTTGTTTGATGTCGATGTCCTGAACGTAATCTTTGTAATATTGTATTTGATTTGATTCCTGATCGTAACACGCCTTCATCCACTCATCGAAGTAGGATGTAATTTTGTGATCGTTCATGACATAGAAGGTTAAGTTCAAATCTACGGTTGCGAACCCGTTGACAACTTTTCTAAGAACTGTACCTACCTGTTGATCCTGTGTCATCATCTGTCTGCCAGGCAGTTCTGTTGATTTACAGATGACGTTAATGTCTCTCGAACTCATACCAAACTTACTGGGTAGGACAATCTCGAACATGTTCGACATTGCGAACCCTTCGCTCTTACTCGCGGCCGCCTTGAGTTCTTCTATACTAGTAGCCATTTATAATACGCCTTGAATCGTAGTAGACCTTCTGTCTATTCCTCTTTCTCCAGTCTGCGGTTGGTAGGAAAGTTGCGATCTCCCACTCCGGTGCCGGAACCTCTGCGAACTTACTCTGGACTTGACTGTTCAGGTAATGTTTCAGACAGGGTTTGTAATACTTCAGTTTCGATGCCTTGACCAATACCTCGTATGATAGATCCAGTTTGGTTCCGTCATCGATGTTCTTTCCCGCAATGTCCATAAGTGCATCCAGAAACTTTGCACGTAACAATGGGGGTAGGTAGTGGATGTTTAACCCCATGAACCCACCCTTGGCAGGACCAATGATGAACACGAGAGGAAACGCATCGTAGTAGGGAAGAGTCTCTTTGTGTTTGGGGTCATAGAAGAACATGTACATTCTACCCACAACACTCGTACCCTTCCTCTTAATAGGATCCGATGACATCAATCCTTCACGGTTAATACTGCGTAGGTTAGACGCCTTCTTTAGAAACCATGCGCGACTTTCCTTTGTACGGGGTGTGATCCCTGCACGGAACGCCTGTTGTTCCAATCTGTTAATTACATTTGATTTCGCTGTAGTTGCCACACCGGACCCTCTTAGTTACTTCTTTATTTATACGATTTACAATGGCATTTATCTTTTCTTTTTGGGAAATGGTTTGAGTGGTTTGAATGCCTTGGGTAGAATTCCCATTGCAGATAATCTCTTCTCTGTCCAGATTTCAAACTTCCAACCCCGTTCCTTTGCGTACTTCTCTGCCGCCTTCCATTTGTTCTGGTTCTTGACATAGGTCAACGATTGTTCTACCAGTAACTTGGTTTTACGTTTTCCGGTAGGTGGGCGTGTCTCTTTGTCTGGTTTGATCTCCACGAGGACTATGTTACCGTCCTTATATTCGATCACCAGATCCATAAAGTATCTGTGATATCTCTTGTCAACCTCATATAGATATGGTATAATAACCTCTTCACTACCCCAACGTTTGACATTGGAGTTGTTGTCACACCACTTAAATGCGTGTTTCTCCCAAAGAGATCGATACACCACACCATTGGGGTCTCCAAGATACTTAGATTTATTTTTAACGGGATATCTACCTGAGTACGCCATACAAAACCATATAAATAAACGTGTAAAACTACACAACTTATTTAGTAGGTTAAGAGATGCGCTATCCATTAGAATACTCAGACGAATATGCGGGAACAGTTACTTTTGCCATCCAAAAGTCCGCTAGTTCTGGCGGTGCGGTGGGAGAAGGAAATACAGATATGGAATCTGATCCCTCTGGAGCAGCTGCGACTCAGGCGGAGGAAGAAGCAACAAATCCCCCCGAATCGCCTGATAATGATAATACTGACACCAGAACAGAGGATGCGGAGACGAATACTGATCCCACCCAAGAAGAACATACATCGTTTGATGGACAGAATGAAGAACAACAATCTATTTCGAACGATGAAGTTCAGGTGGATGGTGACGCAACAGAGGGAAACGAAGGTGAAGAAGCACCTGAAGAAAATGACGAAGAGGGTGGTTCAGAAAATCCACCCGCCCAATCGAAAGCGGAGACGAATACTGGAGGAGGTGTAACTCTATATCTCCCGCCTGGCTTACAGTACAGAGACAATGTTGTATATGATGCAATGGATCTTGGATTTCTGGGTGGTATAACCGCAGACAAGATTAGGGGGGCGAGTAATGCAACCGTTGGACAAATTGCCCGTGGTGCGGGTGGTTCTGTCGTAGATAGTATCCAAAATTTGATTACTCAAATTAGAACCGCTGCCACTGAGGGTGGCAAGACCGATCAGGCGAGACTTGGTATGACTCAACTCGCAACCCTCATTCCGGATCAAGGAGTTCGAGGTGCGATTAAAAACGAATTGGGTGTAACCGCAAACCCCAACACTCGTGTACTATTCAATAAAGTAAACCTTCGAGAATTTCAATTTGCGTTCAAAATGATTGCAAGAAGTCAAAAAGAGGCAAAGGCGATCCAAGCGATTATCCAGTTTTTTAGAGAATCATTATATCCAGAAACTTTTGACGTTGCTGGGGTCAGTGGTTTGGGTTATAAGTTCCCCGACAAGTTTGATATCACTATCGATTATGGTGGCGAATGGAAAGCGCCCAAAATAAAAGAATCATATCTCAGGGATGTCAGTACTACATTCAACGCTTCAACGATGGCGATTCTGCCAGGCGGTGAACCTTTAGAAGTTGACCTAACGTTGTCGTTTATTGAAGCCGCTGCACTAGAGAAGAAAGATATAAAGTCGGGGTACTAAGATGTCATCAAAATATTTCTCCAACACAAAACGACTCAGGTATAAATTCGGTGATGGTGAAGCGCCGGTACTCTACCAGAATCTATCGACTTATGTTGATCTACTGGATCAGGTTAAAACGGAGTCTTCCTTTTATCAGGACTATGTGATCAAGTCCGGAGAACGTCCGGATAGTCTTTCGTTGAGATTGTACGGAGACGATCAGTACTACTGGACGTTCTATATGATGAACGACAAATTGAGAGAGTGTGGTTGGCCTGTTGCAAATGAACTGATACTGGATACGGTAAAAGAGAAGTATCCCCACAGAACTATCACAACCAAAGAGGACTTCACAACCGACAACGCGCTCGAACCAGCGTTCAAGGTTGGACAGATAGTCTATGGATCTGAGTCTGGTACTATTGGTACTATCTTGAGAAGGGATCCGACTTTGGGTCAACTTATTATCGATACAACAAATACGGTGATACCGTTGACAAGATCGATTACCTTTGAACCCAACGTTAACGGGTATGCAACTTATGAGTTGACACTAGAGAATGAAAAGTTCCATAGTCCTTCACAGTGGAGAGTCTTTCAGGACGATATCGAAATATCTAGTGATGTGGAAATCACACTACCCAAAGGTAAAAACAACCGTATATTCGAAATAAACAACGTGAACTATAAAGAGGGTTCTTCGTATTACGTATCGGCAGAAATCTTTATTTCCAACCCACTAGACAATAACTTTGGTGAGGGTGAGTCTTTGTACTTCGTCAACCCTAGAACTGGATTGAACGTGGTTGCGGTTATCTGGAAAGAGTCGGAACAGTACAACGCTGTGCATCATTACGAGAGAAGAACGTACACTGCGTTTGACCTTGACACAAACACAAATATTTTAGTCTCGTATGAAAAACAAGAGGCAGTAAATGCAGTCGAAAACTTTGACAATGCAGAGGTAAGAATATCAAGTGAATGGGTGCACATAGATCCGTACACTGGAATACTTCCTGCGGGTGCGTATCCGGTTACTGTACGAGAACGATTTGAAGAATTCAATGACGATCTCAAGAAGATCAAGATTCTTAAAAAAAGTGTTATTGAAAGAGTCGCAAAAGAATTCTATAACAAACAAGCGGGTCGTACCCCATAATGTTTAATACTAAGAGTACTCAACAGTGGCGTCTCGAATACGCCGTAATCACAGCGGATCGTGGTGTAAAAAAAGAAGTAACCGATTTCGTTGCAGAGATCGTGTTGTATGAAAACATCTACGTACCTTATGTTACTGGTCGAATCGCATTCGCTGACAACACGGGTATCTTTACTAAAATGAAACCTATGGGTAGTGAGAGACTTGATCTTGTCATCAAGGCAGAAACCCCTGGCGTGGACCACCCTGTTAGTGGAGGACTTGAAGGTAAAACATTTGTTATGAAAAGATTAGAAGATAGTGTAAAGGCGAACGCAGAAGGAACATCGTCTTTGGTCATATTTGAAATAATCGAAGAACACGCTGTTGCAAGTAATCTAAAAAAATTATCCAGAACAATCAAAGATAATTTCGTTCTTGAGATACTTAAGTGTGGCGCTGACATGGGCGCGGCTGTGAACATTGATCGTGCCAGACCTTCTAAACAAACGAAATGGAAAGGTTACATTCCTTATCTTAGTCCTTTAGATGCGATAAGGTGGATGATGAACAGAGCGACAAACCATAAAGAGATGCCATACTTTTTATATTCCAACATACACGAGAGTAATATTCGACTGGCCTCTCTAGACATCCTAATGGAACAGACTCCTTTTAATGCGGCAAATCCTTATGTTTTTAGTAGTGCAACTGTTCAAAGTCAAGAATATGAAACTGGTGGTCCTACTCTTGAGTCACTAGAGAAAAAACACTGGCACATAAATTCAATACGTGCAAAGAACATGGGAGATCAGATGGCTCAGGTTCAGAAGGGTGCGAGTACTGGATCTAGATTGTCGGTCACCAACATCAATGGTGACAATCCGATTATCGCCAGTAGACACAACTCAATGATGGAGAGTGTTGGTAAGATGGGACCGTTGTTTAGAGGTAATCCACAGAACATATATGATCCTGCATTTAATGTTAGGGGCGCGGGACCAATGCATGTCAATGACGCTGCTCAGTATCATACGATTGTTTCGGAGAATATTTACACACAAGAATTTAAGAGTTTCCACTATGAAGAATCTATCGATGAATATATGCCTGTTTTGACTGCAAACGCAGTGAGGGCGGCTATGCAAAAAAATACATACGAGGTTTCTATCAACGGTGCAAAGTTTCTCCAAAACAAAAAGGGTGTGGGTGATCTGGTTGAACTCAGAGTGTATGCGGATAATACTGACTTAGAAAACGCACCTGAACAAATAGATAAGATGAAGAGTGGTACGTTCTTGGTTACTGGAATTGCACATACATTTTCAATTCCAACCCATACCATTACTATGGAAGTGACCAAGTTTTCGTATGACCCAAGTTTAGGATAACAGATGAAAGAGTTACCTGTACAGTTCTACGGAGACAATGTACGTTGGTTTATAGCCACCGTTGTTGACGCACGTCCCCCTAAAGGAGAGAAACTAGAGGGACGTGTGTGTATCAGAATTCACGGTACAATGTCTCCATCGACTGCGGACATACCACAAGGTGATTTACCTTGGGCGCAAGTATTGATCCCCACTACTGAAGGTGGTACTTCTGGACTTGGTGCAACACCAAGACTAGAGGCGGGAACCAACGTCTTCGGATTCTTCATGGACGGTAAGGCGTCACAAACACCTATAGTTCTGGGATCACTACCTCAGTACGAGTTCGCCTCTCCAGTACAGGTCGGAAATGATCCGGGCTTCATAGAACAGGCTTTGGAGGCGGTAATAAGTTTTATTAACAAAGATTTGGTGGAAGACGATAATACTGGTGCAATCACTCAAGAAACCAGACTCGCCAGACAATCCGAAACTATACGGTACTTAATGGATCAGGGGTACACCAGAGACCAAGCGATAGGTATGGCGGCGGCTTTGGACATAAGTTCTGGTATGGTTACTGGATATAGTGAAGACGAAACGCGATATGGAATTGGTGGTTGGAGTGCAACTGACCAAGAAAGACTTCGAAACTCTACAGAGCTCTGGGATACCTTTTCAGGTCAAATGGAATATATTGTTGAGAAGGCGAAAGAGTCGAATCTGAATAGGGCGACAACAATTAGTAAAAATACTCAGAACAATAGTAACACAGTATTTGCAAGTTTGGAAGCTTTAAACCAGTTCCAAGAAACTAATAGAGATCTTGCACTTGACGCAGCGAATAGAATCAATGATGATATGGGTGGTGGATAATGTCACTAACTAAACAACAAGTCAACCAAACTCTAAATCTACAGAACCAGAGTAGTAAACGTACACATTCAAGTAATTTGAATAAGGCGGTATCTCTGGTTCGGGACAACCAGATTACGAACAACGTAAACAAGGCCGTTGAACATGGTCCTGTGGGTACTAGTGGTATCATCTCTCTGAACTCCACGGACAATGCGGCGCAGAAGGGGAACGGTACTAACCTTGTTCAAGCGGATGATTTTGCACTTAAGTCTGGTGCAAAGACCGCAACACAATTGCAGAATGAAACCGTGGTTCAAATGGGTGGCCACGGTGATAGTGATGGTAAAACAACCATCAGCGAAGACAACTGGAATGTACTGTCGGTAGAATTCTGGACAGACTCTTCTGACTTGTCTGCGTTGAGTGCAGAGATTAATAGTATTGGTGGTGGTATAGGTGACACTATTGCGGGACTCATGAGATTGATTACCGCACTGGGTGCACTTGCAGACCTTGCATCAAATCTGAATGTGGGTGCGGCAACTGGTTCTGCGGCAGAAAAAGCCGGTACTATAATGAAAGACAAAGCGACTCAGTTAGGTAACGACTTGCAAGGTGGACTGAATGGTATCGGAGATGCATTCCAAGGATTTGGAGATATCTCAAATATCCAAGAACTGGGTAATCAATTCGATACATTGGGTAATGCGATCAACAACTTTACTGGACCACTTCTGACTGCAACGGATATCATCACAAATCCTGCGGACGTATTCCTCGACACTCTTACTGAAGAGACGGGAATTGGAAATGCGTTTAAAGAAGTTGAGGCTGGTTTCAATGATATAACAACGGGTATCAACGACACCTTAAATTCTATTGGTGATACGATAGATGCAGCGGTGGCTATTGCAGATCCTATTATGGAAACAATCGCAAAGGCGGAAAGGTTAGGTGCGACTATCAGTGCAAACGCTGGTATCCTTCAAAACCTGAACGAAATCTACAGTGCGAACTTGGGTAAGGACATTACTAAAATCACTGGTGGTGCATCTCTAAGTAGGTCAGAGACAGGTAAGATCATGGATCAGATCAACTCTGGAAAGGAAAAGGATATTGCAAATGCAGTCAAGACGATTGTAGGAAAGAACACTAACTTGCATCCCGATATGATACCGATTGTTAACGCAACCGTTTCTTTCAATAACACGTCTCAACTACAGGATAACATCGTTGATCGCGCAAAGTTGGCGGGTGTTGATCCTGCGATAATTGCAGACTTTGAAGAAATCTTTGTCAACATCGAAGACAACGTTTCAATCTTTGACACCACAATGCAAGGAAACTTGTTTGTGTCTCAGAACGATTTCTTTTCTAAGAACAAGAATCTCAAAGACTATGGTTCACAGTATGAATCAGATGTCAATGTAGATGGAACGCCTAAATTTCTTACGTGTGATTCCTATGAGGAACTCGCACAAGAGGTTATGGTTACAGACCGCGATATAACCAAAATTGTTATCCACGGTAGTAACACTTACATCAACCAGTACCTAACTTCTAGAGACATTCATCAAAGGATGATAGACAGAGGGTATGATGGTATGCAATACCACTATGTGATCAGGAGAGACGGTACTCTGGAAAGAGGTATACCCTCTAACAAAGTGACTGCGGTCACTGATCCAACCATTGCGAATAATTCCATCGATATCATTATGGTTGGTGGTATTAATGCGGCAACCGGAACTGAGAATCCGGACAGATATAAAGGTATCGGATCTTACACTAGACAACAGTTTAACACCCTAGAGTCTTTGTTGGTAAACTGGTATAGAAGGTATCCAGGCGTAGAGGTAGTAGGTCATCAAGACATTGACACTGCCTCTTCTGATCCTGCGTTCGATGTTAAAGGATATGTAAAAGATAGGTTTGATGTATAATGGCAGATGATAATATTACAATAGAGACAGCGGCAGAAGAAGCGACTCAACAGGTTCCCCTTTATGGGTTCCAAGATCCTTCCGGTGAGTTTCCCCGTAAACAATACTGGGGAGAAAGTTCTATCAACAAGGCGGCGAGAGGTGATTTTATTAATGACCTCATGGTCACGGGTTCCTTTCCACAAGTTGATCTCGAACTAAAACCAACCAGACCCTCAGAGTATCCCTACAATCAGGTTAAGGAAACTTACTCCGGTCACGTCATCGAATATGATGACACGGCGGGGGGTGAGAGAATCTTGATTAAACACCGCACGGGTGCGGGTATAGAGATTCGTCCGGACGGGACAATCTACATTTCTTCTGTAAACAAGAAATTGGAAACCGTTGGTGGTGACATGCGTATCATCGTAGAAGGTGATACGAAGATGGCGTACAAGGGTAATGTCGATATGTACGTCGAAGGTAACTACAATGTTGACATTGGTGGTAACTACAATATCCGAACCAAGGGTCACAAGAACGAGAAGGTGTTCAAGAACTATCGTGACCAGACTTCCGGTAACCGTGAGTCTACGACTAAAAAATTCCAGACTAACTTGACCGTTGGTGGAAGAATCGATACCACACTTGGTGCACACCAGATCAATGCAAAACAAGGATTTAGTGCCGCAACAGAAGGGACAATGCAATTGACTTCTGATGGTACTATTATGTTATCTGGTAAGAAAGAAGTCGCTGCATCATCTAGGGTTGTTAACATGACGGGTATGCACTGTTCGGTGATTGGTGTAACTGGTTCGTTTGGTGGTACACTAGTTGACTTCGTAGGAAAAACCTATATGGGTCCAGCGGGTCCGGTCCCCTATGCATCTGGTGCCGCATTCTATGGTGGTTTCTTGGGTTGTTCGTTGAGTGCGGTTGCGTCGAAGACTTCTATCACTTCTGGGACTGCAATCTCTGCGTCCTCACTTGGTGGTTCTGCTCCTACTATTCCAGATTTCACTGCTCCGCCTTTACCGACACCCCCATCTATTCCAACTATTCCTAGTGCATTGGTTGCGACTAGTTTGTTGGGTGGACCTTATGGTATCAAGACAGTATCTATTGATGCGGGTGATGATCTCAAAAATAAGATCCTCAAAAATGATGGATACGGTGGTGTCTTTCATGGTGGTGAAGAAGAAGCCTCCACACAGAATTTAAGATCCGCAATGCGAGATGTCAATAATAGAGACGCACTACAGTTACAGGCAATGGCGGATGGACTGATCAATGAAGAATCTGTCTTCTCCATTCCCGAAGCGATTGGTCGTTCTACAGGCGCGGATCCCACATCCATCATGGGTATGATACCTTTGGGTAATACAGAAGAACATTTGGGACAACAGGTTACTCTTGGTCTTGATCCACAAACAAGAGAGGACATCCGTAACGCAGAGGCGCAAAGACTTGCATTCCTCGACAGAGAAGGTATTGAAGATCCTCTCAGGGCATCCACGTTACCCACCACGGAGGATTCTGCATGATCTATAGACCAAACCCAAAGTACGATCCAAGAAAAACTCAAGGTAGGTTCATAACTTCACAGTTACCTCTTGCAGCCGGTATCAATATTGCAACGTTTCTGGGACACGGTGCGTCTGGTATTGGTCACCTTGGTACTGCGGAGAAGAGATCACAACTTGCAAGAAACCTGTATCTACAGGCGCAGATGATCAATGCAGTAAACATGGACACCAAACTATTCAGAACTATTCGAGTTGCGGTTTCTGAGGGTGTCTACGAACCAGGCCCAAATGAAGTCTGTAAGGGAGATAACGCCCTGAAAGAAGATGGGAGAATGATTGTATATCAGGTGTATGGTGGAAACGGAAAGATCGATCATGCGGCAACATATGACGTTGCAAAGTTCTGGAAGGATCACATGAAGTTCAACAGGTTGGTTCTGGATTATGATATCTTTAATCCTGATGGATCACTTACCTCTCAAATCCTGATAGAGATGCCCAACGTGCCTAAGAACTTTGATGTCACATACACGAACGTGGTTCAGACTCAGTACAACGGATACTTATTTTCTAACAAAGAACTTGTTGAGGTTCTTGAGAAAAAGGTATAAATAAAGATATTATAACACACGAGAGTCAACATGGCAATTAAAAGAGCGCTTGCCACCGAAGATTTTGGTCTGGACACAGTAAGTCTTGCGACTACAAGAAACCGCAAGTATATTGATCTAGATATTGCATTCAAGGCAAAACCAGTATCCGGTGACATTTACAAGAAGACTGAGGCGGCTGCGGTGAAACAGGCCGTCAAGAACCTCATGTTGACTAATTATAGGGAAAGACCCTTTAAACCGTATTTTGGTACGAACATAACATCGTACCTGTTTGAACTTACCGAAAAAGAAATAGAAAAGAAACTGGCTAGGAACATTCGTAATGCGATCAAGGCATACGAACCTAGAGTCAACAGTAGAACTCTAAAGATCGTGGTAAACGTTCAACCGGATTATAACTCAATAGACGTAACACTTGTTTTTAATGTGATTAACTCGTCGGAAGAAGTTACGTTAACTACGTCGATAAACAGGTTAAGGTAAGATGACTACAACAATTAAATCCTCTGCACTAGACTTCAACAACATCAAGAACAACCTGAAGAATTACTTGATTGAACGAGGAGAGTTTGCAGATTATAATTTCGAGACATCCGCACTCTCCAACCTGTTGGACGTTCTTGCGTACAACACTCACCTGAATGGTCTTACCGCCAACTTTGCATTAAACGAGTCATTCCTCTCTACTGCACAACTTCGTAGTTCTCTGGTATCTCTTGCAGAGGGTATTGGATATATTCCTGATTCTAAGACATCCGCTGAGGCGAGGATTCGAATGGCGTTGAACTTGTCTTCAATCGAAGACAGACAAGACTCTATCAGTCTCGCGTCTGGGTTTGAATTTACTTCGGTCATTGACTCAACGATATACAGATTTCAGACTCAAGAGACTATTATTGCAACGGATGATGGAGCGGGATATTACAGATTCGCCACCTTAGATGGTAACGTCAACATTCCTATCTACGAGGGGACGCAACAGACTCGTACCTTTATCGCGGGTGAAAATGATGAGTACGCTCTCTACATAATTCCTGATCCCAATATGGACATCAACACCGCTGTCGTAAAAGTCTACGAGAGTCCTACGTCATCAAACTTTGTGACATACACTAATATTCTTAAGGCGACAACGATCAGTGAACAGTCAACCCTTTATATCCTGAAAGAGACACCCAACGGATACTTCGAACTATCGTTCGGTAACGGTACTACTCTGGGGCAAACACCTGAGGCGGGATATAAGATTGTGGTGGACTATCTGTCTTGTAACGGAGTTAACGGTAATGATGGTGTTATCTTCCAACCCCAAACACAAATCAAGATTAACAACACCACTTACAGAACACCTTCGGTAACAACCAGAAGTAAATCGGTTGGTGGTGCGGAGAAGGAGTCCTTGGAGTCCATTCGTAAGAATGCGCCTTACCAGTACGCCGCACAAAACAGGATGGTAACTCACGTTGACTATTCTTCTCTTGTACTGCGGAACTTTTCAAACCTAATCTATGACATCAAGGCGTGGGGTGGAGAAGACAACACCGAACCAGAATTTGGAACTGTGTTCATGTCAATCAAGTTTAACGCTGATGTTCCTGCGGATCGTATTGAAATCACAAAGACTGCGGTTGAGGATCTGTCGAATCAACTGGGTGTCGCTTCTTTTGATATTAAGTTTACTGATCCTATCATCACTTATGTAGAACCGGAAGTGTTCTTCCAGTTTAACCCAAGACTGACCACACTGTCAATTAACACGATTCAGGACAGGGTACGTAAAGTCATTAACAACTACTTTACCGGAGCGGTGGGTAAATTTGAAACCTCTTTCCGTAGATCAAACATGTTAGCGTTGATCGATGAAGTCAGTCCTGCGGTACTATCATCTCGTGCAAACATTAGAATGCAACAGAGACTTACTCCTGCACTGACTCAGGAGAAAGATTACACATTTACTTTCCCTGTTCCGATTGCGGATCCTGATGACGTACAGTATCGTATCACTTCTGGTTCTTTCAACTTTAGAAACCAGACGTGTCAGTTAAGAAACAAACTGTCAAGTAACAAGTTACAGGTTGTTAACCTTGCCACCAATAAAATTGTTGTTGACAACGTTGGAACATATAATGCAACGCTAGGTATTGTCAACATTATTGGACTACAGGTTGACTCTCTTGTGGGTGGTGGGACAACAATAAAGATTGCGGTAGTTCCTGCAAACCAGAGTGCGATCACTCCACTCAGAGAATACATTTTGGAACAAGACGTTGATCGTACTACCGCTAAGGGTGTACTAGTAACTGCGACTAATTAAGGTATTTAGATGGCGCACCTACGTGACAGAACTCTATTAGATATAGGAAGACGTAATCTTAACGTACAAGACTACTATATCGAAGAGGTCATACCGGATTGGATTGTCCAAGATTATCCCAATCTGGTAAACTTCATAAAAGAGTATTATTCGTTTGAGGAAGATGACCTATCTCCCTCACATATCATCAAGCAGTTATTCTTTGCACGTGATATTACGCAAACTGAATTGGAACTATTGTCGTTCATTGAGGACGAACTTCTTCTTGGTCAAGCGTACTTCGAAGGGTTCCCTGATAAAAGAGAGGCCGCAAAATACTCGAATACACTTTATCGTTCGAAGGGTACGAAGTTCACGATACAACAGTTCTTCCGTACATTCTTTCAGATTGACCCCGATGTCATCTACGGTAAAGAACAAGTTTTCTTTGTTGGTGAAGATCACATTGGTCCAGAGTCTCAGAGGTACTTAACCAACGACAAACTATATCAGATGTTCGCCATCCTGATTAAGACAGAACTCTCTATAGAGACGTGGAGAGAGGTATACAAATTATTTGCACACCCTGCGGGAATGTATCTTGGGGGTGAGGTACAGATCGTTACCTCCGTGGATATGGATATTGAAGATCAACCAAATCCGGGCGTATTCGATGTACCGCCATTTATTATCGAAACAGAGGCTGCAATAACTCCGATTGCGAGAACAAGTGCAACTGGTCTGTTCGATTTCAACGCACCAGACGGGACAACGCAATTGTTTAGAACGACACTGGGTAACCAGACAACACAACCGAATCAGTACGGTAACGATCTTAGTGACGTTAAGGATGCGACTCTCGAAGAGGTCGCCAACTTGTACACCAGTATCGCTGAGATGATCGAAGTCGATTCTCCGACTCTTGATGAAGATTCGGATGGTAACACTGGTGCAGTTTCACACAGTGGTTTCGATATCAGTTCTACAGAAACTATCGACCAAGACAAGTTTGATTGGAAGGATTCGGACGATATCAGTAACCTTGACGAATTATTTGATTCAGATTACAACAACAATCTGTAATACTAGTATAAATAGACGTATAGGATTTTAGGGTAACTAAAGATGACAAGACAACTTCTTAATAGAGGGACTACCGCCAACGATGGTACAGGTGATACACTTCGTGCGGCAACCCTAAAGATAGAACAAAACCTTACCGAACTCTACCTCAAACTGGGTGGAGACAGTACCGTTTTGATGCCACAAGTCTCGTTTGATAGTAACCACTTAGTTTTTGATAGTGCAACTTATGAAGTAAGGTTGGGACCACCTACACCGACTTCAAATCAAATTTTGACACTACCAGATCATACTGGTGTGTTGATTTCAGACTCGGCGACACAGACCCTCACAAACAAAACTTTAGTTACTCCGTATTTCAAATCATTGGGCCCGGACTCTTCGGCCGCAATTAAAATTTGGGACACAGACTCAAGTCACACATATGATCTGGTGTCTTCGAACATTGCGGCAAGTCGTACAATCACATTACCCCCATTGACTGATAGTGATGAGTTTACGTTCAACAATCACCAACAGACACTAACAAATAAAGAACTTCACGCACCCGTCATCGAAAATGCGAAGATTGGTGGTGTTTCGGGAGGCGGTAACTTCCAAGACAGTAATGGTAATGAGTATCTGGAATTTGCGAGAACTGCTGGGGCGATTAACCACGTTAAGATTCAGAACAACACAAACAACAACCCACCCACAATTTCTGCCGTTGGAGATGATAACCACATCGATCTGGATATTCAGTCCAAGGGATCAGGTGCAATTAAGTTGTCTACCAGACTGCAACTTGGGTATGAAAACTTTACTACCGCAACCGGAGGATCTGTAAACACAAACGTTCCTTTAACTTGGTTTAACTTGGGTAGTGGTATCACGTGTGGTATGGGGGATCTATCAAACGACGATAAAGGTACAATTAAGTATCTTATAAATCAGAATAGTGGATCGGCGGTAATCACACCAACTAATTTGCAAAATTATTCGACGATTACATTACTCGTAAATCAATCTGCTACATGTCTTTGGGACGGAACGGAATGGATTGTGTTGAACGTTGGTGGTGATTCTGAAGGCGCTATATTGGCATAAAATAGGACGAGATAAATGGCTGCGGTTATTACAGATAAATTAAAAAAACAACTCCTTGTTGACATATATAAGGATTTTAAAGATTCCGATAATTACTATTATGCGGGAATTGGTCGTTCTCAGGATTGGAATGATTCTGATGTTGCACCTGTTCCTCATAATACTGTTCGGGATGAAAGAAACCTTCGTCTTGATTTACAGTCAGTAAAAAATATCACAGACATTTCCTTTGTCGTTCCTCGTGAGAACTGGGTATCTGGTGCGGTTTATTCTGGATACAACGATAACCAAGACGGTTATCCCACAAACTCCTATTACGCCATGAACGATAACCAACAGGTTTATATCTGTCTGCAACAGAGTAGAACAAACGCCAACCCGCCTCAGGTAATCGCATCTACAATTCAACCAACAGGAAACACTGAGGGTACTCCGTTCCGAACTGTGGACGGTTACATGTGGAAATTCCTGTACTCTATTGGTGCATTGAAGGCGTCTAAGTTTATTTCGTCTGCGTACATTCCCGTTGCGAAAATGCAAGACAGTTCAGGTGCGACACTTCTGTTAGATCAAATTGGAGTTGACTCCGACTCTCCTGCGGAAGACGTAGAACAACAACTGATTCAACAGGCTGCGGTTGGTGGACAGATTTTGGGTTACACTATTGTAAATGGTGGAACCGGATATACAAGTGCACCTACTGCCACAATAGTTGGAGACGGTACAAACGCAAAGGCGGTTGTTGAGACTGCGGGTAACACAATCACTAAAGTTTATGTCAAGGATAGTTCCGATGGTTCTATCGCATTCGGTCAAAACTATACTTACGCAAACGTAACCTTGACTGGTGGTGGTGGCGCCGGTGGGTCAATCAGACCCATCATTGGACCCGAAAAAGGACTTGGTTTTGATGCACGTAATGACCTCAAGTCTTCTGCAATTATGTTTAACACTAAACCAGATGGTGGTGAGGCGGTAAATGGTAAGAACACATTTGTTGTGTCACAAGATTTCCGTCAAATCGGATTGTTCAAGAACATCATGAAATCTCAATTGGTGGATTCTGCATTTACAGAAGAGACCGGACTTGCACTCAACTCTCTAGACTTAACTTCAATTACGGATGGTCCTTTTGTAAACGACCTCGTAATTCAAGGTGGTACTTCTGGTGCTAAGGCATACATTGTCGATACAGACTCGAACAGTGTGTTTATCTCACAGAACGAATACACCGGATTTACGGTATTCGATTCTGGCGAAACTATCTCTATCGTAGAGGGTGGTGGTGCAACTACTGCTACAGTGGACAAGGTTCTTACGGGAGTTGTAGATAAACACTCCGGAGAACTTCTATATATTGATAACCGCGCAGCGGTCTTTAGGTCTAACGATCAGACCGAAGATATTAAAATAGTAATTCAACTCTAAGGTTGTGAAGAAATGGTAAAACCGTATACAGAACAGATTTTTAGAACTTCCTATAAGGATGATTTTAAAGATAGTGATAACTATCATCGAATCCTCTTTAACAGTGGACGTGCACTTCAGGCCCGTGAGTTAACTCAACTTCAAACCATAATCCAATCGGAGATTGAGAGGTTTGCAAGTAACATCTTTGTTGATGGTGCACCTGTAAATCCAGGCGGTATGTCACACTATAATGACCTACCGTTTATTAAAATTGCAGCGACTACCCCTTTACCCGCAGATAAAACAACTCTGAGAAACGTAATTCTCACAGGTGGTCAATCAGGACTGAAGGTAAAGGTAGTACATGCTATTGCCGCAGATACCAATACGGGTGATCCCGAAACACTTTACGTTCAATATCTGGACGCTGGAGACCAAGCGGATTCTGATGGGTTCGGTGGACCAGTTTTAGCAACCAACCCAAGAGTAACGCCCGGCGAAACGTTGACTGGTAATATTGGACTGTCAGCAGTAGCCTTTGACGTACAAACAACCAACACTTCAACAAACCCCGCAATCGGATTGGGTAACCTTTTTGAAGTAAACGCTGGTAGTTTCTATGTTCAGGGACACTTCGTGTTCAACGAAAATCAAATTATTGTCACACAGAAGTATGCACAAAACTTTACTGGAGAGGTTGGATTTAAGGTTACGCAAGACATTGTAACTTCTTCTGATAACGAGGCGTTGTTCGACAACCAAGGTGCGACTCCAAACCGATCCTCGCCCGGCGCTGATCGATACAGAATTAGATTAACTCTTATTAAGAAAACAGATCTTGCGGCAGACGAAAACTATGTACGTGCGGCGAATATTTACCTTGGTGTGATTACCAGTCAGGCGAAGAAGGTTGATGGTTTCAATTCGGTAAAAGATTTTGTCGCTGTACGAAATAAAGAGATTTCTGGTAACTTCATTAAGAAGTATTTCAAGGCGAACTTTACACCCAATGATGATGACACATTCAAATTAAAGGTAACGCCTGGCACCGCATACATTAATGGTTATCGTGTTGATATCAGAGCACCTTCTACACTTCTGGTAGACAGACCAAAACAGACGTATACCTTTAACAACGAAAGTGTGCCGGTTGATTACGGTAACTACTTTGTGGTATCTAATACGGCTGGTGGTCAAGGTATGCCCGATTTCGGTTCGTGTGAAGAGATGACTCTTTATGATTCCGCAAATCTTGGTGGTACTGCAATTGGTACATGTAGAGCCCGTGCAATTACAGAGTGGCAGAACGGTCTCTATAAGTTACACGTGTTTAACATTCGAATCACCACAGCGAACAAGAGTTCGAGAGATGTTCGTTCGTTCGGTAGTGCGGGAACATACTACAACAACTATGTAGCGAACAACCAGACTCTTTTTGATACCAAGAAAAAGAAACTGATGTTTGACCTTCCCTTCCCAAGACCTCAGTCTTTCAGTGATATGTCTGTCACGGGTCAAAGGGTAAAGAGTGGTACAGCAGATGGTTCAGGTAACGTTACAATAACATTAACCAGTCTTGACGAAGCGTTTACAAATACTGGTGATTGGGTAATCGCTAGTTCAACTGATGCGTTTGTTACGGGTTGGACTGTATCTGTTGGTGGAGGAGGAAACACTGCTACGATTAGTGGTCTGAGCAGCGGTACTATCTACGAGATTGCAACTTACGTTCGAAAGAGTAATGCAACTATTCGATCCAAGACTTTGCAAGAGACAACGACAACAGCGACTCTGGATTCGGATGGAAACGGAAACAAGTACATCGAACTTGGTAAGTCCGATATCTATCAACTTTTGAGAGTCCGAAAATACGACTCCGATGGTGATAACATCTTCGGTAACTTCATTCTCGACACGGGTTTGAAAGACACTCACTACGATGACGGTAGACTCATCTACAAAAACACTGGTCTTGACTCAGATCAGGAACCAGTATTCGTTCGATACAAATATTTCGAACACGGTAACGGTGACTTCTTTGCTGTAAACTCCTATACAGGACAGGTAAACTACAGAGATATTCCGGTACACAGAACAGATGATGGAAGACTTGTCTCACTTAGAGACGTAGTTGACTTCCGTCCTGCAACTAACGGTTCTGGATCTTTTAACGTTGTCAACGAACTACCACAACCTTCGGATCTAGTTTCCGCTGACGTGGCGTATTATGTTGGACGTAAAGACAAGTTGATTCTCTCTCAGAACGGTGAGTTGAGATACTTGCAAGGTGTTCCTGAGTTGGATCCTTCTTTCCCAACAACACCCGTTGACTGTATCGATTTGTATAAGTTCCACCTCGAACCTTTCACTCTTCACACCAAGGACTTGAAATCGCGTCTTCTTCCCATGAAGGGATACACAATGGAAGACATTGGTAAACTGGATAAGAGGATTGATAAGGTAGAAGAGATGGCGACACTCTCTCTATTGGAGTTGTCAACCCTAAGTTTACAGGTACAAGACTCCAATGGTTTGAGTAGAACTAAGTCCGGTTTCTTTGTGGACAACTTTGCAAATCACTTATTCTCAGATACAAAGAACGTAGAGTATCGTGCGTCACTTGACCCACAAGAAAAACTTTTGCGTCCTTCACACAGAACACACAACATCGATTTGTTCTGGGATTCTGCACAGGCTGCACAAGATGCGGTGACTAAGAAAGGTGACTTGATATTACTTGATTATACCGAAGTTAATTGGTTAGAACAACCTGTTGCGTCTAGGACAGAAAACCTAAACCCCTTCCACATCGAAAAGATCGAAGGACACATCGACTTGTCTCCCGCATCTGATCACTGGAGGGAGACGGAAATTGCAGCGCCTCACGTTATTGATCAGGGTGCGGTACTTGATACTTCTCAGGCGGTTCTTTGGAACTCGCACCAGTGGGATTGGGGTGGAGTAGACATTAACGATCTTCAAGTTGGTGCAACTTCATCTCAGGTAACAGGTACAAATACAACCACAACGGTAGATGTTAGTACACCTCGTATTACAGGTGTATCAGTAAACGTTTCTCAGGGGGAATGGGTTGTAACTGGTACTACTTCAAATACAGAGTCTTTGGGTACACAGTCCGAAATTGTTTCGCAAGGGACAGAAGAATTTGTGACTACTGAAGTGAACGGTTGGGAAATTGTACCTTGGGGGCCGGGCGATGTATGGGAATTTGGTCAAGGTGGTAGAGACACGTTTGTTCGTGCGGGTGTGGGAGGTGCGTTTGGATCTATCGTAACTACGACTGATACTGTGACTACAACTGATATCGAAACAAGAGAACAGTTCGAGACCGTCACAAACACCAGTTTGGCACAAACAACTACGACATCTACTGATACTGAGTGGACCACAGATACAACTACCACAACATCAACTAGTACAACCACAACGGTTAACCGTGTGGCTGGTGAACATACAATTAGAGAAACTGTGGGTACTAACGTTATCGACGTTCTTACTATTCCTTTCATGCGTTCTCGTGTGGTAAGTTTCCGTGGTACTGGTCTCAGACCGAACACTCGTTACTTCCCATTCTTTGACCAAACTTACGTTGGTACATTCATCAAAGGAACTACAGATTTCGAAAGAATTTCGCAACGTAATCCTGAGTTCCGTAGAACTAACCTAATTCCTTCGGTTGGTCACAGTGAAGATGTCGCCGATGCACTTCTTCTTTCTGATGCAAACGGTACAGTAACAGGTGAGTTTGAGATTCCTAATAACAGTGCTATGCGATTCCAATGTGGTACAAGAGAATTTGCATTGATCGACATTAGTGTGTATAATAAGGATGAGTCTCTCTCATTCGCAACGGCGTTGTATGATGCGGTTGGTCACATCGATGTAATGCAAGACACGGTTCATAGTACACGTGTATTGGAGATTGTCGGTGAGTCCACTACAGTAGAAGACGTGAATTCAAATACAGAATCTACTGTTACGACAAGTAACGCTATTACGTCAAGTACTGCTACAGACATTCAGACAGAATCTACTATCACCGAAACTGTAACGAACACAACAGAAACGGATACGGTAACGGACGTAACAGTCGTACCAATTCCACCTCCTGTCTATAGTGACCCTCTCGCACAGACGTTCTCTATTGACGAACAGAACGGTATATTTGCGACTGAGATTGAAGTTTACTTTGCAACTAAGGATGCGGGAGACATTCCGGTTCAATTGCAACTTAGACCAGTTGTGAATGGTGTACCTAGTGCACATACTATTGTGCCTGGATCTACTGTATTCAAAACTCCCGCTCAGGTTACTGCGATCAAAGATCCGGATGATGTAAATATTCAAGATCCAACTACTGCGGAAATGTTGGCGAATGGAACGACATTTAAATTTGATGAACCGATCTTCCTGAAAGGTAGGACAGAGTATGCAATCGTTCTTATCTCTGCCTCGATGGAATACAAGGTGTTCATCTCACACGTGACCGATTTCGAACTTGGATCTACAGAGAAGAGAATTGCGAAACAACCATACTTGGGATCGTTGTTCAAGTCTCAGAACTCTACGTTGTGGGAACCTTCTCAGGACGAAGACCTTGCATTTAAAATCAAGAGGGCGGACTTCGTTTCTCAGGGTAACGCATATCTTGAAAACGTTAATGTACCCCCATTGGTTCTGTCGAAGAATCCCTTCCGTAGTTACAACGGTAGTAATACAATCACCGTTATCAACAAGAACCACGGTTTGAGGTATGGTGACAAGACTAAGATTTTTGGACTTGACTCTTCGACAACTTACAACGGTATTCTTGGTTCGGACATTATGGGTGAAAGACTCGTTACCCGTGTAGACGGAACTGCATTCCAGTTCGCCGCTGACTCATCTGCAAATGCGGACGGAAGGTTTGGTGGTGGTAAGTGTACTGCACATACTAACATGACTTTTGAAATTGTCAACCCCACAATTATGACAATGAAACCTGAGACAACTAACATTACTATGGTTGGTAAGTTCTTGTCACAATCTTCTCTGGTTGACTCTGCCGATGGTAGATTTAGTCAGTCCGCAGCTTGGCAACCATTGAAGAATGGTTCGAACTATTACTTTGATGCACCTAGGATGATTGCGAATAGAATGAATGAGGCGGACGAATTGGGTGTCTATTCATATCCCAAGTCTTCGGTAATCAGGATGTACATGACTACAACTGACAGTAGGGTTTCTCCGGTAATCGACATGCAACGTGCGGGTCTGACTCTTGTTGGTAACTTGATTGACAAACAAGATTCTGCTGCTACGAATGGTTTCAACGTACCAATTAGTTGGGTTGATGAAAGACACCCATTCGCCGGTACGCACCTTGCAAAACACGTTACAATTCCAGTAACTCTGGAACAGGATGCAATTGGACTTAAAATCATACTGGCTGCAAACAGACACCCCTCAACAGATTTCGATGTCTATTACAAGACTACTGATGCGGAAAGTGGACTGTTGAACAGTTCTTGGGTTCCTGCATATTCGGACAATACAATGCCTACCGATACCAACCCGTCAATCTATCGTGAGTATCGATACACGATTGGTGGTTTTGGGGATACCAACAATACAGGTGGTACTGACTTGACTGCGTTCCGGAAGTTCCAAGTAAAGATTGTTTTCAAATCAACAAATAGTGCGAAGGTTCCAATCGTTCGAGACTTGAGGGTCATCGCTGTAATTTAAGGTACGTAATGAGTAAATTGACGAAGATAGAAGACGCTGATGGTTTTTTCCGAAATCAGTCTGGGGTTGTGGTTAATATAAATAAAGAAGACGTTGCATTAACACAACAAAGAAGACAGAAACGAAAAGACCAAGAAGCGGAACATGTTCACATGGTCGAAACTGTAAAATCATTGGAAGAGGAGATGAGTGAAATTAAATCCCTTCTTTCGCAACTAGTAGAGAAATTATAGATGGCACGCCCTATTACACTCATAACAGATACGTTTAAGGTACTTAGAGATAACATCAATACTATCTCTAATAACGTTGGCGATCCGGATCTTCTAACCACAACGACGAGAGCGTTCACTCTAGGAAACACTGGGGTCGCGCAAAGATCAGACTCTTCTGATGTTGTTAGTGCATTAAACGAACTCGACTCTGACCTTCATGGTGCAGGCGGTGGTGATGTAAAGAATGATCTGAACTACATCTCCTACGCAATCAATCGTGTCCGTGATAGTGGTATGACGGGTGCAATGAACGCTATCGATGCATATATCGGTGGTGACTCAGATACTCTAAATGTTGAAGCGAACACGATCAAAGATGCGATCAACGAGATCGAAGCGGTCTTTGACGCAAGTACACTCAAGATTAATGCGGGAGGTGACTTCCGATTTGATGGTGCGGGTGACCTAGAGGTTAACTTAGATGGAGGGGATGTTACCTTCCTCAGTGACTCCGATCAGTACGCACATTTTAATCTTAGAGACAGTGCCGCCGATTTTGTACAAACATACACCCACAGTCTCAGGATTAGAACTGCGGACTCTGCGGCCGGTAACGTATACTTAGATGCGGGGGGAGACATTACTCTCGACGCAGACGGAGGTAACGTATATCTTAAGGACGGTGGTGCAACGCATTTTGACTACTCTCTGGGTTCAACCAACACGGTAACAGTAACCGGAAACTTGACACATGATGTTTCTGGTGATATAGTACTGGACGCCGGTACTCTTAACATAGATTTCTTAGGGGCGGGGACAACACGTTTCGCCTATGGTCTTGGTGCATCTAACACACTAGATGTCACAGGTAATCTTTCCGAAGTGGTTTCAGGAACCTACACAGAGAGTGCGGGTGGAAACTATCATGTCGGAAACACTGGGACATACGAAGTAGTACCTACCGGAAACGCTACTGTGGATGCGGGTGGAGATATCATCCTTGACGCAGATGGTGGTAACGTCACACTCAAAGATGACGATAGTGCGGCATTTGATTTCAGTCTCGTAGACGGTATTGTCTCTAGAACTGGTCACACTACACTTGATGTTTCTGGTAACATTACTCTTGACGCTGATGGTGGTAACACCTACATCAAAGACGGCGGTACTACTCAGTTCCAGTTCATTGCGGGAACCAACAAAGAGATTGACGTTCCGGCTGGCAACTTGACAGTTGACGTTGCGGGTGATATAGTACTCGACGCAGACGGCGGAGACATCGACTTTAAAGATAATGGAACTGCAAGGTTCTCTTATGGTCTAGGTGCAACGAATACACTTGAGGTTAACGGTAATCTGACTCAGACAGTATCGGGTAACGTAATCGATAGTGCTAATGGGACATATACTGTAACTTCTACAGACGATATGTCACATACTACTCTTGGTAGATACACTCTATCAGCAGATAGTGCTGTTATTATAACATCTGATTCTGCAATTGTCAATAGTGCCATTGGTTTTGCTGTAAACACAACTAACGGTTATATTGATCTTAATGCTTCTGGTGCATACGGAACAGTAAGAGTTGATGCCGATCATGCTATTGTCCTTGATGCTGACGATGGTGACATCTATATTAATGATGGAGGAATCACTGCTTACCACATTATGTCATCTGGTACAATTTCTCGTGACGGAGACTTGACACTAGACATTTCTGGTGATATAACACTAGATGCAGATGGCGGAGACGTATTCCTCAAAGACGGTGGAACTCAGTACGGTGCGTTAACCAACACATCCGGTAACCTCATCGTCAAGTCCGGTACGACTACTGCACTGACATTCTCTGGTGCGAACGTTACTACGGGTGGCAACATCACGGTAGGTGGGAACACCATTAGTAGAACAGGTGCATTGACACTAGATGTTTCTAGTGGTATTAGTCTTGACGCTGGTACTGGTATCGTATACCTGAAAGACAATGGTATCACTTACGGATCGTTAAGAAATCCTGCCGGTGCAAAAACCCTTGACATCTATAGTAATACGACCAAGGCAATCGGGATCGATAGTTCTTCGAACGTCACGATTACCGGAACGGTCACTGAGGGTACTACACTTGGCACAACATCAACTCACTTGGGTGGTGCGATCAACGAAATCCACACTGAGTTGGATTCCGCTACTACTGATCTTCAGACAACCAAGGGTAGGGTAACTAATCTCGAATCTCAGATGGATTCTAATGAGGGAATCATTGGTGTCTCAGTAGAATGGAATGCGGACAATACCTACAGTTGGATTCACTCAACGTCCAACAGGGCCGCAATCAACGATCTCGACTCTGCGATTGGACATCTTGCAGACTTAGACAATACCACTTTCGCTGGTGCAAATGATAAAGACAATGTTGTGACTGCATTGAACGTACTTGCGGGTGACGTGCAAGACGTTCAGGGTGATGCGGGAACACTAGATAGTAGAATCGGTTCACTTGCAAACCTGGCCGCCTTCTTCGATAGTGCGGGGGCGACATCAAGTATTGTAAACGCCCTAAATCACATGGCAAGTAGAGTGGTCAATGTGTATGACGAAAATGGCACTCTGTTAAACACTTAAGTTAAGGGACGGTAGTAATGCCAATTGCGAAGAGTAAGCCATTAAAACTCAACAGTCCCGATCAAGGCGATCTAAAGAGACTTAGTAGTACAGAAGAAAATTACCTATCATATCTGATTGGGCAACACTTCTGTGCGGATAGTGATGGCGACAATGAGATTGGAAATCTAACACTTACTAGTACTAATGCAAACACCGTAGGTTCGTTTGTTGATACCCTCATAAACGAACCAAGTGGAACGCATCCAACTTCTGCAATTACGTCAACATCAACTACGACTACTCTGTACCAAAAATACGGTACAGCGGACGAGACTGATTCCGACTTCACAAAACCTATTGCATACTACAACCCTCTCACAGACGGTAGTACCGATCTTGGTGCGGAAGGTGTTTATGAGATGGCGGATTCTGACATGAATCGTTTAGTCGATAGACTAAATGGTCGAATCGCGTTGTCCGATTATCTTGGATCTTTTAAACTCAGTAATAGTACGACATCGCCTGGGGCAGGATATGTCAAATTCATAGAAGACGTTTTTACAGATAATATCGAAGTCGATACGAATACTACAGACAATTTTTCTATCTGGAGAAGAGAGAGTCAGACTGCACCTTCGTCTATTACAGACAGTGATGGTAACACAACACTCCTATCCTGCATAAACAGAGACAGTGGTGGTAACTACCTCGGCATTGGTGTGATGTCGGATCGTGCGATAAAAGTTTCTCTTGGACAACGTGCAAAGACTAGACGTTCTGCTTCTGATGGGATTGGTTCATATGTTTTGAGATCAAGTTCTCAGGGTGCACCTTCTGGTAGTGGTAGTTGGAGAGCAGTGGGTTCTGCGACAAACCGTAGAAGAGACCTAATTCAAACTTCGTATACTCGTACCAGAAACTCCACGTATACCAGAGACAGACAGTCAACCTATGCGGGAATTTATAACAGAACTAGAGTATCGAATTACACTAGGAATAGAACGTCCACATATTCTAGAAATTTCGTAGGCGACTTTGTTGCGACTTATCAAGGCAACTACATTGCAAACTTTATAGGTAACTATTCTCGTGGTTTCGTAGGTAATTACTCACGTAATTTTGCGGGTAACTATATCGGAGACTTTATTGGTAACTATCAAAGAGGGTTTGTCGGTAACTATACCGGAGACTTTACTGGTAACTACGCCCGTAACTTTCTTACGGGGTATTCCCGAAACTTCACTCGTGATAGGACATCAAATCAGACCGCTGTAAGAACGCAGACTCGTACCTCTTCATATTCTAGAACTTTCTCTAGGGTAAGAAGTTCAGCGTATACCAGAACGAGGACTTCTTATTACTCAAGAAATAGTGTTGCAAATAGAAACTCTCAGTACAACAGAACCTCTACACGTACTAGGTATGAATACTACTCTCGTTCTTTTGCGGGTAACTACGCACGTGCGTATACCAGAGATCGTCAACAAACTAGACACTCGACTTATAATAGAACCTTTATAGGTAACTATTCCCGTAACTATACACGGTTCTTTACTGGAGACTACACAAGAAACTCTTTTTATAACAGAACGGCATATTACAATCGGTTTCGTCCGAATCCAAACTGGGATCCTTGGAATGCAGCTCAAGGCCCCATATATTACTTAGGAGTCTACTCCCGAAATATCGCAACGGAAGGGCCTCTGTCATATAGTAGATCGTTTACCGGAAACTATTCAGGTAATGCACCGAACTACAGTAGAACTATTGTTTCGATTGGTCCACCTTGGCAGTGGAACTGGATTGCGGGCGAGTTCCCATCAGTCTATACTAGAACTTCACAATATACAGCGGCTTTCCAAAGAGTTCGTGTAGAAACTTATAACGCGAATTTTACCAGAAACCGAACCTCGAATTACGCAAGAGCGTTTACGAGAGATCGGATCTCATCGTATGCAAGACTTTTTGTCGCCAACTATATTGGAAACTATCAGCGAGTATTTACAAGAAGTCGGTCCTCAAATTTCTCACGTGATTTTGGGGGTAACTTTATAGGTGACTATGCGAGAACTTTCATAGGTGACTTCACTGGTAATTACTCACGTGATTTTGGGGGTAATTACTCACGTAACTTTACACGAAACAGGAATTCTGCATACAGTAGAAATTTCATTGGTAACTACACTGGGGACTTCTTAGCGAATTATATTGGTAATTACGCACGTAACTACTTTAGAGTAACACGGACATCTACATATACTAGAAACTCAACTAGAGATTCTCAGAGAACTATAGGTAGTGATTACACTCGAAATTCTACAAGAGACTCGACTAGAGTAAGATCAAGTACTTACACTAGAACTCGAAGTTCTACGTATACTAGAGACAGTACCGTTGGTCCTTATACAAGAAACAGGAACTCAAATTTCACGGCAACTAGAACGTCCTCATATTCTAGAGATTTCATAGGCGATTATACTAGAGGATTTTTAGGAGATTATATTGGCGATTATGCAAGAGGGTTTATTGGAAATTACTCTCGAACCTTCACTGGTAACTACACAGGTGAGACTGTCGGCAGTTCAACGGAACTTATCGAAACGTATACCTTGTATGTTAAATATGCATAAATACTCACAACAGGAGTAAATATGTCATCTAACATACCATTGAAATTAGAGGGAACCGCAGGCGATCTGCAAGAGATGACCTCTGGTGAGGAGAACTACATCTCTTATATCGTCGGTAAGGATAACCTTGCCGCGACTACTGGTGTGTCGGATTTAACTCTAACATCTACTGGTAACACCTCTATTGGATCGTTCGTTAACACCTTCTACAACGAAGCGGTGGGAACTCACCCAGCGTCTTCAATTACTTCGGGGTCAACGACTACAACAGTATATCAGGTTGCGGGAACAGAATCTCCGGACACTGGTAGTCTTCGTCCCATAGGTTACGCAACAGATGGCGGTTCCACTCCTAGTTTTTATGAGATGCCTGATTCTGATCTGAACGTTCTTGCGCGTCGAGTAAACTCACGTATTGCAACTTCGGACTATCCGGGCATCTACAAGTTAGCGACTGCCGCACCTAGTGGTGACTATGCAGTAAAAGTTTCTAACGTATTTACGGATACACAGACAGACGGTACTACAACACAATATAACATCTATCAAAGAACCGCAATGACCGCACCCACCACAGTCAGACCCGTTGGTCTTAGTGGTGGCGATCTTAAAGAGATGGCGGACAGTGACATCTCAGACTTGATAGGATCTTTTGTGCGTACACTTCGTGCAACGTCTGGAGAAATAGGATCATACCAACTGAGATCCTCATCACAAGGTGCACCAACAGATGCGGGTACTTGGACTTCGGTAGGAACTGCAACAGATACGAAGAAAAATATTGTTGAAACAAACTACACCCGAAACAGGAATTCTGCATACAGTAGGACTCGAAGTTCGAACTATACACGGACACGGGGTTCTACGTATACTCGCACGTCTCTTAGAAGCCGTGTCTCGAATTACGCTGGTGATTATGTTGGTAATTATACCAGAAACTTTATTGGTGATTACACCCGCGATTATCTGGGTAATTATATTGGCGACTTTATCGGGAACTACTCTCGCACCAGAGTATCAACATACTCTCGAACCAGAATAACAGACTACGCCGGTAACTTTATTGGTAACTACTCCAGAACTAGAGTTTCCAATTATACAAGGGATAGTCAAAGAACTTCGGTTCGCACCAGAGTCTCTGCGTACTCCAGAACCAGACCTTCTACTTACCAAAGGGATAGAGTGACCAACTTTGTCGGTGACTTTATTGGTAACTACACTCGCAATAGAATATCCAACTACACAAGAACTCGTGTGTCATCTTACGCTGGGGACTATGTTGGTAACTACGCACGTAACTTCCTTGGTAACTATAACAGAAATTTCTTGGGTAACTATCAGAGAAGTTTTGCCGGTGATTACGTAGGTAACTATACTAGAAACTCAACTAGAGATTCTCAGAGAACCAGAACTTCTACCTACACTCGAACGAGTACACGTACAAGACTTTCAACATATACTCGAACGAGTACACGTACAAGAAGTTCAGCGTACACACGAAACAGTACCAGAAACCGTGTATCTAACTATCTGGGTAACTACAACAGAAACTTCGCTGGTAATTACGTAGGTAACTATAACAGAAGTTTTGTGGGTAACTACGTAGGTAACTTCCTTGGTAACTACGTGGGTGATTTTGTTGGAGACTATACTCGACAAGGTGCATACGCTCGCGCATATGCGGGTGACTATCTGGGTAATGTCAACTACGTAGGTAACTACGCAGGAACCGTAAACTATCAACGTACTCGTGCAACCAATTATCAGAGGACTAGTACTGCGCCTCTTGATTATACTCGTGCACGTCCCGCAACTTTAGATTATACACGTACTCGTGCAACCAACTACGCAAGAACTGTAGCATACACTCGTGCACGTCCTGCAACTTTAGATTATACAAGGACCAGTACACGTACAAGTACTGCAACTGGTAACTATACTAGGAACCGTGTAGCTACACTGGACTACACCAGAGATCGTCAGCAAAACTATGCACGTACTTTGTATTACACTAGAACCAGTACTGGATCGGCCTCATATACCAGAAACAGAGTTGGTTCACAAGGATACAGTAGAACACTTAACTACACACGTGATGTCTACTATTACAGATCGACTCCGGCTCCGTATGGTTCGGTGTATGGTAGAACCCAAAACTTCTCTCGTACACTTACGTACTACAGAAACGCAACGTTCACCGGAAACTACAGTCGTAACCTCAGTTATACGGGTGACTATTTCCGTCTCGTATACTACTTGGCGAACTTCGTAGGTAACTACACTCGTAACGCTACATATACCGGAGATTATACTCGTACATTCAGTTACGCTGGTAACTTTACAGGTAACTACACTCGTAGCGTAACCTATACTGGTAACTACGCTCGTACCATAAACTATACGGGTGACTTCGTTGGTAACTACACTCGTAACGTAACCTATACTGGTAACTATTTAAGAACCGGATCATATTTGGGTGACTACGTTGGCAACTTCGTGGGTGACTATGTTAATGAAAATGCGGTTGCCTATGCGGGAGACTACATCAACGAAAACGTAAATTACGTTGGTAACTATGCACGAAACTTCTATCGAACACTCAACTATCAACGTACCCGTGTAACCGACTATCAACGTACCCGTGCAACTGATTACACACGTACTCGCGTGTCTGCTTACAGTAGAACAAGTACCCGAACCAGAGTATCCGCTTATTCTCAAAACTACGCAAGGACTTTCGTAGGGGACTTCACTGGTAACTATGCGAGAAACTTCGCCGGTGACTATGTGGGTAACTACTCAAGAGGTTTCGCTGGTGACTATGTGGGTAACTATGCACGTAACTTCCTTGGTAACTATACTGGGGACTTTATTGGCAACTACACAAGAACTTCTTTGAGGACTCGTTATTCACAATATACAAGAACTCGCGTATCGTCCTATACTAGAAACAGATCGTCAACCTACGCAAGAACCTCTACACGTACTAGTAACAGAGATTTCATTGGTGACTACACTCGTGGGTTCCTTGGTAATTACACACGGAACAGCGTCAATACCTTTGCGGGTAACTTTATAGGTGACTACGCCAGAAACTTTATTGGTAACTATACACGCAACTTCGAAGGTAACTACCTTGGTAACTATGTCGGAGACTATACACGTGACTTCGTGGGTAACTACTCAAGAGACAGAGAAACTATATTCACGGGTGACTTTATCGGTAACTATGCGAGAAACTTCATTGGAGAGTATTCAAGAAACTCAACCAGAGATTCGCAGAGAACCAGAACCTCAGCGTTTACTAGAACCCGAAATTCTGCGTACACTCGTACATCAACAAGAACAAGTACACAAACCTTCGCTGGAGATTACGTGGGTAACTACGCACGTGACTTCATTGGAGACTACAGTCGTGGGTTCATTGGAAACTATCAAAGAACTTTCGTTGGTAACTACACAGGTACAACCATCGATTCCGGTTCGTCCACAATCCAAACATACACGTTATATGTGAGATCCGCTTGACACGAATGATCTAGTGTTGTATAATAACACACTATATACTATTAATTTCGCCAATTAGGAGATTATGAAATGAGTTATAGGAAATGGCTTGACAACGCCTTCTGGGAAACCAGTGAAAAAGAAATGTTAAACTGCATCCTTGAGATGGAGGATGATGTTGGTCGAGTAACTCGACAAGTAATGAAGTTAAAAAAGACTGACTCCGAAGGAAACGAGAATCCGGACTTCGTTGAGGTTGTTGAATTCTTGGGTCAAGAACTCATTGACGAGAACACCGAAGAACGCAACGTTCGCAAGAAGAGAGAATCTGAAGAAGAGAAACAACGACAACTTGAACACGCTAAGGCGAGAAAGTTGGAAGAACTCTTCAACTACAAGTTGGAAGCCTTTGAGGTTCCGGAGATCAAAGACTCTAAAAACCGTCCTCTAAAATCTAAACTTCGTCGGGCAAAGAATAAGGTCGAAGTGAACCTATATGCAATTATGATCCTGATGGATGAACTCAAGAAGGCGGAAGAGAGTGACGGAGAAGAGTAGAGGTTTTGTAATTGTCGCATCTAAGAAAATTAATTTCTATAGGTACGCAATCAATCTGGCAGAGTCTATCCTTGACTATTACGAGGATGCGAAGATCACACTCTTTACTGAAGAGTGGATGTTCGAAGAGATCCATCGTGAAATCTTTGATCAAGTAATCTGGTGTTCCGATCACTATCGTGCAAAGTTATGGGGTATGGCGAAAACCCCATATGATCAAACGATGTACCTTGATGCGGATATGGAAGTCGAACATGAAGACATCCTAACCTGTTGGGACGAATTCGATAAGGGTGATGTAGTATTCTCCAAACTCACCGAAGAAAGAAGTTACACCTATGCAGAGTGGGAGTTCGACACACCGGAAGGAAAGACAGCGTTTACTTTGTGTGGTGGTATATGTCTCTATGATATGACCGTCCCTCTGGTAAAAGAATTCATGGATGACTGGTGGGATTTGACAAGGCGTCAAATGGATCATGAATGGTGGCCAAAAGGATACGCTGAGTCTCTTCGTTCTTGGGATCAGTTCTCACTCTGGTGGTTGACCACCAAAGAAGAGAAGTACAAGGACTTGAAGATCGGTGTCTTTGAAGACGATGTTCGTTGGAATTATTATAACGCATGGAACTGGGCAAGGACAAAACCCGAATCGGGTAAACCAGTAATCATTAGACATTACTCATGCGGTCTTGATAAGGATGGATATATTTTATGATGACAGACATACCTCTCCGGAACTCTGAGTTCCTAGAGATGTTGGAAAACTGTAGAAAACTGTTAACCGATGACGTAGAGGGTTTTCAAAAAAATCTTAGATATCACTGTGAGTCCGAACTTGATGACACCGAAGGTCAACGAGAGAAGTGGACCAGCGAAGATTATCTCAAGTATGTGGTTGAGGTTGAAGGTGATAAACATGAAGGGTTTCCTGATCACCTAGTTGGGTATGGTTTCAAACCACACCAACCAGATCAAAATGTCAAGTTGTTCAAACCTGGCCACGATCCAGTGTGGACTAATGAGTTCATCACTAAACTCTACGCGCACAATACAGATCTGGTAAATTTTCTTGGTGCAAAGAACAATGCGTTGTTCTGTTACTATCCGCCAGGCGGGTACATCTCATGGCATAACAATTGGAATGCGTCTGCATACAATTTGATATGTTCTTGGTCTGAGACTGGAGATGGGTGGTTCAAGTATCTTGATCCCAAAACAAGAGAGATAGTAACCATTCCGGACGAATCTGGTTGGCAGATCAAGGCCGGATACTTTGGTGGTCAACACGAAAAGGATAGGGTGTGTTATCATGCAGCGTCTACGGACTGTTGGAGGTTAACGGTATCCTTTATCTGGAACCACATGGAGAACTCACAAAACCTTCAGGACGATCTGTTATACGAAATTAGTTCTGAATAATCCGATTTCCAGTTTCCCGTTTATATAAATAAAAACATAGTATTCATCTAGGTTGGAAACTGGGAATGGCACACTACGAAGATATTATAATTGATCAGGGTGCAGACGTTGCAATCGAGTTAAATTTGGTGGAACAAGATGGTTCCAAAAAGAATTTGACTGGGTACAGCGCTGCCGCCAAATTGAAACGAAATTACAACTCTACAGATAGTGCAGACGTTATCGACTTCACATCTGTAATTGCAGATCCCGCAACTGACGGGGTTCTCATACTTTCCCTCACCAATAGTCAAACCGATGCATTGAGTTCTCGTGGTAGATATGTCTATGACGTAGAAATCTCGCATCAAGACTCCAATTCCAACACACTTATAGAAAGAGTACTACAAGGTAAAATATCAGTTTCACCATCTGTTACAAGGTAATTGATCGATGGCTATAAGAATACGTACAGGATCAAATACTGTAAACGTTGATAATGTTGCAACAAAAAATGTCACGATTGTAAAAAAGGTAACGGTTGGTAAACCTGTAAGAAAAGTTGATCCAAGGATAATCAACATTGATGAAATCCGTGGTATTGATACTTCAGGTAAAGTAAACGGTGACTCTCTCGTATGGAACGCAACTGAAGGACTTTGGAAACCTCAAAGGGTCGAATCCGCCGAGGAGGGCGCATTAACTCTCGACGAGTTGTCGGATGTAGATACATCCTCAAAAGTCAATGGAAGTGTGTTAATATACAACTCGACATCTGAGAATTTTGAAGCGAGTACGTCACTGGAACAACAGACTATTAACGGAGGCCAATACTAATGGCATCAATTATAAGAATAAAACGTTCTGGGACTAGTGGTAATCCCACAACGCTCGCGCAAGGCGAACTCGCGTATTCCTATTTTAATGGTGCCGGAGGGGATAGACTTTACGTAGGTACAGGGACAGAAACAAACGGAGATGCCGCAAATCATGAAGTGATCGGTGGTAAGTATTACGTTGATCTTCTTGGTGGTACAGGTAACGCTCCTTTCGGTACACTCACTGCGAATACCGCATTAATTGCAGACTCGAATTCAAAACTAGATCACCTGATTGTAGATAATATCGACCTAAACGGTGGTGCGATCACTACCACTACGGGCGGTCTGTTAATTGCACCAGACAACAGTAACATCAATGTTAGTGGTTCACGTATCCTTAATGTCGCAACTCCGATTGCGGATAGTGATGCGGTCAACAAATCATACGTTGATACACAGATTGCTAATGTATCGTTTACTATTGCGGATGACGCTTCAGACTCAGATTCGTTCTCTTCTGTATCGGGTGTTCTCACGTTTGCGAGTGGGGTCGGTCTAACCAGTGTTGTAACTAATGACACGATAACCTACACCCTAGACGATACTGCGGTAACGCCTGGCAGTTACGGATCCGCAACCACAATACCAACGTTCACGGTAGACCAACAAGGCAGACTAACCGCTGCGAGTACCGTTGCGGTTGCAACAACACTTACCGTCAACAACCATGCGATTTCTATACTAGATTCAGATTTGACTCTGGCGGCGTCCGGTAATCTGACGGTCAGTTTAGATTCTGCGTCCAACACGTTTACGTACAATCTTCCGGACGGAGGTATCTCTACCAAGGGTGCGGTCTCTCTAGATTCAGCTGACTTCGATGTTTCTTCCGGACACGTCACACTAGAAGACACCGTAGTCAAAAACATTGGTACAGACGGTAGTGACGTAGGTGTAAGTGGTCACAAGTTTGACATTGTTGGTAATAGTATTCAAGGTACGAGTACCTCTGCTTCGGGTTCTACACTAACCGTTACCGTTGCGGATGCGGACTCTAATCAGAAGGGTGTTGCATCGTTCTTGGTGGATGACTTTACCGCAAACGGTGGAGACATATCTCTTGTTCAGTCCGTAATTAAGTCAGTACAGACGGACACTGGTTCTATAGTACCGAATAACCATACCATCGCCATCTTTGGTGGAGAGGGTATGGATGTCACCCACAGTGGTACGATTATCACAGTTGCGGGTGAGGATGCGAACGACTCAAATAAAGGTATTGCATCGTTCGATGCGAACGACTTTACTGTCACTGCGGGTAACGTGGTTATCGCTGCTGGTGGTGTTGACAATGCACAACTTGCAAACGATGGAATTAATATTGGTTCCACGGATGTGAGTCTTGGTGACACGATCACCGATGTGGTTGGGTTAACTTCTCTTGTAGTAGACAACATCAAAATCGACGGTAATACCGTTAGTACTACAGACTCTAATGGTATCATGTATCTTGACCCGAACCCGACTGGGGATTCTGGGGACGTATACATTCTTGGAAATTTAACCGTCCAAGGCACCACTACAACCATCAACTCAACAGAGTTGACCATTAATGATCTTAAGATCACACTTGCGGACTCCGCTGCAAATGCAGCTGCCGCTGACGGTGCGGGTATCGCAATTGGTGGTGCAAACGCAGAATTCACTTATGCCGCTACGGGTGATAAGTGGGTTGCAAACAAACCTCTAGATGTTACAGGTGCACTTACTGTTGCGGGTAACGTAGAGGCAACGTCTCTCACTATTAACGGTGTCACATTTGAACAACTGGTTGATAGTGAAGTTGCAAACCTTCTGACTGCTGGAGAAGGTATTGATTTAACATATAACGATGGTACAAATGAACTAACCATCGCAGCAGAACTCGCCACGGTAAGTAACCTTGGCGTTGCGTCATTTGATTCGGATCAGTTTACTGTCACGTCTGGTGCGGTAACTATCTCCACGTTGGATGGCGGTACATATTAAAATCCCTTTATAGGGTCTAAAGGATGACAAATGTCAAATACTACGTTCCGGCTTAAAAGGAGTGCCGTAGCGGGTAAAATACCAACTGTAGGTCAGCTTGCGCTGGGTGAAGTTGCGATTAACACATACGATGGTAAACTGTACATCAAGAAAGATGTCAATGGAACAGAGTCCATTGTAACAGTAAATCCATCCGCAACTACTACCGCCCTAACCGAATTTTACTATGAAGCAGCTGATTCTGGACAGACGGCTTTTACTGGCGCGGATGAAAATGGGTTAACCTTAACGGTTACCCCCGCTCTAATAGATTTGTATCTCAACGGTGTTCTACTTGATCCTAATGTAGACTACGCCGTTGATAGTGACAGAACCACAGTCACGTTGACAGCGGGAGCGGATTCTGGTGATAAGGTCCAGATCGTTAGTATTACGAATGACATCCAGATCCAAGAATACAACTATACTGCGACTGCTCTCCAAACAACATTTACTGGTTCTGACAACAATACAAGAACTCTTAATTATGCGGCAGGATATCTTCAGGTCTATAACAACGGTGTCTTACTTGACCCCAACATAGACTACACTGCCTCGAATGGTACAAGTGTTGTTTTGACAACAGGAGCGACTGTAGGTGACTACCTTCAGATTTTCGCATTCCCTCAGTTCAATACTTCATCAAGTACCTTTAACGAATATTTCTTCGAACCGACTGAAGGTCAGACGGTTCTTAGTGGTGTAGACACAGAAGGTAACACACTACAATATAACGCCGGTTCTATCAAGGTGTTTAACAACGGTGTGTTGATGAATCCGGATACGGATTACACTGCAATAAACGGAACTTCGGTGACGTTTACTGTAGGACTTGCGGGTACAGATGAAGTACAGATAAACTCTTACCCGACACCAGACGCAAGACCGTCTTACGAGGATGTAAAGGTTGATGCGGGTATTTACATTGGGGGAACAACAGACGCCTACCTGATGGAAGAATACAAGACCGGAAGTTTCACTCCGGTTATTGCGGGTTCTACATCGGCAGGAACAGGAACATACGCTACGCAAGTTGGACGATATAACCGAATAGGGGATACCGTCAACTTTACATTACAACTTGTGTGGAGTGGACATAATGGTACAGGAGACATCAAGGTTACGGGACTACCCTATACCTCAGAGGACTCTTCGGGACAACATTATGTATTTTCGGCGGCAACTGATGGGGGACTATCATATACAGACGGGGACACATTGGTTGCACGATTACAGGCAAATTCAAGTGAAATAACATTGGAGACAGAGGACGGCGCTGGTAACAACAGTGGAGTAACGATGGATTCAAGTGGTCGGGTTAATATCACCGGCCTGTATTTCATTTAAGTATAAATAGAAGAGAATGTTGGATATGACCAACACGAAATGAGTTAAAGGGAACGACTAATGGCACAATCAAAAGCGAGATATTTGTCAAGTCTTCTGACAACATCTGGTTTTGTAAAAGACGATAGGTCGCAACTGGCGGGTTCGGATGGTACGATTGATGTAATCAATCTACCCACAATACCCAATAGTTCGCTAGAGAACTCTACTACGACCATCAACGGAACGTCCATATCATTGGGGGACTCCAATTCCTTTACAACAGATGCGTTTTCAGAGGGTAACAATAATCTATACTACACGTCAGTAAGAACAGATTCGGATGCGAAGAATGCGATATCGGGTGGAACTGGTATCACATACAACGCTTCGACTGGTATTATTGAAGTTACGGCTACAGGGGTTACCGCTGGGACTTACGGTAGTGCAACACTCGTTCCCGTTGTCACTGTCGATTCTCAGGGTCAAGTTACCTCTATCACAACCGCTACTGCCGCGACCCTAGACTCATTTGGATATAATCCGACTAACGCAAAACTTACAATTACTGCAAGTGATACGACTACGTATGAAGCAGACGTTACTCTTGCACCTTTTAGTACTGCGGATCTTCAAGAAACCACAAACCTGTACTACACACAATCTCGTGTAGACAGTGCTTTCGATGCAAGACTCGCCCAGAAAAATACCGGCGACATTTCGGAAGGTAGTAATCTTTACTACACAACGAATCGTTTTGATAGTGACTTCTCTGATAAGTCAACCACAAATCTGTCCGAAGGGACCAATCTGTATTATACGGACGCTCGGTTCGATAGTGCATTTGGAACTAAAACAACGACGAACGTTGCGGAAGGAACTAACCTTTATTATACAGACACTAGGTTTGATACAAGACTCGCTACAAAAACGACTTCGGATATCTCTGAGGGAACCAACCTGTACTACACAAACGGTAGGTTCGACTCAGACTTTGGACTGAAGACAACCAACTCTTTATCTGAAGGTAATACCAACCTATACTTCACGGACACCCGTGCACGTAACGCAATTGGTGCACAACAGAATGGTGGAGATGGAACGTTCTCCTATGACTCCGCCTCCGGTAGATTTACCTTTATTGGTCCTTCTGCAACAGAGGTTCGTGCACACCTTGTACAGGGTACGGGATTAACGTATGACTCCGCTTCGGGTGTATACTCTATTACTGCGAGTGGTGTAACTAGTGGTACGTATGGTGGTGACTCTTCTGTTGTTCAACTTTCGATCAACGCACAGGGTCAGATAGACAGTGCGAAGGCCATTACACTCAACACCAGTAACATGACAGAAGGGACAAATCTCTTCTACACGGATACTAGGGCCCGTAACGCACTCAACGTTGGTGGTGATCTGACATACGACTCAAGTACAGGACAACTTACTTTCACAGAAAGAACAGACGCAGAAGTAAGAAATCTTCTGTCAGTATCAGGTGACTTAACGTATGACAGTGCAACCGGACAATTCTCTTTCACAGAAAGAACGGACGCAGAAGTCCGTGGTCTTATCTCTGCAAGTGGTGGTGTAAACTACAATAGTTCTACTGGTAACATCTCTATCGATTCTTCGGAAACTAGAGCATTGTTCTCTGGTGGTACTGGAGTCACAATCACAAACGGTTCTGTCGCAATCGGACAGGCTGTTGCAACAACAAGTGACGTAACGTTCGCCAAGATCACAGGTGACTCTGCATCTATTGGACAGATTAACTTCAAGACTAACTGGGCAGACAGTCACATTGGATTCGCTGAAGGTGCAATGTGGTATGATCCACATCACAAGAATCTAAATTTCTACACAGACGTAGACGTAGCAATTGAACTTGGTCAACAGGTCATGGAACGAGTGTACAATGACACTGGTTCTACGATCTCAAAGGGTAAACCCCTCTACTACAGTGGTAACAGAACAGCAGATGATGGTAGGGAATGTCCTACCGTTGCACTTGCAAATGCAACAGATGACTCCAAGTATAACGTACAAGGTCTCGCTGCAGAAGACATTGCGGATGGTACGTATGGTATGATCTGCGTTGCGGGTGTACTGGATGACTTCGACACCTCGCATCTAACCGCTGGTCAAAACTTCTTTGCGGGTCTGACAGATGGTGCAACTCAGAATGCATCTCCCACATACCCGAACTATCCAATGTGTTTGGGTTGGGTTATTGAATCCTCTGTCACAAACGGTAAGGTTATTATAAACCAACAGAACCACTCTGTCAATAGTTTCCGTGTAAGAACTTCTGCACACATTGGTGATGACCTACAGGTCGATGGTAACCTCACAGTATTGGGTACTCAGACTATTGCGTCTTCGGAGAACGTCTCTATCGGTGCGGCGTTTAACTACCTCAACGCTGGTGACACAATCGGTGAGACCAACACCGCCTTTACGGGTAGTGGTCTGGACGATGCGTACTTTGCAGGACACTTCTCTGGAACTGCATCTACAAACTTCTATGTGAAGATTGGTACAACAGGGACACCCGATCAGTTTGAATGGGGTTATGATTCCGCATCACCTCAGGCAACCGGAATCAATATCACGGGTGGTGATCAGTTACTTGACGCCGGTATCTCTATCAACTTTGGTGCGACAACTGGTCACACTACAGGTGATAAGTGGACTGGTACTGCCGCTCCTACAGACGTAGACACTGGTTTCTTCTCTAACAGAAACACGGGTGGTACGGGTGTTGGATATACCCACGTGGGTATGTTCTACGATGTGTCCGCAAGTAGATGGAGACTGGTTGACGAATACTATCCAGAACCTTCTGGTTCAATCGATATCACGGACTCTTCTTTCTCCGCCGGTATCCTTGTAGTTGACACATTAGAAGGTAATGTGACAGGTAATGTGACAGGTACGGTGTCAGGTAACGCTGGGTCTGCAACCATTCTACAGAACTCACGTAACTTCTCTATTACGGGAGACGTGACTGCGAGTGCGGTTTCGTTTAACGGAAGTGGTAACGTAACCCTCACTGCAACTATTGACAGTGATGGTATCAACCATTTGAAGACCGACGATCTTCCTGAAGGGTCAACCAATCTGTACTACACAGACACAAGGGCCCGTAACGCTCTGAACGTTGGTGGTGACTTAACTTACGATTCTGCAAGTGGACAATTAACATTCACTCAGAGAACAGACGCTCAAGTTCGTGGACTGATCAGTGCGGGTGGTGACCTAAGTTACAACTCTGGTACTGGTGTGATGAGTTTCACTGAACGTACCGATGCAGAAGTAAGAGGGTTGGTAAGTGCAGGTGGAGACTTATCCTATAACTCTGGGACGGGTGTGTTCTCATTCAGTGAGACATACTCTACCGCAAACGAACTCTTGACTGCAATCAAAACTGTGGATGGTGCAACATCCGGCCTAGATGCAGACTTACTTGATGGTCAACACGGTTCTTACTACAGGATCAACGTGTATAATTCTAGTGGAACTTTGTTGAACTAAAGGAATAACAAATGGCGACACCAAATACTAGAGACGAGTTTATAGATTATTGTTTACGTGCACTTGGACATCCGGTCATCGAAATCAATATAGATGACGAACAACTGGATGACAGGGTTGATGAGTCTTTGCAATGGTTTCGGGAACATCATCCGGATGGGTCTCGCCGTTTCTACGTGTCTCATCAATTGTCACAGACGGACATCAATAATGGATATCTGGATCTGGGGAATACAGACATTAACACTGTGGTCCGTATGTTCCCTGTTAATACTGTGTCACAAACAACCAACTTCTTCGACATCAAATATCAGATGATGTTGAACGATATCACCGATCTAAATAATTATGCCGGTGATATTGCGTACTACGAAATGTTGCAACAACACCTGTCTCTACTTGATATGAAACTAACGGGTATGCCCGAAGTGACATTTTCAAAACAAGAGAACCGACTCTACTTCTATATGAGTAGCGAGAAGGTGAGTGTGGGTGACTATGTTGTTATTGAGGTTTACGGTATTCGAACTCCGTCTTCTGGTAGTTCGGACTACTTGTCTCTGTGGAACCACAAGTTCCTAAAAGAATACACAACTGCAATCATCAAAAAACAGTGGGGACAGAATTTATTGAAATTTGAAGGGATGCAACTTCCTGGCGGTGTCACCATATCTGGGCGACAAATCTACGAGGATGCACAAACTGACATCGAAAGAATCTTAACTAAGTTTAGGGAAGAGGAAGATGTTGGACCTATGTTCTTTATAGGATAACAGTATGCCAACCAACCCATATATCAGTCAGTCTGTAAAGAGTGAACAGAACTTATACGAAGACTTGGTGATTGAGTCACTGAAGTTTTACGGACAAGACGTATACTACATTCCACGAGAGATCGTCAATAAAGATAAAGTCTTTCTTGATGACGTTCCGTCACGCTTCACTGATGCGTATAAGGTGGAGATGTATATTGAGAACGTGGAAGGATGGCAGGGTGAGGGTGACTTGTTTACGAAATTCGGTATTGAGTTGCGTGACCAAGCTACCTTTGTTGTTGCACGTAGACGTTGGAAGAAACTGATCGGTGACTATCTGACCGAAAATAACTTCCGTCCACGTGAGGGTGATGTAATCTACACACCATTGTCAGAGTCTATCTGGCAGATCACTAAGGTAGAAACCGAAACTCCTTTCTACCAACTCAGTCAACTACCTACGTTCAGACTTCAGTGCGAACTCTTCGAGTACAGTGACGAAGACTTTGACACGGGTATCGACGATATTGACATCATCGAATATGAGGGTGCATATCAGTATGCACTGACAATGCATCCTAATGATACTACGGGTAGTATCGCCACCGCAACCGTTGATGGATTGGATTTCAACGGAGGTATTACAGGACTTACAGTTACTCACGCCGGTGCGGGATATGATAGTGCGGGTGCGGTTGTTGCAACATTCTCTGGTTTCGACTCGGCCGGTAACACCGCTAAGTTCGGTGAAAACTCTATCAACATGTCCCTCTCTAGAGGTATTGAAGGTAACGATCTTAAACTCATCGACAGTAGTGGTTTTGTCGAATACTTCCTGAGACTCAATGCATATCCGACTTCGGGTCAAGGTGCCATGTTCACCATTGGTGGTGGACAAGACGGAGGTACTAAACAGTATATCTTTGGTGTCGGTTCAGGCGGAGGTATTGTATACTCTCGTGCAGACAATGAGGGAGACTCTGCACAAATTGTTGGTGGTGTCACTCTCAGTTTGGGATCTTGGAACCACATAGGTATCGGTCAAGACAGCGATACCATGTACATGTTCATAAACGGAAGTAGAGTCACACCAAACGTTACCCTTCCAAATACTGCGGACTTTATCAGTGGTACGTATTCGTTTGGTGCGGTTGCCGCCCGTGATCTGGATGGTATATCTTATGGTGGTCTCTCCGGTCACATCGATGAGATCAAGGTTTCTGCGGGTACAGAAAATCAGATTCTCGCAAGTCGTTATTCCGGAGACTCCGACACAATCACTGTTCCTACTGTAGAACATGATAGTGACTCAAGAACATCTCTACTTGAACACGCTAACGGAACTCTACCTACGGTTACTGCGGTGTTGAACTCTTCGGGTGGAATTGGATCTTTAACAGTAGACACTGCTGGTTTCAACTACAACGGTACACCTACTGTATCTTTCAATACACCTGTAAACGGAGGAAACTTCGCTACGGGACAGATCGTTACTCAGGTATTCCCTACATACACAATGAAGGGCGAGGTAACAGACTGGTCAGATTCAGATCGTGTACTGCAACTCGCACACGTAGGTGCGACAGACGGGAAGTTCCACGAGTTCAATACAACACGCATGGTTACTAGTGGTTCGGTGCAACACGTTCCTTCATTGGTGACTGAGTTACAGGAGATTCAGAATACCGCACAGAATAAGATATTCGATGACTTTGAGGGCGACTTCTTAGACTTCTCAGAAAGTAACCCGTTTGGAGATATGAGTTAATGTTTGGTACTTGGTTTTACAACAAGAGAGTGAGGACTGCGGTATCCGTATTCGGATCGTTGTTCAATAACCTTTATGTCCTAAGACAGAACGCAAGTGGACAGACTATATCTACCGCTAAGGTTCCTCTGTCCTATGCACCCCGAAGAGACTTTATCGAAAGACTTGAAGCCATGCAGAGAGGTGAAGAGGCAGAACGTAGAGTTGCAGTCAAACTACCTAGAATGTCTTTCGAGATCACCAACATGCGGTATGACTCACTCAGACAGTTACCCAAGGTAAACTCTTTCTACGAAAACGTAGCGGGAGATGATTACAAACGTAAACGGGTGTACACATCTGTACCCTACGACATCGACTTCCAACTCAGTGTGTTTGCAAAGACACAAGATGATGCACTACAGATTGTAGAACAAATCATTCCATACTTCAACCCACAGTATTCAATTACTGTAAAACCCTTTGCGGATGAGATGAATATTAAAGAGGACGTGCCAATCGTCCTCACAGGAATAACCTTTCAAGATACCTACGATGGACCTTTAGAGACAAGAAGGACAATCGTTTATGATCTAACCTTCACCATGAAACTGTCTTTCTATGGACCGGAGAAAACTCAGAGTATTATTAGAGAGGTTAATAACAATCTGTATCTCATGGGTGCAGACAGTGACACCTTTATTCATAACATAAATATTACACCGGATCCAATTGATGTGAGTCCGGATAGTGACTATGGTTTTAATGTACAGTATTTGGATAGCGCCGGATGAGTGAAGACAACAAGAATATAAAGACAGACTACGAGTATTCTAGGGAGACGTATTACGACATCCTTGAGAAGGGACGTGAGTCTATGGATCTGATGATTGAGGTCGCTCGACAGAGTGAACACCCTCGTGCGTTTGAAGTCCTGTCCACCATGATGAAGAACATGGCAGACATCAACGACAAGTTGATGGAACTGAACAAGAAGAAAAAGGACGTAGAGAAAGAGGAACCCAAACAAGTCGGTACTACAAACAACAATCTCTTTATCGGGTCTACGACTGAACTCCAAAGATTTCTACAGAATGAACAAAAGGTGATTGATGCAGAGCCCATACGAGAAGAATAATTACCTTGGTAATCCTAACGTTAAAAAGGATGGGGTTAACGAGGAATGGGATTCTCACAAGGTTTCGGAATATCAGAAATGTATGCAAAATCCCGCATACTTTGCGAAGACCTATGTCAAGATTATATCACTTGATAAGGGACTTGTCAACTTCGACTTGTATCCATACCAAGAGAAAATGTTCCGACACTTCAACGAGAACAGATTTTCTATTGTACTCGCTTGTAGACAGTCCGGCAAATCTATTTCGTCTGTGGTCTACCTTCTATGGTATGCAATCTTTCATCCCGAAAAGACTATTGCAATTCTTGCAAACAAGGGTTCAACTGCAAGGGAGATGTTAGCGCGTGTTACACTCGCCCTTGAAAATTTACCTTTCTTTCTCCAACCGGGCTGCAAAGCACTCAACAAAGGTAGCATCGAATTTTCCAACAATAGTCGTATTATCGCTGCTGCTACCAGTGGCAGTTCTATCCGTGGTATGTCTGTTAACCTTCTATTTCTTGATGAGTTTGCTTTCGTTGAACGGGCTTCTGAATTCTATACTTCTACCTACCCTGTCATCTCTTCTGGAAAGGACACAAAGGTTGTCATCACATCTACTGCAAACGGTATCGGAAACACTTTCCACAAGATATGGGAAGGGGCGGTACAAAAAGTTAATGAGTATCAGGCATTCACAGTAAACTGGTGGGATGTGCCAGGCCGTGATGAGGAGTGGAAGAAACAGACTATATCAAATACATCTCAACTCCAGTTTGATCAGGAGTTCGGGAACACATTTTTCGGGACGGGTGATACTTTAATCAATGCAGAGACTCTGCTTGACTTTCGATCAAAACCGCCAATTGAAGTTCTCGAAGGTGGGAACTTCTTGGTATATCAGACCCCTCAAAAGGGTCACGAATACATCACCTTAGTAGATGTATCAAAAGGTAGAGGGCAGGATTATTCTACGTTTAACGTAATCGACATATCGGTCCAACCTTTTAAACAGGTTGCGGTTTATCGCTGTAACACTATATCTCCAATTCTCTTACCCAACTTTATCTATAAGTATTCGAATCTCTACAACAACGCATACGTAGTAATTGAATCAAATGATGCGGGTTCGGTGGTATGTAATGGATTATATCATGACTTGGAGTATGAGAATGTTCACGTTACCAGTTCAGTAAAAGCGTCTGGTATTGGTATTGAAATGAACCGTAAGGTCAAACGTCTGGGCTGTTCTGCAATCAAGGACATCCTTGAAAACCGCAAGTTGGAAATTGTTGATGAGAATACCATACTAGAGATATCGACGTTCGTATCGAAGGGTCAGTCTTATGAGGCGTCTGAAGGAAACCACGATGATCTCATGATGAACTTAGTACTGTTTGGGTATTTTGTCTCAACGCAATTCTTTGCAGATATGACCGACATCAACATCAAACAGATGTTATTTGAAAGAAGAATGAAGGAGATCGAAGACGATGTACCCCCATTCGGTTTTGTTGATACTGGATTAGAAAATATAGTTGAGGAACCGATTATAGAAAATGAGTGGCAAGTCTGGAAACAGGATAACTGGTGAAATTCTCCCTTTTTATAAATAAAAGTGTTGAATAGACCCGTATCATGTTAAACTCATAATTTGTAAACGAAAAAAGGAAAACAGTCATGGCATTAACCACACCGTCTGCTTCTCCTGCAATCACAGTCAAAGAGATCGACCTCTCAGGATTCGCTCCTAATGTCACAACTTCGACTGGTGCGTTTGTAGGTAAGTTTCGTTGGGGCCCGGCAGAGGAACGCACACTAGTAGCAGATGAAGCTGGTCTAGTGCAAGTTTTCGCCGCACCTAATGAAGATCATGCGACAGACTTTTTGTCTGCCGTGTACTTTTTAAAGTACTCAAACTCGTTGTTTGTTGTACGTGGTCACAATGGTTCTAAAAACGCACATTCCGGTTATGCCGCGGATGTGAACACCAGTGACTCCGGAGACAACATCGTAGTAAAAAACACTAATCACTTCGATACCACAGTCAAGAGTTCTCTCAATGCATCCACCAATAACTCTGGTGCATTCATTTCGAGATTCCCTGGCGCTTTGGGTAACGGACTTTCAGTAACATTCTGTCCTGCCGACAGTGCAGATCGTTACTTTAATCAATGGGACTATCGTGGTTCCTTTGACCGTGCACCCACTTCAAGTTCTTGGGCGACAGATCGTTCAGGTACTTTGGATGAAATCCACGTTGCGGTTATTGACCGCAAGGGTGAATTCACAGGTACGCCTGGCTCGGTACTCGAAACCTTCCCACACCTTTCAGTTGCAAAAGGTGCGGTATCTACAGAAGGTGAACCACAGTACGTGGTAGACGCCATCAACCAGTCTTCTGGATATATCAGAATGTCTGGTTACTTTGATGGTGACTCTGCATTCTCTTCCACTCTTGCTGGTGGACAGGGTATTGGTCAGTACTGGGGAACCACTCCTGAAGTAGATTCCGCTACTAACTTTAGTACAGGAACTTCTGGATGGTTGAATTGGGACTCAGACAATAACGCACTCATCAAACTTTCGAATGGTGCAGATGACACTGACTTCACCGCTGGTGATATTGGTACTGCATTCGACTTGTTTGAAGATACAGAGAACGTCACAGTAGACTTCCTGATCTCACCTGTAGGTAACGGATCAGTGAATGACAGTGACGCTGTTACTATTGTCAATGATCTTAACGGTATCGCACAACAGACTCGTAAAGACTGTGTTGTCGTGACTTCACCTAAGCGTAATGATACTGTTGGTGTCGCCGCTGGCACTGCGGTTTCCAATGCGGTTACGTTTGCAAATAGTTTGACAAACTCATCGTACCTAGTAGTCGATAACAACTACCTCAAGGTTTTCGACAAGTACAATGACAAGTATGTCTTCATTCCTGCTGCATCATCTACTGCTGGTCTTATGGCTGCAACAGATGCGGTGGCCGCTCCTTGGTTCTCCCCTGCTGGTCAACGTAGAGGTAATTATGTCGGTGTAACCGATCTTGCAATTACTCCTAACAAGACTCAGAGAGATACATTGTATAAGGCGGGTATTAACCCCATCGCCAACATTCCTGGCGCTGCAATCGTACTCTTCGGGGATAAAACCCATGAGAACAGACCTTCTGCATTCGACAGAATCAACGTTCGTAGATTGTTCCTTGCACTGGAGCGTTCAATCGCTGCCGCTGCGAAGAACATCCTGTTTGAATTCAACGACGAGTTTACTCGTGCAGAATTCGTGAACGTTGTCGAACCTCTGTTGCGTGAGATCAGGGGTCGAAGAGGTATCACAGACTTCCGTGTTGTATGTGACGAAACAAACAACACGCCCGCTGTGGTCGATAGAAACGAATTTGTCGCTTCCATCTTTATCAAACCCGCACGTTCAATCAACTACGTAACACTGAACTTTGTTGCAGTTAGAACGGGTGTCCAGTTTGATGAAGTTGTGGGTGCGGTCTAAGATAACAGGAGCTTAAGAAATGGCAATTTTAGGAGTAGATGACTTCAAGTCGAAGTTAAGAGGTGGTGGCGCTCGCGCCAACATGTTCAAGGCGACTGTTAACTTCCCCGCATATGCAGGGGGAGATGTGGAACTCACATCTTTCCTATGTAAGGCGGCACAGTTGCCCGCATCCGAAATGGGGGTTGTTACAATCCCGTTTCGTGGTAGACAGTTGAAGATCGCCGGTGACCGTACCTTCGGTACGTGGACCGTGACTATCATCAACGATACGGACTTCTTGGTACGTAACTCACTCGAACAGTGGATGAATGGTATTAATTCTCACCAAGCAAACACTGGTCTTACCAACCCCGTTGACTATCAGGCTGACCTGATCGTTGAACAGTTGGACAAGGATGGGTCAACTATCAAGACATATAATTTCCGTGGGTGTTTCCCAACTAACGTTGCGGCCATCGACGTGAATTATGAAACAGTAGATGCGATTGAGGACTTCACTTGTGAATTCCAAGTCCAGTACTGGGAGTCTAACACTACCAATTAATGGTGGTATAAGTATAGGGTACGGAGGGGTAACTCTCCGTACCTTCTTACTATAGTAGAGTTTGGAATATATGGCAGAGAACAACGGTATCAAACTTTTTGGATTCGAGTTAAAGAGGATCCAGAAGAAAGATAAAGAACAGGAAAAACTCCCCTCTATTGTCCCAAAACAGGATGATGATGGCGCGGGGTATGTAACTGCCAGTGGAGCCCACTTCGGTCAATATATTGACATGAATGGGAACGAAGCGAAAGACAATGCAGAACTCATCAAAAAATATCGTGGTATCGCAGAACATCCTGAAGTAGATGCCGCCATCGAAGATATTGTTAATGAGTCTATCAGTGCATCTGATGCAGAGTCATCCGTTGAAATCGTTCTTGATAAGGTAGAGGCACCCGACAGAATTAAGAAACTGATTGTTGAAGAATTTGACAATGTATGTTCTATGATGAACTTCAATGATCACGCCCACGATATCTTTAGATCGTGGTACGTTGATGGTCGTATCGTACACCATCTAGTAGTAAACGAATCAAACCTCAAGGCGGGTATTCAAGAGATCCGGTCAATCGACTCCTCTAAGATCCGCAAAGTAAAAGAGGTCAAATACAAAAAGGATCAAAAGACAGACGCCAAAATCGTTGATAGTGTAAATGAGTTTTACATCTATCAAGAGAAGGCGGGTGCGAACCAAGGCATCAAATTGTCTCCGGATTCTGTTTCGTATGTGACTTCGGGTCTACTTGACCCCTCTCGCAAACGTGTAGTGTCTTATCTACACAAGGCAATTAAACCCGTCAACCAGTTAAGGATGATGGAAGACTCTCTGGTGATCTATCGTCTCGCACGTGCACCTGAGAGAAGAATTTTCTATATCGACGTTGGTAACCTACCTACGGGTAAGGCAGAACAACACATGAAAGACATCATGTCTCGTTATAGAAATAAGTTAGTCTACGATGCAAACACTGGACAGATCAAAGATGATCGTAAACACATGTCCATGTTGGAAGACTTCTGGTTACCTCGTAGAGAGGGTGGACGTGGTACAGAGATCAGTACCCTGCCTGGCGGGGAGAACCTTGGACAGATAGATGACATCATCTACTTCCAGAAGAAACTGTACCGTTCATTGAATGTACCTATCAATAGACTGGAACAAGAAGCCCAGTTCTCGTTAGGTCGTTCAACAGAAATCAATAGGGACGAAGTAAAGTTCCAGAAGTTTGTTGATAGACTTCGCAGACGTTTCTCTATGATGTTCTTGGGCATCATCAAGAAACAACTTGTCCTCAAGGGTATCATCACCGATGAGGATTGGGATGAGTGGAAGAACGATATCGTCATCGACTTTATTCGTGACAACCACTTCACCGAACTTAAGAACGCTGAGTTGTTAAGGGAACGTCTGGATACTATGGACAGAATTACACAGTATGTTGGTGAATACTTCTCGCGTGAATGGGTAATGAAAAATGTTATGATGATGTCAGATGATGACATCGAACAGATGAAAGATGAGGTCGAATCCGAAAACGATAAAGGTGACGGAGGAGAGGCGGACGATGGCGACGAATTCCAGTAATGAATTACTTGGAGTGGTTGGCACAGTTCTTTGATTTAAACCATGATGGTCAAGAAGACCGTCACGATGACTATGAGAAAATAGGAGAACCTGAAGATGAGTGATAACGAAACAGTTGAAGACGTAGTTGATCAAGAGATCCCTACATCTATGCAACAGGATTTTATTGACATGGTGCAGGCTGGTAACTTCAACAAAGCGAAGGAACAGTTTGACACCATGATGGCGGACAAGATGACTGCACGTCTTGACGCCGAGAAAGCGGCAGTCGCATCTAGTATCTTTAACTCTGACGAAGACATCGATCTAGAAGACGATGATTTCTTCGATGTAGAAGATGAAGATGAACTGGATGAACTCGACGAGTACGAGTTAGAACTCGAAGATGAGGACACCGCTGAACAAGAGGGTAAAGAAATTTATTCTGGTGCAGAAATCTAAATTTGTATAAATAATAGTCAAGGGAAACTTATGCAAACTTTTTTAGAACTTCGTGAGAAGTTGGGACGAAAACCAACTGGTACTATCGTCTACGATAAAAAAATTAATAAGATCCCTGTACAGATTTATAAGGACAATAAAGGGTTCACCGCCTATGTTGATGGCGATAGATTGGACACCTTTAAGTCGCAGAAAGATGCACAGAGGTCCGCAGAGAACATCGTCAAGGAATTAACCTAATGAAGTTAATCAGCGAATACGTAGAAAACGATCTACAATGTATTGTAGAGAAGAAAGAAGATGGCGCAAAGAAATACGTCATCGAAGGTATTTTCGCGCAGGCGGACGCAAAGAATAGAAACGGACGTATCTACCCCAAACCAATTATGGAGAATGCGGTAGGTAAGTACGTAAAAGAACAAGTATCTAAGAAACGTGCGGTTGGTGAATTGAATCACCCTGAAGGACCGACAGTTAACTTAGACAAAGTTTCTCACCTCATCACTGACCTCAAGTTTGAGGGGAATGATGTGGTAGGAAAGGCACAAATATTGGATACTCCTATGGGTAAGATCGTTCAAGGTCTTCTTGAGGGTGGTGTTCAACTAGGTGTGTCAACTCGTGGTATGGGTAGCCTTGAACAACGGAACGGCGCAATGTACGTCAAAGACGATTTTATTCTTAGTACGGTTGACATCGTACAAGATCCATCCGCACCGGATGCCTTCGTTAATGGAATCATGGAAGGTGTTGATTGGATCTGGAATAACGGCGTTCTAGAAGCTCAGGTAATTGAAAAAATGGAGACTGAAATTAAAACTGCTCCGAAGGCGTTTCGTCCTGAAACGCAAATTCGAGAGTTTAAGAATTTCCTCTCGTTAATTAAATCACAATTGTAAGGAGTCAATAATGACTGAAGAAACTAAAGTCGAAGTTGAACTCCACGATGAAGAAATTAACGATATCGTGGAAGAGACTCTCGAAGAGGCGGCTCCTGCTGCTAAGGGTGCAAAGGGTGATGAAGGGGCCGTAACGGAACCTGAGTCAATCGCATCTGTAGACAAGGCTGCAGACGCCGTTAAATCGCAAGCTCCTGTTCCGAAAACTAAGGCAGGTATGATCAATGCTATGTTCACTAAGATGAACGGTATGTCTAAGGCAGAAATGTCTAAGATGTATGCATCATACATGGGTGAAGGTGTTGAAGTTGAAGAAGGTGCGGAAGAAGTGGTTGCTGAAACCATTGACACTACCGCAGAACTGAACGCATTGGTCGAGTCTGAGGCAACACTCAGTGATGAGTTCAAGGCCAAGACTGCCGTAATTTTCGAAGCTGCTGTGAAGACGAAACTCTCTGAAGAAGTTGAGAGAATCGAAGATCAGTATAAGAGCGAACTTGCCGAAGAGGTATCCTCTATTAAAGAAGACCTCGTAGGTAAAGTAGACAGCTACCTCAACTACGTTGTTGAGACTTGGATGGAAGAGAACAAAGTTGCAGTTCAGAACGGTCTCCGTACTGAAATTGCAGAGACGTTCATGAACAAGATGAAGGATCTATTCGTAGAGTCTTACATCGAAGTTCCTGAGTCCAAGTTGGATCTAGTTGACGAACTGGCTGAACAGGTTGAAGAGTTGGAAGGAAAACTCAACACTCAAACTGGAGACAACATCAAACTTGCAGAACAACTGGAAGTACTCCAACGTGACGCGATCATTGCAGAAGCAACTCGTGGAATGGCAGAGACTCAAGTTGAGAAACTGCGTGGTATGGTAGAGTCTGTAGATTTTGATGACGAAGAGTCTTTCAAAACTAAAGTTCAGACAGTTAAAGAATCTTTCTTTAAGACAGAAAAACCCGTGGTTAGTGAGGAACTCACCGCCGAAGAACCTGAGACTGAAATCGAAGTTTCTTCTGTGATGGAACAATACCTCGCTGCCATTAAGAAAACTACTCAATCACAGTAAGGAATATCTAAATGAACACTAACTCTTACGATCAATTGATCGAAAAGTGGAGTCCGGTACTGAACGAAGAGTCTGCTGGTGTGATCGCAGATCGTCACCGCAAGGCCGTTACTGCCGCGATTCTTGAAAACCAAGAACGTGCAATGCGGGAAGACCGCGCTGCATCCGCTGGGTTCCTCACGGAAGCCGCTCCTGCCAACAACACTACCAGTGCATCGAACTGGGATCCTATTCTGATCTCTCTCGTTCGTCGCGCTATGCCTAACCTCATGGCATATGACGTATGTGGTGTTCAGCCTATGTCTGGACCTACTGGTCTTATTTTCGCCATGAAGTCTCGTTACGGTGGTGGTTCTACCTCTAACCGTGAAGCACTGTTCAACGAAGCAGAAACCACATTCTCTGGTGACTCTTCTGGTGTTGCTGCTCACGATAGTGACAACGTATCTGGTTTCAACGGAATCGCACCTTCTGGTGACTCCGCTGATACTCTTCGTGGTACTAATCTCACTGGTCGCCCAATGTCTACTGCTGATGCAGAAGCCCTTGGTTCTTCTGGTGCAGGTGCTTTCGAAGAGATGGGTTTCACCATCGAAAAGGCCACGGTGACTGCGAAGTCTCGTGCGTTGAAAGCCGAGTACTCACTTGAACTCGCACAAGACCTGAAGGCGATTCACGGTCTTGACGCAGAGACAGAATTGGCGAACATTCTGTCAACGGAAATCCTCGCGGAAATCAACCGTGAAGTTATCCGTACCATCAACTCTCAGGCGAAGACGGGTTGTCTTCAGGCAAACGTTACTAAGAACGGTATCTTTAACCTTTCTTCGGACGCTGATGGTCGTTGGTCTGCTGAGAAGTTCAAGGGTCTGGTTGTACAACTTGACCGCGAAGCGAACGTAATCGCAAAAGAAACTCGTCGCGGTAAGGGTAACGTAATCATCTGTTCTTCAGATGTTGCGACTGCTCTGTCTGCTTCTGGTATGTTGGATTACACTCCTGCAATGTCTACTCAACTTCAGGTTGATGACACAGGTAACACCTTCGCTGGTACATTGAACGGACGCATCAAGGTCTACATCGATCCTTATGCACAAACCGACTATGTAACTGTTGGATATAAGGGTACTAACCCTTATGACTCTGGTGTTTTCTATTGTCCTTACGTTCCTCTGACTATGGTCAAGGCCGTTGGGGAAGACACTTTCCAACCGAAGATCGGTTTCAAGACTCGTTACGGCATGGCTTCGAATCCTTTCGTGGGTGCAACACCTGCTGACGGTCTCGCTGCTGCTAAGAGTAACCAGTACTACCGTATCTTCCGTGTGGACAACATCCTCACATAAGATAAAAAATAAAAAGAAACTCGAAAGAGTCATTTTTTGGGGGGACGCTGCAGTCCCCCCTTTTTTATGCATATATAATAATGGTACGACATGGTAGTCTCCTAGTGAAAGGAAGCATAACTTAAAGGAGCATGTAGTATGAAATGGTTAATACTAGCGCTAGTGTTGATTCCGTTTTCTGCCCATTCTGAAACGGTAATCAATTATGATGATGGATCGACATACACTCTATCCGAAGGCGAGAAAATTTACATCGCCAAACGTAAGTTGTTCACACAGAAAAACTACAATAACGGTAATGTGTATTTTACACTTCAGAAAGAACATACCAAGAGAGATTATGTTCCCGATCCAGACGGAACCGATGATATGGTAGTGGGTTCTCATGAATGGTGCAAAGCATATGTACCGTGGCATGAAGGTCTAACTTTTGATATGATTGCGTGGCAACGTTTCTGTGACACCGATAATGATGGTGACTATGACGAAGACGATGATCGTTGGAATGAGTAATAAAAAGGGGACTTAACGTCCCCTCTTTTTTAACCAACTGTTGGTTAAATTTAACCAACTGTTAATTGTTGTTTCTGATCTTGTAACAGTTTCAAACCAACTTCTTTGAATTCGAAACCAGACTTTTCAAAGAAGAACTCTATCATGTTACGGTCTGCAATATACTTTGGCGAACCGATCCATTGATCATGGTCAGAGATTTTTGGGTGATAGACGATACACACTGCCTTCGTGTATCCGTGTTCTTGGTGTGCCTCGAAAAAGTTAGACATGAAGGTCTGAAGCGAACCACCAGAACCACTTGTGATAACTTCAACAAATGTCTTGCCGTCTTGGTAAGATGGAATGATCTCTTCGTAAAGTTTTTTCTTGTTGGCACCCTCTCTCCACTTGATGTGCTTCTGGCCTAGCAAACTCAGTTCTTCGTTCTCGATTGCTTTCTTCGCCTTGTTGATAGCAGAGTTGATTTGACGTTTGGTGATATTGAACTTCTCAAGTGCAAGGATCATTGCATCCGAATCAAGATCGATGTTGTGGTTATAGTAGAGACTCTGTGCAATCTTGGAGAAATCGTCAGATTGGTTTACCTTTGGTTGAATCTTACCTTCCTGAACATTCAACATCATGCCCAAATATTCGATCTCTGAATCTGTCAGACCTTCCCACATTGACAGGGGAACACGAACTACCTCAAGAGTAACACCGTGTTTTGAGTCGTTGGTCGCACGGGTAGAGTGGTTACCACCAATACCAGCAGAACCATCAACACCAAAGTCTCGATCACCTTCTTCAAAATATCCTTCTAAAAGAACCGCCTGAAGTTTTAACTTCTCTGTGTTCCCGTGTTCCTCATCGATAGCGTTCTGGATATTCTGTTTGTGCGTCCAGTCATCTTCTGCACGTACTTGAATGAAGGTTGTCTTGACAACCTCAGACGCCATCTCCTGTTCACCCTTCATGTTCTTGATCTCTTCTGCGAGAGTCAGAACACGATCCATATCGAACTTCTTACTGGCGGGTGACCCGTTAGACTTATTAAAAAACATCACATTGGATTTTGCATTTGCTTCACTTAACACTCTATATTCCTCATTTTGCATTGCACCCCAACTACCAGTACGTAGTATCTCGTAGTCAAAGTCATTATAACTCTCTCTCAAGAGTTGGTTAAATTCTTCACATTTGGAAGAATGGTTATACCCATCTGAGATCAGACCCTTATGGATGCCAACATACATACGTCCGGTTGGACGGTGCGTATATTGGTATAGGTATGCTTCGTATTTCATGTTTTAATAATAACAAACTGGACACTATTTGTCAAGGGCTTTATCCATCTTTTTTGCGAATTCCTCGAAATACTGGTCTTCACTCAGAAGAACCTTGGAGTAGTTGTTGCGGTACTCTTCCAACTTGTTATCAAAGAAAGTAGGGTCTCGTAACTCTAGGATCTTTTCCTCAAGTTCCTCAAACGTCTGGACTCTCTGCCAAGGGTCTATGTTATACGTGTTGTCTATGTCATAGTCCTGCCACACAAAGGGGACGATACCAATAGACAACGCCTCTGGATATCGTGACGTAGTGGCGTGTGGGTCTAACCAGTTGAAACATAGAGTAGACCGTGCGGGTTCTAGTAGAGGATAGAGTTTTCTCCAGTCCTTGATCCACTTGGATTGTCTCTGCACACCCGAAGGGAATCCGCCGATCATGACGGTAGACAACTGAGACCTATAGATTTTACGGATGGTCTTCTCTCTATCGTTTCCATGTTTCATCCTACCCCAATACCCAAAGTCCACAGACTTACCTTCGAACATCAAATCGGAGATGGGGTTCTTCAACCTCTGAATGAAGTGATACTTCATACCGTGAATATTTCCACTGAAGTCTATCTCATCTATGGTCACAAACTTCTTGATGTTTGGCAGGAAACTGCGGTACAGTTCTTCGGTGTCTCCCCTGTCACTACGGAACATCACTACAGTCTTGCCTTCGAAGTAGGGTGCAATCTTATCAATGTGAGACTGACTCTTCGCCAAGTCTTTGGGGTTCATCTGTAACTCACCGTGATACCGAAACTCACTGTCACTTGGTATGACAATAACATCTGCGGACTCAATGGTTTCGGGTGTACGTTTAGGGCGTGTCCCATCAAAGGAACAATTGTACGTATCGTAGTTGTGTTCGGGGTGCGCCTTCATCCACTTGACGTAGTTCTCGAAGAAACTGTCCAGTACGGTTTCGAGTGGTCCTTCATACTTAACAAAGGATCTCAGTCTTGCGATGGTAATGTTCATCGTATAATATCAATCTCGTTCATGGTGTCCTGATTCCAGACCTCTAGTTCTGTACGGACACGATTTTCATTCTTCAACTTGTCGTAACGTTTACTGGCGAGTTTCTTCCACCACGCGATCACGTTATCTAGTTCAAACCTATCAAAGTTTTCTGCCTTGATCAGGTTATCGGTCCTACCCAATAGAACGTCCCGCACATTAGAGTAACCATACTCACCCATATAAAAACGTTTCTGTGTAGTCACATCACCCGCAGTCGATATCTTATCAACAAATTTGTTGTACGCCTCCGTGTCATGATGTTTCAGTGATGCCTTGACGATACTCACCATCTTGGTTTGCATCTTTAGTTTACGGGATGACGCACCCTTGTGCACTAACTCCTCACCACCGTTCTTCTCAGTAAACCAATCCCTCATCTCTGGATAGAAGTCATCCCCTAGAGTCAACAGGAACTTAGATTGTGTGTCGCCCTTGTACCGTAGATAAGGACGCATACCATCATACATCGATGCGCCCTTGAGGTTACCATACAACGAGGTGGTTTCAAAGAGACAGAACTCTGTATCATATTTGTCATTCAACATTCTGCGACTATCATGGGAACAACAGATGGCGGCAAGTAACTTACCACCAAGATAGTTAAACCCAAAGGGTTGGGCGGGTACGATGTTGAACCCCATGATTGCACGTTTGTTGAATATGTCAAGATCCGGTACACCCCCAAGATACTCGTTCCGTGGTTTGGAATTGATTAGAGGAGATCCAAACCGAATGAACCCACATATGGTGTTGGTGGTTGTTTCTCTGACTACCATCTTTAATGTCTTGCCAGGCGACTCATCCGGAGAGAACGAGGCAGTCTTTTCAAGTAGGGTGTCAAACAACTCGTGTGGGATTTGTTGGATACGGAAGTCCATATCTTGGGGGTGCAAATCAAACTGTTGGAACAGGTCATCCTCAACGGACATGCCTGGCAACGGTGCGGGGATGTTCCTCACACGTTCGATCTTACGTGCACGGAAATAGTCATCGATACGTTCGAAGTCATCGAAGTAATCCATGAGTTTCCACGCTGCGTGAAATGCGTCTTTCTTTGATAAAATCATATTGAACCTCTAATCATGTACCATTATATAGCATCCAGACAAGTTTGTCAAGTGTATAAATAGAGGTGTACATAGGAGTGACTCATGGCGAAATCTACCTTAACCGCAAACAAAAACTTTTTACAACCCACAGGGTTTAGAGTAAGCATCGACAACACGTTGTTCGGTAACGTGCAGTTCTTTGCACAATCCATATCACATCCGGGCGCTTCCACGAACGCAGTCGAGGTTGGTATACCTAGAGTTACTGGAATCCCATTTTCAGGATCTAAGATAACATATTCTGACCTTACTGTCAACCTTATTCTTGACGAAGACATGCAGTCCTACACAGAACTACAGAAGTGGATGGAGCGTCTGGTCAACGAGAAAGAGGTTAGGCCAGGCGATAGGTACAGAGGACAGGTCGAGAAGGATGAAACATATTCCGACATCACGGTTACCATCTTGACCAGTCAGAACAACTCAAACTTGCGAATCAGATACAACGATGCGATCATCACTAATCTGGGCAGTTTTGAGTTGAACGCAAACGCAAACGATATTACTTACATTCAATTCCCCGCAACCTTCCGGTTCAGGGACTTCGAGATCGTCAAACTATAACTTGACACAACACGACAAAACGGGTATAATAATATGGAAATAAACCCAATAGAACCAGCGTCTATGCCAATGAAGTCATGGTGGAACGAGGTACAGACACAAAAGGTTCAAAAGAAATTGGTAGAGGGTGGTACTGCAATGCAATACACCATCTATACATATAACCGATATGGACAACTGATAGAGTCTGAGGTGAGGGTTCAACAACTTGATATGAGGGCATAGATGCTAGACCTTGATAATATTTTGAAAGAGTGGGCAGAAGACTGTAAGATCCCCCAACACCAACTAGATGAAACATCCCGTAACACACCTAGTCTACACGCAAAGTACTTGCAGTACCTATCTTTGACTAAATTGAACCTGAAGAGGGCAGAACACTCTCAGAAGGATCTACTCAAAGACAAGTGGTTGTACTACAACGGTAAGATGGATGAGGAAACTCTTCAGTCTAAGAACTGGCATCCGGACCCCTTTGACGGATTGAAGATTATGAAAGGTGACATGAACTATTACTATGACTCCGATCCTGAGATTCAGAAGTCCGAAGAAAAAATCGTTTACCTTAAAACGATTATAGATACTCTGGTCGAGATAGTCGATAGTCTGAAGTGGAGACACCAGACCGTGAAGAACATTATTGAGTGGAGAAAGTTCGATGCCGGAGGTTAATCGTGGCGAAGAATTCTAACGTCATTACCAAGAAGGTTATTAATGACGTACACCGCAAGGGTACGTCTATTGGTAATGGTAAAGTCAAGCGCAGTTCCATGAACAAGGATAAGAAACGTTCCTTCAAGAAGTATCGCGGTCAAGGACGATAGTTCATGGAAAGTACCATTCGTATTCGGATGTTAGATCATTCGAGAATGGCGGTTGAGTCTAACCCCGCACAACAACAGGAACTAAGAGATTACTTCTCTTTCTTCGTTCCGGGCTATCGGTTCATGCCTGCATTTAAACGCAAGGTGTGGGACGGTAAGGTGCGTCTATATAATCAAGTAAAACGAGAGATACATGTTGGTCTGTATCACCAACTCCGCAAATTTTGTGCAGACCGCATGTACCCTCTCCAGATCGTAGAGAATAAAAAATACGGCATTCCCAATGCCAAGAATAAGATTGATCATCAAGGACTAGTCAAGTTTCTTGGGTCATTACAAACCCCGTTCGAACCCCGTGACTATCAGTACGATGCGATAACACACGCCATCGAAAACAAGCGGGCCATTCTTCTATCCCCCACAGGTTCGGGTAAGTCGTTCATCATCTATAATACGATGAGGTGGTTCCTTGACAATCACGAAGGCAAGGTTCTTATTGTTGTACCAACAACGTCTCTGGTAGAACAGATGCATCAGGACTTTGCGGACTATGGTTATGAGTCAGATTTGATTCATAAAATATACAGTGGTAAAGATAAAGAAACAAATAAACGTATTATCATCTCAACATGGCAGTCTATCTACAAGTTGGGTTCAGAATGGTTCGAACAGTTTCCTTGTATATTCGGAGATGAAGTCCATTTATTCAAGGCAAAATCCTTATCCACTCTCATGGACAAGTGCAGAAATGCGGAGTATCGTTTTGGGACAACAGGTACACTGGATGGTACTGAGACTAATAAGTTGGTACTAGAAGGATTGTTTGGTCCGGTCTTCAAGGTCACCACTACAGTACAGTTACAGGAAGACAACACACTTGCAGACCTAGACATCAAGGTCATACTCATGCGTTATCACAACGATGAGTGCCATAAGATGAAGGGTAAAACCTATCAGGAAGAAATTGAATATATAGTAACGAACGAGAAAAGAAATAAGTTCATCACGAAGTTGTCCCTTGATCAAGAGGGGAACACTCTGGTACTATTTCAATTCGTTGAAAAACATGGAAAGGTTTTGTATGACCTTATCCGTGACTCTGCCGACGAGAACCGAAAAGTATTCTATGTGTCCGGTGAAGTGGCAGCCAATGACCGTGAACAGATCCGTGGGATCGTCGAGAAACAGAAAGATGCAATCATCGTGGCAAGCCTTGGAACTTTTTCTACTGGGATTAATATTCGGAATCTGCATAATATTGTATTCGCTTCTCCAAGTAAATCTCAGATTAAGGTTCTTCAATCTATCGGAAGAGGGTTACGAAAAAGTGACAATGGGGTTGCTACTAAGCTTTATGATCTATCAGATGATCTACATTGTAGAGGCTACAAGAACTTTACTCTAAAACATTCCGCCGAAAGAATAAAGATATATACTAGAGAAGGGTTTAAATACAAAGTGTACCCGATTAGTTTGAGATGAGAACAATGATAAGACAAGTAAAGTTGGTTTCTGGAGAGGAACTTGTTTGCGAGGTACTTCATGATTCGGTGGATGAACAGTCCGACGAAATTATAATTCGTCACGCCTTAAAAATCGTGTCTAAAATTCATAATGGTTACAAGTATTACACCTTCAAACCATTCATGGTTTTTTCCGATACTAAGGACTCTCTGACTATGTTGCGAGACGGTGCGATCATCTCGTACACAATTCCTCATGATACCCTTATCGCGGAATACAGAGAAGCCTTGTCTCAGATTAACGACGAGGTAGAAGAGGATCTTTCGATGCCGAAGTTTTCGGGAGACTCAGACTCTAATGTTGTCGCATTCAAAAAACCTACCCATCACTAGGGTATATTCCCCCCGCACTTAGTGGCTTTAGTTTAACATGAGATACGTGATTTGTCAAGAAGAATTATCAGAAATTTTATAAAAGAGGAAGACCTACCCGAAGTACTCGACTTCGCAAACTCTCTCCCTTACTATAGAGATCGTGATCTGCCTGGCGAAGCGGGTGAGGCGGTGCGTCAAGGTGTTTTTAAGTTTACGGGAAAGCGGACAGAAAGCGTCCATACAATATGTGACATAGGAACGGACATATATAACGCAACGGGATTAAGACCAACACGTCTCTACTTCCACTGGCATGATGCGGATCCTGAGTGGACACCGAAAATCCACGCAGACCTGTCAATGAGTGGAGTGATCTACCTTATAGGTGGTGAAGGATGTGGTACGGAAATCGATGGTGTGGTTGAAGAGTTCGAAGTTGGAAAGTTGGTTATGTACGATGGCAGAACCCCACATAGACCTCAAGGGTTTCCCGTCGATAGGTTGGTAATTACATTTTTTATAGGTGAAGAATAATGACAGTTGGATTTACTGCATCGACATTTGATCTCTTACATGCGGGTCACGTCTCCATGTTGAGAGAGGCGAAGGAACAGTGTGACTACTTGATCTGTGGTCTACAGGTTGATCCCTCTTTGGATAGACCTGAGAAGAACAAACCCGTTCAGACCTTGGTCGAGAGGTACACGCAACTGGCGGGTATCAAGTACGTCGATGAGATCATTCCCTACCAGACCGAAGAAGACCTTGAAGACATTCTTAAGATGGTCAACATCGATCTCCGCATCATAGGATCGGAGTACAAAGACAAGACCTTCACAGGAAGAGCCACGTGCGCCGCACGAGGTATTGAAATATATTTCAACAAGAGGGACCATAGGTTCTCCACTAGTGACTTAAGAAGAAGAGTCAGTGCGAGCGAATATGGTCTTGACAACCCACCCCTTGATGTAATATAATACGTTAAATTGAATTAGGAGTATTTAATGGCAACCGCAAAAGTGAAACCCAAGGAAAGACCGCATTACGTGAACAACAAAGAGTTCTCTGCGGCCGTAGTCGAGTACTGTAAGGAGGTTGGAGTATGTAGGGAGAAGGGAGAAAAAGTTCCAATCGTTCCCAACTACATCGCTTCTTGTTTCCTGAAGATTGCGGAGGGGTTGTCACATAAGTCTAACTTCGTCCGTTACACCTATCGGGAAGAGATGGTTATGGACGCTGTGGAGAACTGTCTCAAGGCGATTGAGAACTACAACATTGAGACCGCAACTCGTACAGGTAACCCGAACGCATTCGCATACTTCACACAGATTTCTTGGTATGCGTTTCTTCGTCGTATTGCACGTGAGAAGAAACAACAGGACATCAAACTAAAGTACATCTCCGAAGCGGGTGTCGAACAGTTCCTTGATCAACAGGAAGGTGACCCCGAATGGCAACACGTTGTACCTTTTATCGATGTGTTGCGTAATCGAATCGACGCCGTGAAGGAGTCGGATGCGGAGTTCAAAGAGTACGTTGAAGAAGAGAAGAAACGTAAGAGACGGACTGTCAAGGTCGATTCAGACCTGTCGGATTTCCTTGTATAAAACACTTGACATCCTTTGCATATTCTGGTAATATAGGTTAATTATGTGGACATATGAATGTAGCGCAGGGACATACAGAGAAGAGTCCCTGCACAAATTACTGTGGATAATTTTTAAACATCGTCTTCATCATCTAGTGGAAGACGGGAGGTTCTCTGATTAGTGAAGGTTGCCATCTTAAACGATACCCATGCGGGTATTCGTAACTCATCTGATATTTTTATGTCGTACCAAGAACGCTTCTACTCAGAAGTGTTCTTTCCATATCTGCTAGAAAATGACATCAAACAGATCCTACACCTTGGAGACTACTACGATAACCGTAAGACAGTCAACTTCAAGGCGTTGAACCATAACCGCAAAATCTTTCTAGAGAAATTGCGGGAGTATGGTATCACTATGGATATCATTCCGGGCAACCATGACACCTACTACAAGAACACCAACGATCTAAATTCGTTGAAAGAGTTGTTGGGTCACTACATGAATGAAGTCAACGTTATCATGGAACCTACCGTGGTTAAATACGACACTTTAGATGTCGCATTAATCCCTTGGATTAACCCTGAGAACGAGGAAGCAACACTCAAGTTTCTTTCGAAGTGCAAGGCGCCTGTCGTAGGTGCACACCTAGAACTGGTCGGGTTCGATATGCAACGTGGTATGCCCTGTCACGATGGTATGTCACCTAAACACTTCGAGAACTTTGAGATGGTGTTGTCTGGTCACTTCCATGCAAAATCGTCACAGGGAAATGTTCACTATCTGGGTTCTCAGATGGAGTTCTTTTGGAACGATTGCAATGACAAGAAGTACTTCCACATTCTTGATACTGAAACAAGAGAACTTACTCCGGTACACAATCCTATCACCATCTACGAGAAGGTGTATTACGATGCCGACAAGATGCGTAAGTTCCAAGACCTACGATATCTTGATAATAAATTCGTTAAGTTGATCGTAGTGAAGAAGGGCGACACCTATGATTTCGAACGGTTCGTAGACCGCATCCAGAATCAGAAGATACACGAACTCAAGATCGTTGAGGACTTCAAAGAGTTCATTGGTGAGAATGTGGGTGACCACAACATCACTATTGACGATACCGAAACTTTGGTGTATAATTATATCGACAACGTGCAGACCGATCTGGACAAGTCGAGAATCAAAAGAGAGATATCTGTGTTGATGACAGAGGCACAATCAATGGAGGTAGTATAGTGGGTAAGGGATCCAAACCAAGACCTATCAAAGATCGGAAACAGTTCAATGATAACTGGGACCGCATATTCAAAGGACAGACGCAACAACCCAAAGGCGTCGATCAAGACAAACTCAAAGAACAGGCGCAAGATCCAAAAAACGGTTGACAAGACCTGTTTGGGATAGTATAATTGACCTATGATTAAATTCGAAAAGATCCGGTGGAAAAATTTCCTTTCCACTGGGAATAACTTTACGGAAATAGATTTCCAATCTACCCCTACCACTCTAGTGGTGGGTCACAACGGCGCGGGTAAGTCAACACTACTCGACGCTCTCAGTTTTGGATTGTTCGGTAAACCACACCGTAAGATATCCAAGCCTCAACTTATCAATTCCATCAACGGAAAGGGTACACTAGTTGAGGTCTTTTTCTCAGTCGGCTCTGTTAGGTATAAGGTACTCCGTGGTATCAAACCCAACAAGTTTGAGATATGGTGCAACGATAACATGTTGAACCAGAGTTCTCACGCCAAGGAATACCAACAGATCCTTGAGACGAATATCCTTAAACTGAACCACAAGTCGTTCCACCAGATCGTTGTACTGGGTTCTTCTTCGTTCGTACCGTTTATGCAACTTCCGGCAAACTCTCGTAGAGATGTAATCGAAGACCTACTTGACATCAACATGTTCTCCAAGATGAACACAATTCTGAAAGAGAAGATGTCTATACTCAAGGAAAACATCCGTGAGAATGGACACGCCATTGAGGTGGTCAAGACTAAGATCAACGCACAGAAGAAGTATCTGCGAGATTTGTCGGCGCTAAACACCGCACACCGTAAGGAGAAAGAAGAATCAATCTCAACCCTTCTTAAGGAGATTAGTGAACTCCAAGACTTTAACGATAAGAACATGCAAGATGCAATGGATCGTTCTATGTCAGTGGCTTCCAAATTGCAGAAGGTTCAGACATCACGTGAGAAGTTACTTGAGTATCAATCAACGTTCAAGTCTCAGATCAAGTCCGTAGTGAAGGAGGCGAAGTTCTTTGAAGACAACTCTGTCTGTCCTACGTGTGATCAAGATATTGCGGATGATCTGCGTGAGACTAAAAAGAATGATGCGAACAAACGTGCAAAGGATCTCAGTGAGGCGATGGGTAAGTCTGACTCTCAGATGAAAGAGTTTGATGATCAACTCGTTGAACTGCAAAAGGAGTTGGAGTCTGCCCGTGTACTACAGAATGAGGTTAACAATAACAACCAGACCATCACCAGACTTAACCAACAGATAGAACGCATCCGTGCAGAGATCGATAACTTGGGAGATAACACTGGTGACCTCAAGGATGCAAACGATGAACTCCAAACTCTGAACAAGGACTTAGAGTCAAAACAAGATGAGAAGTATCGTATGCACGAGGACTACTCGTATCAACAGATCAACGCTGAACTTCTTAAGGATACGGGGATCAAAACCAAGATCATCAAACAGTACCTTCCGGTCATTAACCAACTGACCAACCAGTACTTACAAATCTTAGACTTCTTTGTTCACTTCGATCTGGACGAGAGTTTCAACGAGACTATCCGTTCGCGTTTTCGTGACAGTTTCTCTTATGACTCTTTCTCTGAGGGGGAGAAACAACGTATCGACTTGTCCCTACTATTTACGTGGAGACAAGTGGCGAAGATGAAAAACAGTGTTGCGACTAACCTACTCATCCTTGACGAGACTTTCGATTCTTCTTTGGACGATGATGGTGTAGACAACCTAATGAAGATCATACACACTCTGGGTGAAGAGACCAACGTGTTTGTTATCTCACACAAGGCGGAACTGGAAGACGCTGCGTTTCAACGCAGGATTGAATTCGTCAAAGAGAAGAACTTCAGTAAGATGAAAGAAGCCGCATGAGTGTTAACATAATCGATGACTTCTATGATCCGGAAACTCTGAACGAGATTTCCAGTTACCTCAATGGGATCCTGTATTCAAAACAGGATGAAGTCCATCTGTTCTCGTGTAACATGGTTTTATGGGATGATGGACTATACAGACACCAGAACGGTAGTGATCTTGAAGCGCCTCCTTTAGTACTCATTCACTACCCCCAAGCACATGGTGAAAGAGGTAAAATAATCCATGACCTCATAAAAGAAAAGACTAATGAAAGGGTCAAAGAGTTTGGGTTGAGGTGTCAAGACGTAACAGGTCCAATGTTTCATATCTGGACCCCACAGTCTTACATCAACTGGCATAACGACTTTAGGCCTGGGGTTGAATCAGAACAGAGACATGGGGCGGCAACAATTTATTTAAATCGTGAATGGGCCCTTGACAAAGGGGGTGAGTTTTTGTATAATGATGATGCAGCTGACTTGAATAACGTTAAACGTGTCACGCCCGCAGAAAATCGTGCAGTTGTATTGGACGGTTGGGCGAGACACAAAACAACTCCGGTTGCACCGGAAAACATTAGGAAGTCATTACAAATTTGGTTAACCAAAATCTAAGCGGAGTATATAATGGAACTAACTGATCGTACTATGCAAGTACTTAAAAATTATGCAAACATCAACCCGAACATTGTGATCAGTGCGGGTAAACAATTGAAGACTGTTTCTATTGCAAGGAACGTCTTCTCTAAGACTACCCTTGAGGAAGAGTTTCCCCAAGAGTTTGGTATCTACGATTTGAATGAGTTTCTTGGTGTTCTCTCTCTGGTAGAGAAACCCAACATCAAGTTCGAGAAGGATTACCTTGTCGTGGGCGATCACACTGGTCGTTCTCGTATCAAGTATTTTCTTTCCGATCCGGATCTATTGACTACTCCTTCCAAGGACATCATTATGCCCGAAGCGGAAGTTAAGTTTTCACTAGATAATGACACGTTGAATCGAATCAAACGTGCTGCTGCGACATTGGGTCACAATGAGATTTCTATCACACCACAGAGTGGTTCAGTACAAATCTCTGTTGTTGATTCTAAGGACGCAACCTCGAATGCGTTTTCGATTGACGTGGAAGGTTCGTATCAAGAAGGAGTTGATTTCAACTTTATTCTGAATGTGAACAACCTCAAGATTGTTAGTGAGGACTATGATGTCAGTATCTCTTCGAAACTGATCTCACGGTTCGCATCAAAACAGTCAGAGATTGAGTACTATATTGCACTTGAAAAATCATCTAACTACGGAGCTTAAAAGATGGCAAAGACAGAGACCGCCGCACCGGCACAAGACCACTCTCAGGTCTATGAATTGAGTAATCGGGTCGCACGATCCACTATCGCAGTGATTGATACTGTGGTTCAACGTGGGGGTTTTAAGGGTGAAGAACTCTCAACCATTGGTCAGTTGCGTGACCAAGCGGTTCAGGTTATTCAACTTGCAGAGGCGTTTCAGTCAGAAGAGACTGGTGAAACGAAGTAACCCTCTGGGATCGTAGCTCAACTGGATAGAGCAACGGCCTTCTAAGCCGTAGGTTAAAGGTTCGAGTCCTTTCGGTCCCGCCAATTTGAAAGGAAGATGATGGACACGGTGATCTTTATTCCTGCAAGGCTGGGGAGTAAAAGACTCATCCATAAACCACTTACCAAATTGGGGGGTGTACCTCTGGTAAGACGTGTTGCGGAGGCTTGCGAAAAGTCTGGATATCCGGTTGTGGTATTGACAGACAGTAAAAGAGTCGCGGATTGTGTAAAGGGTTTTGAGGTTGTAATTGATAGTCAACACTATTGTAACGGTACGGAAAGATGTGCCTCCGCTTCATACTTTCCTATGTTGGAACCCTACAAGTACATCATCAATGTCCAAGGAGACATGCCTGATGTTACCACTAACATGATTGAGACTCTGGCGCATGGTCTTCGTAACGATGAGTGGGATGTCTGTACTCTTTACACCAAGATGACAGAAGAGGAACAGTCGAACCGTAACAATGTGAAGATGGTACATAACCAAGAACTCGCACACTGGTTCGCTCGTGACATAACTTACGGTGTACGTCACCTTGGTGTATATGGATACTCTCAACCAACCTTAAGAGAGTATGGAAACTGGGATGTTAGTCTGTATGAAGAAATTGAGAGTTTGGAACAACTTCGATGGATTGAAAATGAAGTTGAGATTGGTGTATACGAAACTCAGTTTGATGGTATGGAGATTAACACAGTGGGTGACGTACATTCTTGGCATATGAGGAATAAGTTGGTATGAGAATTATTGCAGGCCCATGCCAGTTCGAGTCGTTCGATATGGCACGTGAAGTTGCAGAACACTGCAAAGGTATCTGTGACGAATATGGTATTGAGTACTACTTCAAGGCGTCCTTTGACAAAGCGAACCGTAGTAAAGGGACGAGTGCAAGGGGTGTAGGACTGAAACAATGTATGGATCATTTCTGGAGATTGAAGGCAGAAATTCCTGAGTTGAAGACACTAACCGATGTACATGAGACTCATCAAGTCTATAACATCGCGTCAGAACATGATGAATGTGTGGATGTCCTACAGATCCCTGCCCTCTTATCAAGACAGACGGATTTGATCAAAGCCGCATCTCTCAGTGGTAAGATCGTTAATATCAAGAAGGGTCAGTTCATGTCTCCCTATGATTGTCAAGATGTCTTGGACAAGGCGTCCGGTGCAAGGGAAGTTTGGTTGACAGAACGGGGAACTTCTTTTGGTTACAACAGATTGGTGGTGGACTTCGTGGGTCTCAACTACATGATCAATAACTACCCCGATGTGGTGTTTGACGTGACTCACTCTATCCAAAACCCCGCAAAGGTGGAGACTTCGGATAGGTCCGCCATCACCCCTCTCGCCTGCGCGGCCGCCGCAATGGGGGTCCAGAACTTCTTTTTTGAGGTACATCCGGACCCCGATAACGCAAAATCTGATGGACCCAACTCTCTCCATCTATCTGATTTTAAACAACTTGTCTGTTCTCTTGAAAAAATTTCAAAAAAACGCTTGACTTTTCTTGCGGAGTAGGTTATAGTGTATATGTAATTTGGTGAGAGAGGACTGGTTATGAAACCGATGCACATGGTGAAGTCAATATCTGAGAAGGAGCTCGCGATGCTCCAACGGATCTGGACTCAGAATGAGAAGAAGATCAACGAACTTCTTAATCATCAACAAGAGATCGATAAGTTGTTTGACAAGATCGATCAAGGTAAAGTGTTAATCGGAGGCTAATTATGAAACTTGTAATCTTCACCCAAATCAAAGAGAACTACGGCGCCCATGCATGGGACGGTAAGGGCGAATGCCCGCAGCGCTGGAAGTTCAAGGGTGGTAACACCATTATAGTCCGTGATATCACTGTAGATCAGGCGATGAAATTGAGAACGGGTATCCCTACTCTGACGGCTCTCATCGAAGAGAACAATGAGTACTTCGAAGAGTACATCTTGGACTGGGATATCATGGACGATTGCGTGGGAGATCCAATCGAAGATTGGGATTCACCCATCGAATACTCGTGGGGTGGTGACCGTTGGTTGGCCCAGCGGGTAGTTGATAACACCAAAGACGGTGGTTACTATCGTTATGAGATTGCGTCCGCAAAAGAGACGTGGATCCCAATGGAAGGTGGCGAAAAGTCCGACTTCAAGGTCGAGTACACCATGCGTAATGGTGATGTTCTAAACTACGAGGAGTTGCAACAGTTTTTTAGTGAGGCATCGTGAAGGTTTGAAGTATGCGAACTGGTTATCAAGTAGCTACCGTGGGTGCACTATTTGCATCTATACTGAGTTTTGAATATTATTTAATAGATTCGGTTTCGACTAGACTGGATAGTCTGGAAGAAGTCATCTCCACTAATGCGGCTTCCGCATCCTCACTCTCTCTCGAAACGGAGGCGATTGGTGGAGATGACATTTATTCTGAACGAGACCTTGAGTGTCTCGCACTCAACGCTTACTTTGAGTCGTTGAATGAACCCACCGCTGGTAAGATTGGAGTGACACACGTTGTCTTAAATCGTGTAGAGAGTGCACGGTTCCCCAACACAGTTTGTGGTGTGATCTATCAAGGTCAGACATATACGACACCGGACGGGAGACGTATGCCTCTCCGCAACAGGTGTCAATTCAGTTGGTATTGTGACGGTAGATCCGACATACCAAGGGCATGGAAAAGGTACACTGAAATATACCAACTTGTCGCAAAGGTCGCAACAGATCGTGCACAAGGTGTTGGTAACGACATCACGAAGGGTAGTTTATTCTACCATGCTGATTACGTTGATCCCCACTGGAACAGACGTATGAACCGTGAGGTCCAATTGGGTAGACATATATTCTACACAATGGACAGTTAACCCAAGACTATATACACACACAAACTAAGGAGGTTTGATATGGAACTAAATGCTCTCGGCATTATCGCAATCGTGTTTGTTGCAGTCGTATTTGTCCTTGTTACGAAAGCCGCAAATAATGCGGAAGATCGACTTGAAGAGGTAGATGGTGAACCAGCTTTTGATTTACCACCTAAACCCTTAGAAGATATGACGAAGGCCGAACTTCTGGAGGTTGCAGATGAATGCAACATCGCAGGAGTCAGATCCCGAATGCGAAAAGCAGAAGTATTCGAACTCGTTCGCAAAAATTTTGGTGTTTAAGAAAGGGGGCTAATGCCCCCTTCTTTTTCTTGACAGATTGTACCGTATGGTGTACAATGTGATTTTTATTATGGAGAAACCTATATGCGTGATGAATTCCTCTGGGTTGAGAAGTATCGTCCTCGAACTGTCTCTGACACGATCCTTCCGTCTGAACTCAAACAAGTATTTACCAAGGTAGTTGCGGGCGGTGAAATTCCTAACATGTTGTTCTCTGGCACTGCTGGTACTGGTAAGACCACTGTCGCACGTGCAATATGTGATGAACTTGGACTCGATTACATCGTCATCAATGGTAGCGAGGAGGGGAACATCGATACCCTTCGTGGGAAGATTAAACAGTTTGCATCTTCCATATCTCTGAGTGGTGGGTACAAGGTTGTCATTCTAGACGAGGCAGATTACCTCAATCCTCAATCAACACAACCCGCACTCCGTGGGTTCATCGAAGAGTTCTCTTCTAACTGTCGGTTCATCCTGACCTGTAACTTCAAGAACCGTGTCATCGAACCCCTACACTCTCGTTGTTCTAATTACGAGTTTAACTTCAACAAGAAGGTTCAGGCGCAACTCTGTTCGGAGTTCATGAGACGTGCGGATGATATCCTCAAGACTGAGGGTGTCGCCTATAACAAGGATACTCTCGCACAAGTTATCATGCGTCACTCTCCAGACTGGAGACGTGTACTCAATGAGTTGCAACGTCACTCTATCTCTGGTCAACTGGAAACTACAGTTATCATTAATGACGCAAATGAGAACTACAGTCTCTTGTTCCGTTCCCTCAAAGAGAAGAACTTCAAGACCATGCGGTCATGGGTGGTCAACAACATGGACGTAGAACCCGCCGCAGTGTTTCGTGGGATCTATGACTTGATGAACGAATATGTTGCACCACAGTCTATTCCACAACTCGTATTGATCCTCGCTGATTATCAATACAAGAATGCGTTCGTGGCAGATCATGAACTTAACCTAGTCGCCTGTATGACTGAGATCATGGCAAACGTGGAGATTAAATGATGAGTAAAGATCGATTTGATTTAGAACAATCTATCATGGAATGTTGGAATGTCACCGAAGATATTAATATGGTGACCGAACATTTTATGGACAGTCCTAAGTGGGAACATATACCACCTGATGTTGCGGATGCTATGTGTAACAAGTATCTTGGTATCAAGGAACTTTATGAGATTCGTTTTCAAAGGTTGTGGGATACCTTTACAGAATGTTTCGATCTAGATAGGAATTCTAGAGGAGAGAATCTACGTGAGTAAGTTTGATAGAAATTTGCACTGGACAACGGAGTGGAGTGAGAAAGTCTTATTGGGTATTATAGGTACACTCACCTTTGGCGCTGCAATACAATACCTGTATGGTATGTACATGAACCTGTCAATTGAACTGTCAGATCTGTTCATGTTGTTTATCTACGCAGAGGTTCTAGGTATGGTTGGTGCGTTCTATAGTACTACACGTATTCCCGTAACCCTACCTATCATTATTGCGATTACCGCACTGTGTCGATTAATCATCCTACATAGTAAGGAGATGCAGGAGATGCAACTACTCGCTGAGGGTGGGGCGATTCTAATTCTATCTGCTGCGGCATACTTGATGTCACTAAAGGACAAACTCAGTTTAGAAAAGATGAGGATTCGTGATGGACAAGATGAAGAGAATTTGGTTTAAGGCTCTTGGAGAAAAGTCTGGGAGTACAGACGAAGAATCGGATGCAGTCGCTTGGGTGAGAACCATCCTAATACTGCAAGCCGTTGCGACTAACTGTTTCATTATAAGTGGAGTGTTAAGACATTGGTAGAAGATAAGAAAGGGTTTAGTCCCCAAGAAGACGTTGATGTCTTCATGATGGCGGCAGAACAACCCATGCGGTATGAGTTACCCCAAAACCCTGAGATGATGTTCGAAGAGGATCAGTCTAGACTCTACATGGATCTGGTTGAAGAAGAGTTCAATGAAATCAAAGAAGCGTTTGCGAATCAAGACATCGTTGAGGTTGCGGATGGTATCGCAGATACGGTGTGGGTATTGATGGGTTTATCCAGTACTCTGGGTATAGATTTCTATAAAGTGTGGGAGGCGGTATTCCAATCCAACATGAGTAAAGTGGTCGAAGGTAAGTTGATTAAAAATCCCGAAACTGGTAAAGTCATGAAACCGGATAGTTACTTCCCCCCGAAGATAAGGGAGGCATTGGGTCTTGAAGAAGAGACACCTGACTAAGGCAGTAACTTGGAGGATAATCGCTAGTACTACAACCGCATTGATTGCATGGATGTTCGGTCTACCCCCGTCCGCAATCGGAGCGGTATTCTTTGTAGACCTAGTATTAAAATTCGGATTGTACTACGGACACGAACGTGTTTGGTATAAGTACATAAGATATGGAGTGGAAGAAAAATGAATAAGTGGGATGCTGCTCATATGACCTCTGCGGAAGTCTACGCAAACCTTTCGTCTGCAAGACGGGCGAAGGTTGGTTGTGTTATTGTGAAGGACAACCGCATCGTGTCTATCGGGTATAATGGTATGCCTAGTGGTTGGGATAATAACTGTGAGTATGGTCTTGATGCAGAACCGACGATCCTGAGAACCAAACCCGAAGTGTTACATGCAGAGACCAATGCAATTGCAAAGGTCGCCCGTAGTAACGAGTCTTGTGAAAACGCATCCTTGTATACTACGGTTGCCCCCTGTTTGGACTGTGCAAAACTTATCTACCAGTCTGGAATATCGAAAGTGTTTTGGAGAAACGAGTATCCACGTGGAGAACTGGGTCTAAAGTTTCTTTCAAAGTGTGATATAGAAGTAACCCAAATATGACAACCGCAGATGATTTATATGCAAAAGAACTGAGAAAGGTTCTGCGGCATCGCCTCAGGGGAACGATGACCCCCATAGAAAATGTCTTGTACTTCCCAAACAACATCGATGTTAGGATATGTCCTAAGAATGGTATGAGTAGTTTGAAGTGGGCTATGTTGTATGTCTACGGTGTCCCACAAGATCAGTCTGATCGTGTGAGTCTGACTATGGGTACGAAAGTTTGGAGGATGGAAGATATTAAGAAACATGGACATAAACCAGACTTACCTTTTCGTAAGGACAGTTACAAAACTTGTGTTTCAAGAGATCCCATCAAAAGGTTCATGTCCGCATGTGAGTATATCAAGACTGAGTATGCGAGCTCGGCGGAGATGTTGTCAACTTCGAAGTCATTAACTGTCGAACAACTAGAACGTTTGTCGAGACTCTCAGATGTAAACCCACTTCCAGATTCTTTGGATGATATTATAGACGGTGTGTGGACTGGTGAAATACATAACTCACACTTCTTTACGCAGACATACTTTCACGGTAACCGTGGTCAGTATAACAAGATTTGGAGTATGAGTGATTTCAAACGGATGATGGAATGGCTCAGAACCGAAACCAAGTGCAGTAGAAAGATTGATAAGATACATTCGAACTATACATCCGGTCAATGGTTTGGAGGCGTTGAACTCTTGACACCAGACCAGAAAAAACGTATAATGCGTATTTACGAAGAGGATTATGATTATGGATGGACAGAAGATTAGTCCGTTTGATTTCTTGAATAGTATCAACACTACCAAGAAAAACCTCATGATAGGAACAGACGAAGAGAAGCAGTACGTACCCTTCGTAGTAAACCGTACACTGTCGTACTTTCAAGACACGGTTGGTCTTGCGAATGCGATGAACATTCACCATCATATTGACAACCGTCTACAATATGACTTTTTTATAAATATCGTTAGGAAACGAAAACGTTTCTCTAAGTGGGTTAAACCAACCACTTACAATGACGTGGAAGTAATCAAAGAGTATTATGGCTACAACGATGAGAAAGCCCGCCAAGTAATACCCTTACTGTCTTCCCAACAACTAGAGTTTATAAAAAATAAGGTGAATAAAGGTGGAAGAAAATAAGTTAGTCGAATGGAATCCAACGAAAATGTTGGAAGTCACTCTGAGGGAACCAGATGACTTTTTGAAAGTGAGAGAAACCTTGACCCGCATTGGAGTAGCGTCTCGTAAAGAAAAGAGGTTGTTTCAGTCCTGCCACATTCTACACAAACAGGGTAGGTACTTTATCGTACATTTCAAGGAACTGTTTATGTTAGACGGTAAGAAGTCTAATCTAGAGTTGACAGACGTGCAACGAAGAAACACAATCGCAACTCTATTGCAGGACTGGGGACTCGTAGATATTCACAACAGGGAAGTCGCACAAGATTGTGCACCAATGAGACAGATCAAAATTATTGGTTTTAAGGATAAGGACGAATGGGAGTTGTGTCCTAAGTACAATATCGGAAACAAGTAATGGGATTAGTTGGCCTGTTGGCGGTGTTCATGTGTCCTATGGTGTTTGGTGGAATAACCTTCTACTACTCATGGAAGGTCGTACATGAAAGAGAGTATGGTAATGAAAGTTGATATATTTGAGGGTAAGGATGAGTACATTGCATCTAAAACCCCGTTCTTTGGTAAGTTGGATGAGGGTCTCGCTGAGGCGTATGACTGGAACCAACATATGGATCTGTTAGACTGGCATCCTCAAGAAATGATAGATTCTAACAGTACGAAGTTCCGTATTGGTCTTAACAGTTTTCATCTGAGACCTTCCGCTCCTGAATTTGCAAAAGAGATTGTCGATCAGATGACTGAGACTTTCTCTCTGCATGGAGACAAAAGAAAAATCACCAACATTGCGTTTACTGGATTCGGTCAAGAGTCGGATAGTTATCCTTGGCATAAGGATTCTATGGACGTGTTTTTAGTACAAGTTATTGGAACCGTGGGACTTCGTGTCGAAGGACACAACAACGATGAGGAGTTCGACTTCTCGCCTGGCGATTACGTCTGGTTACCAAGAGGAACCCATCACCAAGTTCTTCCAAGAACAAGTCGTTGTACGTTCTCGTTCGGTGTAGAAGGGGATCCGGACCCAGCGATATACTTTTAGTAATCCGATCCGTCTGGGTTTATCGTTTTGTGAACAAACGCGATAGACGGTACTACTACCCTATCTAGTACACGAAGTCTGACTGTATCCGTGTCGGTGTCCGAATCGTTGACGGGAGTTGTTGGTATACTGTGTGTACTATCCGAATCGACTAATGTCAATAAGTGAGGCGCTCCAACAATAGTGAAGTCCGAATCGGTAGTAGTAATATAAACTGCACCGTCTACTATATTTGTCAAAGAATCATATCCACCACCCTGTAGAGTAAGCGTTCCACCATTCTCGTCTTTTGTTCCCGTTATAATGGTTCCTGTCTTACCACTAAAGGTTATTGTATCGGATATCACCTGAACACCATTAATATCGACATTGACCCAACCCATTTGACGGGGTACTGCAACTTGGATGGGAGGATTTTGCCAAGACATAGTTCCCTTGTCAGAATCCCACATAAGAGACTTACCTTTACCAGTTGAGCCCGGACTACTGTCTAGTGCGTAAAGGGATGCACCACTATCCACTAGACCATGCATGTTATTGAATGTATATTTTTTCGGTTGGGGCATTGACAAAAAATCCTCGTTGTGTTATAGTTTTGCAATACTATTTAGTATATATAGCAGTGTACATGCGGATAGTCCGGTGTACATTAGTCTTGCTTAAAAAAGGAGATACAACATGACTAATCTTAAAGCGAATACGCTCTTCCCTCGTGCATCTTTTGTGGGGTTTGACCACCTGTTTCAAGAACTTGATTGGGTTGCCAAACACGCTACTGATACGTACCCACCTCACAATATAGTGAAGGTATCTGATGACGATTATCTAATCGAAGTCGCATGTGCAGGGTTTACTTTGGACGATTTGGAGATCGAACAGGACGAACGGACATTGACCGTAACTGGTCAACAGGAAGTTCCTGCTGAACGTGAATACCTACATAAAGGTATCTCGCAGAAGAAGTTCAAGAGAGTGTTTAGACTGTCAGAATACGTCTTTGTTGACGGTGCTTCTTTGACGGACGGAATCCTGTCTATCCAGTTGAAGTTTGAACTTCCCGAAGAGAAGAGACCTCGTAAGATCGATATTTCATAAATCTAACGAGGAGAAAATTATGAAAACTGACCTAGTAGAACGGGTCGGTGAGGCAGTGATGTGTTTGTGGGTAGTCGCAATCATGGTCACGGCTTTCCAGCCCCTAGTATAAAAAGACAGGGGGGTGAAAGTCCCCCCACTCGTGAGGAATGATGAAGGTATACCAAATTGTAATGAAGGGTGATGAGAGATCGGAGAAGTACGCCGAACTCAGTAAGTTATCTTTTCAGAACCTTATAGATGATGGCACGTTGGACTGGAACGTGTTTGATGCGATCACTCCAGAACACCCTGACTTCGAAGAACACGTTGCGAAGTACGATTGGAGACCATCCCTCGCCAGACTGGATGCGGGGAAACAACCTCAAGATCATTCCCCAACAGAGAAAGCGGGAATGTGTTCTCACTGGGAGTTGATGCGTCAACAAGGTGCAACCGGAGAACGGTTCCTAGTTATGGAACATGATACGTATCTATGGCCTCAACATGAAAACGAATTCCGCAACCTACTCACGTACATTCACGCAAAAAATATAATCTACGCAAACATAGGTTTGTTCATGGGGTGTTATACCTTCAAACCGTTTTGTGCAGCGTGGCAGTACAGACTACTAACCGAACAAAAGTTCTGGATTAACTGTGGTCCTTATGGTGTACTAGAGAGACTATTCAAGAACTACGTTGATCACTTCTTGTCAAAACAAGATAAGAGTCGTATACCTGAGAACTACATCATCCACCCTTGGTCTAACGGAGACACCTTGTATTTTGGTAGAGACATACATTTACCATACAATCACCGTGACCCCGATCCAATGCAGTCAGTCAAAAACCCGACAACGCAGATGGTGTCTAAGTCTCTCGCCGTGACTCAGGACCATCATGGTTATCCAGACATACACATAGAACAACCTTGGACTCGTTCAGATCAATTTAAAGTTATCCCTTGACAGAAGACGCCCTACTGTTATATAATACAACCCTACTGAAAAAAGGCGCACCATGAATCAACCAATGTTTTACACTTCCGTGGTCCGGTACGGCAGTAACATCCTGTTCCGTGGGTTTGCGGAGAACGGAAAAAAACTTCAAACCAAAGTCCCCTACAAACCTACCCTGTACGTGCAGTCCGACAAGAGACAATCGGGGTGGAAGGCGATTGACGGTACTTCTGTCGAACCCCTCAAGTTTGACTCCATGAAGGAGGCGACTGAGTTCCAGAAACGTTACGAGGACGTACCCAACTTCAAGGTCTACGGGATGAACAACTTCGTGTCTCAGTTCATTGCAGACATGTTCCCTACCCCTATCGAATTCAACCGTGACTGGATCGATGTGTGCACCATCGACATTGAGGTCGCATCTGACGAAGGGTTCCCCGAACCCGACAAGGCAGATCATCCGGTCATCGCCATCACTATCAAGAACCCCAACGGTCCCTATCGCGTCTGGGGTCTGTATGACTACAATGCGGGTGAGGATGTGATCTACGAGAAGTGCGACTCCGAAGCGCAACTCCTCATGAAGTTCGTCGATCACTGGTTCCGTAACCAACCCGACATCGTGACCGGATGGAACACACGATTCTTCGACATTCCCTATCTGGTCAACCGTATTGGTAAAACCATTGGCGCGGACATGGTGAAGAAACTTTCACCGTGGGGTCTGGTACGTGAAGGTAACGTAACCATCAACGGAAAGAAACAACAGGAGTACACCCTCGAAGGTATCCAACACCTCGACTATCTAGAAATCTTCAAGAAGTTCACCTACAACACTCTGGGTCAACAGGAGTCCTATCGACTGGATCACATCGCCCACGTAGTACTGGGTGAGGGTAAACTATCCTACGAAGAACACGGTACACTGTACTCCCTGTACAAGACTGACTTCCAGAAGTTCATTGACTACAACATCAAGGACGTGGAACTGGTCGAGAAACTCGACGAGAAACTTGACCTGATCTCTCTGGTCCTGACCATGGCGTATCGCGGTGGTGTGAACTACAACGACACGATGGGGACCACAAACATCTGGGACACCATCATCTACCGCATCTTGAACGAACAGAAAGTTGCAGTACCACCCAAGGTCGAGAAGGTCAAGACATCGTATCCAGGCGGATACGTCAAGGAACCTCAAGTCGGTTCCCATGACTGGGTGACATCGTTCGACTTGAACTCACTGTACCCGAACATCATTGTCCAGTACAACATGTCACCTGAGACTGTCCTTGATGGTTTCTACAATGACGTGTCCGTGGACGCATTCCTTTCCGGCGACATCGATGTGTCCGGTAGTCCTTTCTCTGTCGCACCTACCGGAATTAAGTTTACTCACGAACGTGAGGGTGTGATCCCCAACATCATTAAGAAATACTATGACGAACGCCGTGTGGTCAAGAAGGAGATGTTGCGACTACAACAAGAATACCAGAACAATCCCACACGGGAACTGGACAACAAGATCACGTCACTGAACAACCAACAGATGGCGATCAAGATTCTGATGAACTCACTCTACGGTGCGTTGGGTAATCGGTGGTTCCGATACTTTGACCAACGTGTTGCGGAGTCGATCACCCTTGCGGGACAACTCGCAATCAAGTGGGCGGAACGTGCGGTCAACGATGAGATGCAAAAACTTCTCAAGACGGAAGAAGACTACGTTGTTGCAATTGACACCGACTCTGTTTACATTCGGATGGGTGATCTTGTTGACAAGTTCAACCCGAAGGATCCTGTAAAGTTCCTTGACAAGATTTGTTCCGAACACTTCGAGAAAGTATTGTCTAAATCCTATGCGGAGATGGCGAGAGTCACCAGTGCAATGGTCAACCGTATGGAGATGGGACGCGAGGTAATCGCAGACCGTGGTATCTGGATGGCGAAGAAACGTTACATCCTCAACGTGCACAACAACGAGGGTGTGCAGTACGCACAACCCAAACTCAAGTTGATGGGTATCGAAGCGGTCAAGTCATCTACGCCTCAGGTTGTGCGTGACAAGTTTCAAGAAATCTTTCGGGTCATCATAGAAGGTACTGAGTCAGACACACAGTCCTTTATTGGGAACTTTAAGACCCAATTTGGGACTCTTCCTCCCGAAGACGTGTCGTTCCCTCGTGGGGTTTCGGAGATCACCAAGTGGCAGGATCGACAGACCGTCTACAAGAAGGGTTGTCCTATCCACGTGCGTGGTGCACTGGTCTACAACGATACGGTTAAGAAGAACGCACTTGACAAGAGGTACGTCTACGTCCAGAACGGAGAGAAGATCAAGTTCGTCTACCTGAAGATGCCCAACCGTCTGGGTGAGAACGTGGTGTCGTTCCCCTTGAACCTACCCAAGGAGTTCGGGTTGCATGACTTCATCGACTATGACATGATGTTCCGGAAGACGTTCCTAGATCCTCTCGAACCAATCCTTGATGCAGTCGGGTGGGCGGCAGAACCACGTGCAACCCTAGAAGACTTTTTCTCTTGACAGAAACCGCGAAGATTTGTTATGATGTGTCTATGTTTGAACTAACACTATTCCGCAATCAGTTTGATAACAAGACTCACAATCGGGTCCAGTTCGATTCGTGGGATAAATTTGTTAAGTGGTTGTATCGCATATCACAAGTGAAAGGAGAGAAGGGTGGAAATAATTCTAGTCCTCTTATTAGTCCTGCTGTTTTCGAAATGGGTTCGAAACGTTCTAATAAATCTACTAGTCATTGGGGTGGTTGGTGCGCTGTTGATGTTGATGATCACAATTTTGGTGTGGATCTTTCAACCCTTGAGCGAAGACTGCAAGATCAATTCGGAGGATACGACTATGTTGTGTACAATACTGCGTCAAGTAGATCAGACAACCTCAAGTTTCGGATCGTCTTCCGACTCGACGAACCCGTCGAAAACGAAAGGATCAAATCCTTCTGGTATGCTCTGAATACAGAACTAGGTGAGATCGGAGATCCTCAGACAAAAGACCTTGCACGTATGTACTATGTGCCGGCGCAGTATCCTAACGCAACATCTTTCTTCTTTGCGAACTCTGGTTCTGCACTCAACGTATCTGAGTTGATTGCAAAACATCCTTACCACGAGAAGACAGGTAATTCTTTCCTAGATAGATTACCAGAAAGTTTACAGAAGGCAGTGATAGAACATCGTAAGTCCCAACTGGACAACACTAACATAGTATGGACATCGTATCACGATTGTCCGTTCTGGCCTAAGTCGTTAGGTGCGGAATATATACAGATCAGTGGTACAGGTTGGTATCACAAAATGTATCAGATCATGGTCGCTGTTGCGGGCCGCGCAACAGAAAGTAACTATCCCATAACTGCACAACAGATTGCGGATATGTGTAAACAGTTCGACGCTGAAACTGGTAACTGGTACGAGAACAGACCTCTCATTGTAGAGGCCGACAGAGCATTGGAGTACATTTACCGAAATGGATAATAAAAGAATATTAGTCACCGGAGCTGCAGGGTTCATAGGATCTCAGTTGTGTCTAAGACTCACAGGAATGGGTCATGATGTTATTGGATGCGATAACTGGAACAGTCATCTCTATGATCCTTGGTTGAAAGTTAAAAGACATACTAACTTTGGTATGCAGATCATGGACATGGACATACGTGATGAACTGATGCTGGGTAACCTTTTAAACGATCAACGTTTGATACCGGATGTTGTGGGCGAACCCTTTGACTATGTTATACATCTCGCCGCACACGCAGGGGTGCGTGACTCGTTTGGGAAAGAATCAGAGTATCACTCAAACAACATTGATGGTACACAGAACCTAATTAATCTGTTCGAAAACTACAGTCCCCAAACAAAATTCATCTATGCATCTACCAGTTCTGTATATGGAGGAACTCCTATTTCAGAGAATGGGTGGAAGGAAGACTTTGTTCAGGCGCACCAACTTAACGCCTATGCATATACCAAATACATCAACGAGTGTCAGTTCGGAATTTCCAAGTTGTTTAGTACAGGACTACGTTTCTTTACCGTGTACGGACCTTGGGGTAGACCAGACATGGCACTCTTCCAATTTACGAAATCAACCCTTGACGGAACGCCAATAAAGGTGTATAATTATGGGGATATGAAGCGGGACTTCACCTACATCGATGATATCCTTGACGGGATCTGCATCGTTTTGGCGAACGTGGAATCTGGAGTCATTTCCAATAATGAGATATTTAATATTGGTAGAGGCGAACAGGTTCAACTGATGGACTTCATCTCAGAGATTGAGAAGAACGTTGGTAAGGAAGTTACGAAGGAGATGGTTGCGAAACATCCCGCCGATACAAAAGAGACGTGGAGTAACACAGACAAACTTCAAAAACTAGGATATACACCGAAGGTCAGTATTGCAGAAGGTGTTGCAAAATTCTATGAGTGGTACAAAAATTTTTATGACGTAGAGGAGACATAATAATGGCAGATAATTTTGATGACTTTGTTCCGAAGACTTCGGACGGTCCATCTCAGGCAGACAAACAGAAACCTATTAGTCCGGATAACCCTTTCAAGTTGGGTATTGTCGGTCATGGGTTTGTAGGTAAGGCAGTAGAGTATGCATTCCTACATCCACTAGTGGACTTGCAGATTGCAGATCCAAAGTATGGTCCAGAGGCATCCATCGATGCGATGGTTGAGTTCGAACCACACTGTGTGTTTGTGTGTGCACCCACACCCATGAACCCCGACAGTGGATTTGTTGATGCATCTATCGTAGAGGATGCGGTACTCAAACTGATCGAACACACCGAGTCTCTTGTTGTTGTCAAATCAACAATCACTCCGGACGTTATTGATCGACTCTACAACTCTATGTTTGAGGACGGTATTGATCGTTTCGTGTACAACCCTGAGTTCCTTACGGAGAAGTCGGCAGAGGAACAGTTTGTAAATGCAGAGTTCCACGTACTTGGTGGTAGTGAACGTGCAACTGCCGAACTGGTAGAAATCTATGACGTGTTCAGTCTGTGTAAGTCTAACGAGTACTTCCGCATGGCGGCCGCAGAGGCATCGTTCGTGAAGTATGCAATCAACACTTACCTTGCAACTAAGGTTACCTTCTTTAACCAACTGTATGACCTGATCAATGCGTGGGGTTGTTCTTACAACATCGTTACACGTGCGGTTGGCCGAGATCCTCGTGTTGGTGTTGGACACACCCGTGTGCCGGGTTATGACCGCAAACGTGGGTTTGGTGGTGCATGTTTACCCAAGGATGCAACCGCATTCTTAAAGTTCTCTGAGGCAGAGGACCAAGAGGGTAACAAGATTAGTTTCGATTTAATCGAAAAAGTCCTTGACATAAACAGCCGATATCGTGCATACTATGAGCTAGATGAACGAGAGAAAGCGAACAATATTACTTTTGGAGATGTGAATAATGAGCGTGATGGACAAACTGAAGAAGAACTCGAAGATCAAGACAACGGAGGTACTGTCGGAGAGTAAGTTCTTCACTGAGAAAGATATGGTCCCAACCAACGTTCCTATGGTGAACGTTGCACTATCCGGATCTGTCAACGGTGGAGTTACGCCAGGCCTTACGGTACTTGCGGGTCCATCCAAACACTTCAAGACCTCATTCGCCTTGTTGATGGCGGGTGCATATCTGGAGGCAAAGAAAGATGCGGTATTACTATTCTATGATAGTGAGTTCGGTTCCCCCCAATCTTATTTCCAACAGTTTGGAATTGACACTGATCGGGTGCTTCACACTCCTATCACGAATGTAGAAGAACTCAAGTTTGACTTGATCAGTCAACTCGAAGAGTTGGATCGCAACGATGATGTAATCGTAGTGATCGACTCAATCGGTAACCTTGCATCCAAGAAAGAACTTGAGGATGCAATCAACGAGAAGTCTGTTGCAGACATGTCACGTGCGAAGGCACTGAAGGGTCTGTTCCGTATGTGTACACCATACCTCGCAATGAAGAACATTCCTATGTTGGCGGTGAACCATACGTACAAAGAGATCGGTCTCTTCCCCAAAGATATTGTGGGTGGTGGTACTGGTATCTATTACAGTGCAGACAACATCTGGATCCTTGGACGCCAACAGGATAAAGTTGGTACAGAGATCAAGGGTTACCACTTTGTGATCAATGTGGAGAAGAGTCGATATGTTAAAGAAAAGTCTAAGATTCCTATTTCTGTGTCTTGGGAAGGTGGTGTACAGCGTTATAGCGGTCTTCTGGATGCTGCTCTTGTTGGTGGTTATGTCACTAAGCCTAGTAATGGTTGGTATTGTCGCGTTGATAGAGAAACTGGAGAGTTACTTGACCCGAAGGTTCGTCTGACTCAAACTCTGGAAGAAGAGTTCTGGACTCCGATCTTTGAGTTCACAGACTTCGCAGACTTCCTAGAGAAACAGTACAAGATTGGACTACCTCAACAGGTTGATATGGATGCGATAGTCGATGCCGAAGAAACTTAATGTAGATAAGGTCTCTGAGGGGATTGATTATAAGTTGATCCCCGTCGAAGACTCTCCTAATGATCAGGCGTGGGACATACGTATTCTACGTGGTGATTTCACTGAAACCGTTATTCGTTATGGAAATGTTGCATTCAATGAAATTCAGGATTGCCTTACATTCAATTATAAGGTGGTATTCTCACCTGATCCTTTATTGACATCTGATGACATTCAACTTCAGGAATATGCAGCAGACATTCTGGAGGACATTCTAGAAACCGCCTTCAATGAAGGGTGGGCAATCGCACAGCCGAGGACTTGATGGATATAAACCTAGAACAAACTATACTTCGCAACTTAGTAACGAATGATGAGTATGCGAGGAAGGTTGCAGCATTCGTATCACCGGACTATTTCGAAGGGGTCTATCGTAATCTCTTCAAAGAGTTCACCAAGTTCATTGCCAAGTACAACAAACTTCCGACTATGGAATCCTTCAAGATTGAGATCGATGAGGGTGACCGACTGTCGGATGAACAGTACCGACATGCAATGGAGATTTTGCCCAACATCTTTTCTTTTGAAGAGGTAGACGTAAATTGGTTGGTTGACCGTACAGAGAAGTGGTGTCAAGACCGTGCGGTATTCAATGCAGTCATGGAGTCTATATCCGTAATTGATGGTAAACACAAAACACTAAGTAAGAATGCGATACCGGAGATCCTGAGTAAGGCGCTCGCAGTTAGTTTCGATACCAATATTGGACACGACTATATTGAAAACGTAGACCAACGATATGAGTTCTACCACCAGAAAGAAGAAAGACTTCCGTTCGATCTGGAATACTTTAATTCCATCACTAAGGGTGGTCTACCTAATAAGACCCTCAACATTGCACTTGCAGGTACGGGTGTCGGTAAAAGTCTTTTCATGTGTCATTGTGCTGGAGCTTCCTTGTCTCAGGGAAAAAATGTCCTTTACATCACTATGGAGATGGCTGAAGAACGAATCGCGGAACGTATCGATGCGAATCTACTCAACGTAGCGATTGACCAGTTAGAGAACATGTCGAAGGATATGTTCCGTGATCGGGTTGGAGAACTCGCACGTAAGACTCAGGGTAAGTTGATAATCAAGGAGTACCCTACCGGACAGGCGAACACTTCACACTTCCGTGCTTTGTTGAACGAACTGAAACTGAAGAAGAAGTTTACTCCGGATATTGTCTTCATCGATTACTTGAACATCTGCGCCTCTTCTCGTATGAAGGGTATGGGTGGTGCAATTAACTCTTACTCTTATATCAAGAGTATTGCAGAAGAGATCCGTGGACTGGCAGTGGAGTTCAATGTTCCTATCGTCTCTGCAACTCAGACTACACGATCTGGTTACTCAAACGATGATGTGGGTCTCGAAGATACCTCTGAGTCTTTTGGTCTACCCGCAACCGCAGACTTCATGTTCGCTCTGATCTCTAACACTGAACTAAACTCTCAGGGTAAGATCCTCGTAAAACAGTTGAAGAACCGTTACAACGATCCCACAGTGAATCAGAAATTTGTTGTAGGGGTTGACAGATCGAAAATGAGACTGTATGATTGTGAACAGTCTTCGGAAGAAGAAGGTGAAGTAGTAGATGACCGTCCAGCGTTTGACAAGTCATCTGCGGGAGAACGTCTCAGTGCCGAGAGGTTCAATTTATTTAAGGTATAAATCATGTTTGACAATTGGGAAATTGCAGTGGTCGCCACATTCTTGTTGTGGGCGAGTCACACTATAGGTTACCGATCCGGAATCAAAGCCGGCACTCTCATTGGAATTGAGAACGCACTACAATGGTTGCACGATAATGACTGTCTCGACAAAGACAAGGTTGACTGGGATGACCTCACTTAGAGAACTTATCAAGGTATACGATAATGTTCTCAATGAAGATGTATGTGCACGTTACGTAAGAATTTTCAAGAACAATAAGAAATCGGTCACGTCTTACAAGACTGGTGGTTACCACTTTGACCAATTGGACCTGAACGAGAGCGTTCCTTCTGAGTGCCAGTACGTCTACACCAAACTGTTACCCATCTATAGAAGTTATATTCAAGAGTGTGGTGCGGAGAACTATCTAAAGGTGACAGCGATGGAGGCGTTGCGTATAAAGAAGTACGCAAAGAAATCCACTCAGGAGTTTCAAACCCACGTTGACGTTACGGATTATCCGACAGCTCGTAGAGCGGCTGTCGCAATCATATACCTTAACAACAACGATGGTTCAACTATGTTCCCCGCATTAGATGTTGACGGGGGTGATTTAGAAATCAGACCAAAGACCGGACGTGTCGTTGTCTTCCCACCCATGTGGATGTTTCCCCATGCAGGACTGACACCTAATGATCACGATAAGTACATCATGATGACATGTCTACATTACCAATAAGGAGAGTAAAATGAGTGAGGTTAACCTTGTGGGTCTCACTACTCCTAGTGCTAGCACTGGGTGTCACACGGCGGAGGAGTTGGTTGCATACGCCGCAAGAGTTTCAAACCCGATCAATCAGAACAACGCATTGACCGCACCGAAACTTCTGAAGTATCTGATCAAACATAAACACTGGTCTCCCTTCGAGATGGTGTCAGTAACGATGGAGATCAAGACAACACGTGACATTTCACGTCAGATTGTTCGACACCGTTCGTTTTCATTCCAAGAGTTCTCTCAACGGTATGCGGAAAGTGACACCTTTAATCTACGAGAGGCGAGGTTGCAAGATCCTAAGAACCGACAGAACTCTATCGAACTGGATGACATTGATGATTTTGGAAAGGGTGGTAACAAGACCCCTAATGAACGACTCTACGAACAGTGGAACATGAAACAGTCCGAAGTTATCAACAAGGCGAGACAGGCGTATGAGTGGGCCCTGAACCAAGGTATTGCAAAGGAACAGGCCCGTGCGGTATTACCGGAGGGTAACACTAAGACAACTTTGTACATGTCCGGTACTCTGAGGTCTTGGATCCATTACTGTGATCTACGCATGGCGAATGGTACTCAGAAAGAACACATCGATATTGCGAAAAAGGCATGGGCGGTAATCGGTGCACACTTTCCATCTGTAGTGGAGGCGTTAGACTAATGGAACAATTTGCCGGTTGGATGTTTTTGATTACGTTGGCGATTGTCAATACTGTTGTGTACATGTTGATAGATGGTTATTTCAAAGGTGACATCGAAGGAGTTAAGGACGATGATATATACGACGAAAGTATTTGAAGACAGCGATGGATATCAATGTTTGGAATTTTCTGATGAGATGATGGAAGCGCTCGATTTGAAAGTTGGTGACCAGATCGTTTGGGAACAAAATAAGATTACTGGTCAGTGGAGTTTTAGGAAACAAGATGGAAGTTCAGATACGGAATAAAGACTTTCTCGCAACCCTCAACCATTTCAAAGATGAGTTCTTTAAGGTTGACGGGTACGAGGATCCAAAGTACTTCATGTACTCTTCTGAAGAGGACAGACAAAACGGACAGTACCTTACAAGCGAAGAGTTCTTGAGAGAGGTTTCTCTTAAGGGTGATCCTGTAGGTCCGCCAGATAGACACTATGCACAACCGATTGCGTCTATGGTACGAAGGGATCCGGAAGTCTGGAGTTCGTACATGAATATGGTCAAGTACGAGTTCGCATCTGAGATAGGGGCGCACACCAGTGCACTGTTGTCGTATTACCCGCCAGGCGGTTTCGTAGGTTGGCATACCAACTGGGACGCTACCGCATATCAAGTTCTGTTCACTTGGTCTGAGGGTGATGGTTACTTCACTTATTATGATATCAAGAAAGATGAAGTGGTGACCATACCAGACGTACCAGGCTGGCAGTGCAGACACTATTACTTTGGACCCAAAGAGGAACCTGATAATTTGTGTTGGCACGCCGCATATGCAGGAGGTAAACGGATTACCCTCGCATATAAATTCTGTGGGTATGGTGAAAATGATCCTCGTGATGAGAAGGCGAGACAGTTACGTGACATGTTAATTGAGGAGATTGAGAGTGATTAATCGGAGTTTACTTCGAGAACAACTTCTGGTTAGAAACGTCCATAGGGGACGTGCTAGTGAACACAACAAAGAAGAGTTTGTCGAACTAATTGATAAGTGGAAGTGCTATCTCCATAACGAGGTGGGTATCCAGAAGGGTGACATATGTGCGATTGGTTGTGTCACCAACAAAACAAATTTTCACGCCTTTGTTTTTGCACTTGCAGAACTGGGTGTTGTTATGTTTCCGGGCCACCTGCCTTGGAACAGAGACATCCTAGTTGATGGTGCAATCCCTCTTCTCAAACCTGAACTACTTGTGATAGATGAAGAGGCTTCTCGCATGTGTGAGGGTATCATACCTGACTACCTTGTACATGAAATGGAGAGTTACGGTAACACTGGGTGTCTGATTAACATCGATGATGTTGACCTAGACTCTTATGAAGGAGGTCAGGTGCCTGGCATCTTATCCGGACCCCATGATCTTCTATACATCTCGTATGATGACGGACTGGAAGATGACAGTTTCAATTTCAGGTACTACACACATAAAGAGGTCGCCGCACTCTCTGCACGTAACGGTGCAATATTTAATCTAAAAGACACTCGTGCAATCCACACCTTCAATTTCATTCACGCAGAATCTTTCATGACGTATTTCCTACCGGCTTACATCTACTGTACGGAACATCTGTTAATGAATTTCTGGGACAGGTTGTCCATGTGGAACCCCGTGTTCACAAACTTTGTTGTGTCTGTCATGGAGGAAGAGGGTAAGAAACAAGTCATGATCAAGAACGAGGAGACCCTTGAAAACATGGTCGCTCGTATGTCTAAAAAATCTAGGAGAGATGTGACATTCATTTACCCCTATGGTGAGTTCACGGAGAACCTACACCGTATTATAAAGAAGTGGGATCTAAGAGTTGCGATCCTAAGTGGAGAAAAGAGGGCGCAGGCGTTTAATCTGTTCTGCAAGGTGGTTGACAAAAAGACACCGTTCGAAGAGGGTAACGTAGGAAAACCCCTTGACAACTTCTATAATATTTTGTATAATGAAAGGGAAAAGGTCGCACTGGTTCGTGCAAAACCGTGTAGAGAATTCGTGCAACTTTCTCATTTTTATGACAAGAACGAGGCGGGTGAGTACATTCGGTTACATAGAGTGTTCAAGAACCCGTACTCAAGACCAGTGAAGGAGATTCTGGGTCATGAGAACTTCGACATACTATCCAAGTACGGTAGAAACTACTTGGTTGTATACGAAGACTTTACCGCCGAAGAGAACGAGAAACTCTCTGACCTTCGGTATTTTAAGGATATCGTACACCAGTCTAGGGAAGCGTTTTGTCTCGACAATCTAAGATGTCGATACTGGCACAACCTGAAGAGTCAACTGGAGTATGGTTTCGATGATTATGAAACTGATAGATTGAGGTATAGAGATGTCGAAAAAGAAGGATAGAAGTGGTAGGGGTAGTATTGATGACATCACTCCAGAAGAGTGGAACGAGATGGCCCGTAAACATAGGGAAGAGAAGTTTGGAAAGAAGGAGGACACTATTAAAGTAGATGGTATAACTGTTGATACTGTGCCCCTAGACTTTACAACTAGTATCGGAAATCCCTACACACTTGACTATGGGGACGCCACTACAGTAACCCTGACTGTTACTGATGATGACTATGGCAGCGTTGAACATCGTCCGGACTATAAGTTCCGTGAGGATGAGTTGATCAAGGAATTTAAAGAGTACATCGATAGTACGTACAGCGCCCACTATTGTCAGTCCGGTATCCAGTCAAGTGAGGTTATCATTGACAGGGGAAGAGGTATGGGTTTCTTTCTAGGTAACGTGGATAAATACAACAGTCGCTACGGTAATAAGGGTGATGTATCTGATCACCGCAAAGACCTAATGAAAGTATTGCACTACGCACTACTGGCGTTGTATGTTCACGATCTAGAAAATGGATAATTTATGTTACTAGTCAATGGTTGCAGTTTTACATATGGGGATGAGTTGGAGGGTTGTAATGATGACCCCCCTACTCACTGGCCTAGAAACTGGGCAAGTAAGTTAAGTAATCATCTTGGTTTTGAGGAACCACCAGTAAATCTTGCAACCTGTGGCGGAGGTAACGAAAAGATTTTCCGTGATCTCACAGTGTACCTTGCGGATGCACAGGCGGGAAAGAGAACCATGCCCACTCACATTGTGGTTATGTGGTCTGGGTTTACTCGACATGAGGTCGCTGAGTCCAGAGAGGTTCACAACGAAAAGTGGTTGAACATAAAACGATATGATGACATGACCCAATATTCTCCGGAGAGAATCGATATTCTTGACGAGAGTAAGTGGGGTGCGATGTACATGTATATCCATAAGGGTCATGAACCAAGAACCGATATTCTACACACCCTTACTTTCATGTTAAGTCTACAAAACACATGTGATACTCTTGGTATTAAATTGATTCAAGGCGCTTTCCATAAGATGATGTATGATATGATGATCTACATGACTCAGGAAAATGGACGAGATAAAATTTTTCGCAATTGGCAGAAACAGTGTAATGAACATCTGGGTAGACTAAAGAAAGAGTCTAGGATTGGAATGGGACATTGGAAAGACCTCTACACTCTCGCCAAAGAGAACTATACGATCCACGAACACAATCATCCAGACGAAGACGCACATACAGAGTATTCGACTCTTTTATATCACATCTTCGAACAAATGGAATAATCGTTCAAATTTAAAAATCTCAAAAGACTAAATACAGGCATACTATGGGGGTGTCAATTAAATGACACCCCAACTAATTGGAAAAGGAATATGGTATGCGCTTAGTAATTAGCAGCGTGGTGTTACTTACATCATTAATTTTTGGAGTCGCAGTCAATGCACAGGACGCTGACGAAACTCCGACTCAAACAGTTGAACCTATCATAACTGAGAGTACCGTTACTACCAACGGTAAAACGACTACTATTCTCAGATCACCCCCTGCCTCTGCGATCACCCCGACAATCAACACGTCGAACTCAGACTTGTGTACCTTTGGAGTTGCGGGTGCAATTCAAACTCAGATTCTTGGTGTCTCTACAGGTACTCAGGTAACGGATGAAAATTGTGAGAGGTTAAAGAATGCAAAGACGCTCTATGATATGGGAATGAAAGTGGCCGCCGTGTCGGTTATGTGCCAAGACGAAAGAGTCTTTGATGCAATGATGCACGCCGGAACACCGTGTCCATATGATGGTCTAATAGGTCCAGCGGCAAAGGCGGCGTGGGAAATCAACGAAGAGGAACAACCCAATGCAGAAGACTACGACAAAGGGTTTACAAATGACAAGAAAACCTTACTGGGCGCTGGTGGTGTCCTTAGTATTCTTCTCATGCTTCTGGTCATCTAACGTACATGCACAAACCGTTTTCGGGACAACCGGAAATGCGGCGCAAGATGGTCTTACATGGGTAATGACCAACGTCCTGCCTCAACAGACAGGACTTACAGTTAATGGTGTTGTGTACAGATACACAACCATAAAGAACCCCGAAGACGATATGATCGTCTACGTGCAGAACGAGGATGCGGAGAACGAAGGTCAATACATTTTTCGATCCGCAGACGATTGGTCTGGATTGCCAGGCAGTTCGATAAGGAGATTGGTTCCTGTCTCTAACATACCTCGAAGTAGGTGGGGAGACGGATCTATTGTTGTGGAAGGTGAAGGTAAAGTAACGGATCCTACTGTCCTCTACAACTATCAGTACGATCCTTGTTTTGGTGTAACTGATAGACCGGAGTGCCCGAATTATATTCCGTCCACTCCAACCGTACCGGAAATTGTAGCGTATGATCCAATGGACGATCAGTTCGTACAAGAAGAACTGGAAAAAGAAACTGAAACTAAAGATGAGGAGGAAGAAGAGAGAGATAGAGAACAGATTGAGGAGGGTGGTGAATCAAAACCAAACCTGAGAAGGAAATCCCTCGAAGAGATGTTAGGTATTGTTGAGAGGTCACTTATCGCGTCCGCTGACCAACAGATACACAACCAACTACTCTTACTAAACTTCGTACCAACTTTTTATTATGATACACTCCCCGACACTAAATACGAGGAGACCATAACTCTACAGGATGCGAATTTACCTGACAATACTAACGGGTATCGTGTAAACTTTGCCCAAGACCAACTACATCAAGAGATGGTCAATCTACAGTATGAACAACCATAAAAAGGAACATTAAATGTTAAAGAAAGTACTACCATTAACGGCGTTGTCTCTTGTTCTCGCAACAAGTGCGAATGCAACTAATGTCGATATCACGGGTACTGTAGATTCTAAGTGTGTGGTGACAACAGACACTCTAGGTGTCTTTGGAAACCCGACACCAAGTACACTCAGTACTGACGCAGTTGACGGGGGTGTTGAACCCATCGTTCGCTACGATGTTATTCAGGCTGATTATTACAAGGCGACAATAACAACTCCAGACCAATTCGTTGAGAGTCCTGCTTTGGACGATGTTGTGACTTGGAGTGGAACAGTTTCGGTCAGTGAAGTTTCGGATCCCGCGATGGCGGCATACGACACTGAGAAGAGACTCTACAACAACGTAACAGAAATCGATCTAACGGTTGCAGGAAGTACTTGGTTCAAAGTATCTTCAGAAGCCGACTATGGATTTGACAAGGCATTACCCGCTGGTATCTATCGTGCGACAGTACAGGCGGAGTGTATCGCAATCTAAATGATACGTTTTATTATGTTATTGACAGGATTGTTCTTGAGTGGGTCAGCGATGGCCCACTCTTGGACACCAACATATCCAAAACTCGAAAGAAGTTTTGTTGAGAATGTGATGCAGACTGAGATGTTACTGATCAATCGAAGAAGTGATGTTGAGTTCTTCGAGATTAGTGTTTACGACTCTGAGTGGAACCCCGTGAAATTCGCCACGAGCGAAAAGATAATTAGGGTTCCTTACTTAGAGAGAAGAGAAGTAATGGTGTATATCCGACAACAAGATGTTGGTATTGCAGATTACATATGTACAAAAACTAAAATTGTCAGACAAAGGACTACCGGAACGTCCGTGTCTTCTAGGATATGTTCGAGATTGAAATGAAAAAATTACTCGTTATTGTAGCGTTATTGTTTTCTGCTGAGACCGCAGCGCAGGATTCTATACCCGCAACAACCACTACAACAATAATTGAGAGAGCGCCCACTAGTAACAGCGCGAGTTCTCTCAATCTTAATATGCCCAACTCTCCCCAAAGTTTTCAACAGGACCGTGTACGTGCAGGAGACTTCGAGTGTTCTGCCGCGATTGGTTCTGCAACAAATCTAGAGTTTGGTGTGGTGGGTATCCTCAATCAGGATGACCCTTACTACGGAACTTACTATGGTACGGACATAGGTCCACCCACGAGATTTGGAAATCAAGCGTTCACACGAGACGTGGGTGTTTACGCACGGATCAATATTCCTATCGGTGCACCAAAAGAGAGACCCAACTGTAACTTGTTATATAAACTAGAGTTGGAGAAGAAACGACTAGAGGTCTTAAGACTACAACAGGAACTACAAAACTTACGCAACTTGCAATTCGAAGAATAATAAATACAGTTAAACTAACTACCAAAAAGAGAATAATAATATGGTAGAACTAGCTGTCGCGGTGCAAGTCGCTGGTGCCGCATATAATGCAATTAAGGGAGCAGTGGAAAAGGGTAGGGAAGCCCAAGATATGATTGGCGCGTTCGGAAAGTTTTTCGATTCTATGGACGCAGTGAGTGAAGCAAACATCAAGAACCAATCTACCGCAGGAGTTCAGAAACTTTTTAGTGGTAACAGTGTAGAGGCGCAGGCGTTGGAGATCACCGCCGCGAAACACAAGATTGCATGGATGGAAAAAGAACTCAGAGAGTACCTGATCTATTCCGGACAAGGCGCCTTCTACGAAGACATGATGGAAGAACGCAAAAGGATACGAAGGTATCGTCAGAACGAAATGCGTAGGAAGGCGCAGGCCAAGGCGTTCTGGATTGATGTTGCGGCGCTTGTTTTTGGTATAGGAATAAGTATATTTGTGATCACAGGACTCATCACAGTAATCGTAAGTTAAGGATAACAGATGGCAGAATTTGAATTCGCGGGAATGACCTTCAGAGGTGGTAGGATAATGGTTATCCTCACCGCCCTGTCAACCTTGGGTGGTGCATCTTGGGGTGCATTTGAGTTCTATAAAGACTACATGGATATGAAAGAGATCATTGCGAACATCGATACCACAGAGATTGAGAACCGCAATAGACTAATCGAACAGAAGTTAGACGATGCGTTGATTCAAGTTGACGCCGCAGTAGACTATTCCAGAACTATCAAGAACGACTTACGAGACGATTTCAATCGCATGGAACGCAACGTTGACCGTGTGGAGGATCAAGGGAGAACTCTAGAAACCGTAGTTGAAGATATGATAGATAGGGCTGACGAACGATTTGATACCAAACGAGATGCACTCGTTGTGGATACTGATCGTAAACTTCAACAGGTAGAGGAAAGACTCGACGCAAAAATACAGGCGTTTTTAGATAATCCTTTATCAAATTAGGTCTTGACAAAAATGAAAAATCGTGTTATAATCTTAGCTAGCTTGCTGGGGATGAGTATACTCAGCGGTTGTGCATCACTCTACGACGATAATGAGTCGTATCAAGCGGTAGAACTCTATCACAACATCAATAATCTAGAATGTAGTGACGAAGGTCTCGCAATAGAACAAGCGGCGATTATCGATGATAACGTTGACTGGTTGATTGCGTACTCCGAACTCAAAGGATCCCGTGATGTTAATAACCTTCTACTACTTATGAAAACCACAACGGAACCCCTCGCGGCGCGAGAATCGATGTCACCTACATATTGTGGACTGAAGAAAACTTTATTGCAGGAACAGAGTCGTGACGTTGGAACGGCGATCCTACGGAGAAACAAATGAGTCCAGAACTACAAGAAATTAAACGGCAAGCAGAAGACCAAGACATGTCTAGACTGGCCCTGTTAGTCCAGTCCACCCAAGTCGAGTACGAGTCGGGTAACCTGACCAAGGAAGAGTTCTTTGAGATCCTCGAAGACATCAAGACCACTCAGGAGATTGCAGAACAGTCCAACTCCATGATCTGGAGAAACCGACTGATTTTGGCGATCTCAACCCTCATGTCCTTGTACTGAAAATAAATTTAACTTTTTTTCGAAAAAAGTATTGACAATCTCTGCCTAGTGTAGTATTATACATACATAACTGAGGAGATAGTCTTCTCAGAACTTTGGAGAAATATATTATGTCGCATGAAGTCGAAACTATGGCATACGCAGGTGCAGTCCCTTGGCATGGTCTTGGTGTACCAGTATCTAACGATCTCACTCCCGCACAGATGATGCAGAAGGCTGGTCTTGACTGGACAGTCGAGAAGGTTCCTACCTATGCACGTGTGGGTGACACGGTTCTGTCGCAAATTGAAATCCCGACAGGTGTCGAGGCTCTTGTTCGTTCTTCGGACAACAAGGTTCTGACTCAGGTTGGTGAGAACTGGAACCCCGTCCAGAACGAAGAAGCGTTTGAATTCTTCTCTGAGTACGTTCTTGCTGGTGACATGGAAATGCACACCGCTGGTTCACTGAAGGGTGGACAGATGGTTTGGGCACTCGCCAAGATCAAGGAGTCGTTCGATATCCTTGGTGGTGATCAGGTTGACTCCTACCTTCTCTTCTCTAACCCTCACCAGTACGGTAAGTCGATTGACGTTCGGTTCACTCCGATTCGTGTGGTCTGCAACAACACTCTTACCATGTCGCTGGGTCAGCAGGTTGCAAACTCCTGCAAGATGAACCACCGTTCTGAGTTTAACCCTCAGAAGGTTAAGGAAGCTCTGGGTATCGCCCACGAGAAGTTTGATCAGTACAAAGAGATGGCAGAGTTCCTCGCAAAGAGGCGGTTCACTATGGACTCTCTGATCCAGTACTACAACGAAGTCTTCCCACGTACTTACACTGGTAAGAAGTCTCCGGACAATGTACAACAGTTCGAAGACCTAACTACGAACGCGAAGAAGGCGTTTGAGGTTCTAGAGACTCAGCCTGGTGCGGAGTTCGCGGAAGGTTCATGGTGGCAGGCACTTAACAGTGTCACCTACTTGACCGATCACATTATGGGTCGAGAGGCAGACTCACGTTTGACCTCTGCATGGTTTGGTTCTAACCAGACTCGTAAACAACGTGCGGTTGAAAAGGCGGTGGAGTTCGCAGTAGCCGCTTAACAGTTTGTGGGTACGGCCCTCTGGTAACAGGGGGCCTCAACCGGACGCTTGGGACATGCAAACCCTGTCACCCTACCCACTTTTTATTCGCCGGAGTAGCACAACGGTAGTGCAACTGATTTGTAATCAGTAGGTTGAGGGTTCGATTCCTTTCTCCGGCACCATATGAGATTGATGTGATGAACCAAGACATACTATCACAAGCAAGGCGTTTTTATCATCATGTGGTCAATGGCGGTAAGTTGAAACCTGAAGATGTTTCTTACATGGTATCTGCTCTTGAGGAAGCCTACGAAGACCACGCACTGACATTTGAAGAATGGTTAGATGAAATAGAATGCTACTCGACACGTCGAGAACGCCTAGGTGAAGAACTGCCTGTATCAGATGCATTGATAAAATGGCTACGAGCCGCCTATGAAGTAGGATACGAACAAGGAAAGAAAGATGACCTTACCAACTGAAAGAACCAATGCAGTATTGAGAACAGAGAATTTCCTATTAGACCTCTGCAATCCCAAGGCTACACCTAGAGTTCCACGAGCAGTGAGGCAAGAGGCAGGCAGACTGCTAAAACACTATCCCAGCAAATATGATATGGAAGAAATGGAGGGACGTTTTGAATATAAAACATGAACCTATTTTTAACACTGATGCTATGGCAGAACACTATTCTAAAAAAGACGGTGTAGCTGTTAAGTATGTTTGCACAAGTGCACTGGGCGGTGAAGCACAGGCTATGGATATTTTCTATCGTGATACTCCTCATCCTCAATTTGGTAATCGCTACTTTGGTATGTTTATTGACACAGAGGATCGTGTGATGATCACCAATGCAGATCGTATCGAGGGTGCAGAGTTTGCCATGATCGAAGACAGTGAAGGTAACCTACATTACAGTGCTCATCGACATGACTGCAAAATGATCGGTGACAACATGATTGATGGTGGCAGAGCATACATTCGCTCAAGCGGTGATGTTGTATTGTACAAAATTCGTGATGGTGAGATTGTAAAAATGGAAGATCGGACCAGTTCTAAGTTACCGACAATCATTGCGGTGAACGATAGATTGAATGAGGTCATGGTCGAGGAACTTGATGGATCTTACAATAGATACAAAAAAGTCTTGACAATGTGGTCTCACTTCTGTATCATAGAAAAATGTGAGATGGAAGTTGAATCGGGGTCGCCCTGTAACTGGTGTGGTCTCACAGAGAATCAACAATACGATTAACACTCTAGTACGGAGATATGAAAATGAGTGAAGTACGTACCGTTCGTGACATCGAAATCGATATCGCATGGGCTCAGAATGAGTTGGACGATATCCAGAACGGAGACCTTCTGGGTCTGGGGATGGTTCGGAAGCGCCGTAAGGAGCTCCAAAATCTGGTCAAATCCTTGTTCAAGGAGCGAAATGTTTTGAAAAAAAGTTCTTGACATTTCTTGCGGAGGCTGGTATTATAGGTACTGAAATGGTGATTCGAGAGGAATCTAATGTCACAAATCGAGTACAAAACCTACCTTCTCAAATTCAAAAAGAAACAGAACAAGGGTGCACGGGGTACTAGAGACTCCGAACGTGCCAAGACTTATGAGTCTGAGTGGGCGTTCCAACGTCAATTCAATGTCCCCAAATTCAATGACATTAAAGAGGCGCAGAAGTACGCTAAGAAAATCTACAAGTCTAAGACTTGGCAGAAACTCTGGTCCACGCATATCAATGAGGATGTGACTCGACTGTTCGCCTCTAACCCTCCGGTTGTTGCGAAACTCCGTAGTTCGGGTCGGGGTACTTCTGGTTGGACTAACGGACATACCGTTACCCTAGATACCAAATGCGGTTTGGACGTTTACGTCTTGTTACACGAGTTGACTCACTGTCTGGGTAACATGCATCACGGACGATCTTTCCGGAAAGACTTACTCTCTCTGGTTTCTAGGTTCCTTGGTAGAGACGCCGCGAAGATCCTGAAGGGTGAGTTCAGGAAACGTAAACTCGCTTGTGGTGAGGAACGTAAACCCCTCAGTTACGAACAGTGGATGTCTGCAAGACAACGTATGGAGAAAATACGTAATGGATGAGAAGGAATTCGCGCCAGAAGAACTGGCGAATTCAAAAAGAATATTTAAGTCCGCTACACCGAAGGGTGGATTTGACTGGTACATTAAATGGTTCGCAACCGTAATGATACTCTCAGCGGTCACTATCAGATCGACTGGTATACCGGAGTTGCAGATTTACGATATGGCGTTCTCTTGGGTTGGTGCAATTGGGTGGTTTGTAGTTTCCTACATATGGCAGGATAGGGCACTTATACTACTCAACGGAGTGATGGGTGTCCTGTTGTTCTCTGGACTGATACGTTACTTCGTAAATTAGGAAAAAATGGTAATGAATGTTGAACTGAACGTTGAAGTGACACCTTGGTTTGATGAAAAGGGTGTTCTTACTAGTCTCTATATTGGAGACGCATGTGAACCTGCCTATGAGGGACACACTCCATACAAAGATCTTGTCAAACAGAATCTATTCTGTTATACTGTGTTAGGAAAGATTCCCCCTGAACATTTTGATGAGGTCGAAGAGTTCGTGCGGGAACTGGAGAAGGCGGCCAAGTACGCACGTAAACAAATGGAAAAGATGAAAGAAGATGTTTGAACACGTATCAGTTGAATTGAAAGAGATGGAAGCGGTCACTACCGAAGAGGGTCGTAAGTATCAGACTCCCGAAGGTATTAACCTCCCATCCATTACTACCGTCCTGAGTATTCTCTCACGGGACGGTATTGCCGCATGGCGTAAACGTGTAGGTGAGGAAGAGGCTAATCGAATCTCTCGTGTTGCTTCTACTCGTGGTACTAAGGTACACGAAATCATAGAGAAGTACATTAACAACGAGGAGGATTTTAAAGATGGATACACACCAGATATTATTTCCAGTTTTCTTGACCTTAAGTCCATTCTTGATGATCGTATTGGCAGAGTATTTGCACAGGAAGCACCTCTTTACTCCAATCATCTTGGCGTTGCTGGTAGGGTTGACTGTGTGGCTGAGTTTGACGGTACAATTTCTATTATAGACTTCAAGACTTCTCGTAAGAAGAAGTTCCCGTCCATGATCAAGAACTACTTCATGCAAGAATCTGCCTACGCAATCATGTGGGAAGAACGTACTGGTCAACCCATCACTCAGTTGGTCACCATTATTGCAGTAGATGATAATCCGCCTCAGGTGTTTATCGAACACCGTGACAACTGGGTACGCCCTCTCAAAGAAACCATTGAACAGTGGAACGAGGAAAATTCGACTTTACAATTCTTATAAATAGTGTTATAGTTTTTGTTAAACACTAACGGAATAAGTCGTATGTTAAGATTTTCTAGTTTCGAAGAACTCTCAGAGTCGAAGTTGACCTTCGGCGAAATCGTGCGGGACGATAGGGCGTTTCGTCTAGAATTGTTTTTGCGTAAGTACAAAGGTAACGAACCTTTCGAACTGACCGATGGTAGTCAAGTCACTCTCCAGTATGATGCCGCAATTGAAAAGGCGTTGAGGGCGGGAGACGCAAAGACAGGTAACAAGATTGGTCTCATGACCAACACCGGACAGAAGATTGCGTTCGGTAGTCTCGCAAAGACTCAGGAGTTTGGTGGTGGTCGTGGTTCCGGCGGTGGATCAGACAATACCCGTGCAACCGAATCCGCACAGTGCGTTTACCTTCAGGCCATCTGGGATGATCCCTCAACCAAATTCTCTCCGGACGATATCCGCAACGCATACAAGAAAACTTTCACAGACGCTACCTTGGAAGATGTTTTGTTGGGTGACAATAATTGGATTGGTTCATCGATTGAGATTGCGAGGATCCTCTACAGGGTTTTGAAGAGACAAGGAACCTACAGTTTTCACCGTGGGTCCGACTGGGTTGATTCCCTTGAGAACAAGTTCAAGGCGTTGAACCGTCAAGAGAAATTATTTCAGAACGTCAATAAGTGGACTCCCGCCGACATCTGGTTGGTAAAAAAAGGTAAAGAAGGTGCGTATGACATAGACGGTTGTGATTCTATCAACGCACTCAACCAAGTACTTCTACAGGCGTTCAAAGAACGTGACATTATTGGGGTGTCACTCAAAACCACCGCTGGTGGTAAACCTAGACTTGCACAAGTCAACTACAAGAAACCATTCAAACCACCCGTCTTCCAGTCTGTCTCTTATAACAAGCGCGGAGACTTCTTCAAGTCAAAGGACGGATATCTGTTCGGACAGGGTGGTGTTGAGATTCAGTTCCGCACCTTCCCCACGTTCCAGTGTGAGGTCATCGGTAAGAAAGCAAAACACGGTAAGGTATCCCACGGTGGGATTGACTCCGCACTCTATGCAACTACACGTAATAAGACTGAGGCTCGAAAGACTCTAGAGGCAGAGATTAAGAAAGACCGTGAGGGGTTCTTGGATAAGTTCTACGGATTCTATTCCGGTGAGGTAACCAACCCCGTTGACCGACAGGAGTTCTCGAAGAAACTGGCCAGTAAGAATGTCGAATGGTTGGTTTCTAAATATTACGTAACAACGATTTTTACCATGATCAAAGGACGTGAACAAGACTTTATGTCGAGTCTATATCGTGTTGCCAAATCAGAATCAGCAGATTCTGCCGTCCACTTAAAGGTAATGTAACATGGCACAATACTCAGTAAACAGAAACACACATCACAACACATCAAACAGTGACTTACATGAAATCATGTTGTTGGCTGATCAGGACGGGAATATTATCAACTCGTATGGTTCTGCTTCCAATATCCCTATTGCAGGTGGACTCGTTGATGGTTATAGTGCAATACATAAGTTTGGTAGAAATCCAAATGTAGGAAATATACCAGAAACTATTTGGATGCACGGAGGACTTTATCAATATCTTGATGTTGGTTCTGATAGTACAATTTATGCATATAGCGCAAGTAGTGACGATGGTCCTGGCAACGATGGTGCTCGCACGATTACTGTTCAAGGTTTAGATAATGATTTCAATCTAATTGAAGAAACGATTACTGTAAATGGTGCAGCTTCTACTTCTTCATTCCTAAGAGTTTATAGAGCATTTGTTGCAACCGCTGGGGCGTTAGCGGCAAATGATGGTAATGTTCTTATATCCACCGCAGCGTCTGGAGGTGGTACAGTTCTTGCTGATATTGGCGTTATTGGTACAGGAACAACTACTGGTTTGGGTCAAACTCAACT